CTGTTGAGTGTGACTCTTTATATAATGTAGTCGCTTTCTTTATTATATGTACTCTGCTTGGATTTATAGCATGGCTTTCGTATAAAGCTGTGTTGGCTCTCTTCGGGCTAATCCGATACATAGTAAATAAAGTTACAAAATATAAAGATGTACATGCAAAAGCTCAATGCAAAGATGCTTCATTAGAGGTTGATTTGCACGAGCAAAATGATTTAGGGACTGAGTAGAGCAGTTCCTATTTTATATATTCTCTTTTTATTGTGTGTTTTTTCAAACTTACGGTACACACGAACCCTACTGTTGTCCTATTAACAATGTGCTATTTAATAGGGTGAGAGTAGCAACACTCTTTTACGCTTTTATATCTCAGTCACGAGAGCAGTGCGATAACTACGCATGGAGTCCCTTTTACAAGCTATTAATAATAACTCAAAATCGTTTAGACTCTCTGAACACCTCCACTATAATATTCTCTATTACAGTAGAATCCGTTGCTGATTGCCGATTTAGTCCATTAAGGACATGACACTTAGGGTTTCCCCATATACCCAAATAACCTCCATTTCTGGATTTGACTTTTCTTGTTGTCACCAACATCCTTTCGGAATACATTCACGCTCGCCATTTCTAGCCACGTTGTAGTGTGTTATTTTATATATACGGTATATTTTATTTCTTCCCAGCACTGTGAGTAGCAACTCACAATTACGATTTATTTTGAAACATCTATAGGTTGACTAGACCTAATCTTCCCAACTCTTGATTGTTGTCTTGAGTTAGGTGGGCATATTCAAAACAATAACAATGATTTGAAAAATTACGCACTCACGTAACATTTACCGATGTTTTTAAAAGCTAATACGCCTGTAATTCCTAAAGCAGCCGTTTTAAGTAATCCAAGATTGCCTGTTACAAAACCAATTCCTTCAGACAATTTAGTTAAGCCATCAACAATAGTACCTAAATATCCACGATCGACCATTTGCTGAATTGTACCTACCCAAGTTTCCTTGAGTGCGTTGATACGGTACTCTAAAGATTGCTCAATAGTTTCCATTTCCTTGTCGCTTGATCCTGCGCTTTCATCCATTGCTTCAATAGCAGCACGAACTTGATTAAAATTCTGGATGATGGCAGCACCTGCGTTAGCCCTGTTTTTACCAAAAAGTTTCTGAAGGAGTTCTGTCTGATTTTTTTCGGAAATCAAATCCCATTCATCAGCTATTTCACCAAGATACTGAACCATTGATTTATAGTGTTCTTGAGAAGCATCTGTAAATAACGATATTCCTTGTGCATTCTTTGTAGTTTTAGTTAAATCTGCGACTTCACCAGTTACATTAACTAAATCGTCAGATAGCTGGTTTGTCTCCTCATCATATCCTCTGATACGCATCGAAAGAGTACGTAATGCCGTTCCCATTGACTCAGAATCCTGTAAAATTTCCATACCACCTGTGAATAAGGCTGCCGTATCAGTGAAGGACTGCCCCATAGCAGACATAGCAGCAGCAGAACGCTTTAAACCTTCGACTACATCTTGATTGTTTTCGGCAAAATTGTTGCCGAGTACATTTACTTTATCCATAATTTCTGTTTCAACATCATTTGGATCAATGTCGAAAGCTTTCATTATAGATACAAGACCTTCCTGAGCTTCATCTGTTGACATACCAGGCGAGATAGAAGCAAACTGAGAACTAAGTTTTGCCATTGTTGTAGCGGTTTCTTGCGAACTGTATCCTAGCCTAGACCATGCACTTGCCTGATCAATAATTTCCTGAGTAGTTACACCCATCTGTTTTGCTACGTTATTAGAATCATAATAAAAATTTTCAAGCTGATTCTCATTCATCGCTGTAGTTTTTTTTAAGTCAACCAAAGCAGTATCAAGTTCTGTAATAGTAGAAACGGCTTTTTTAACTCCATTAACCATCCCATAGAATCCAACATACATACTTAAATAACTTTGCATCTGACCAATAAAACCGTATGTAGACTTTGTTTTAAAAATATCCCAAAGAGATTTTCCAGCTCTACCAGCAGCAATTTCAGCATTTTCAATTTTAATAATTTCTTCTGTGATTTTTCTTAAATTGATACTTGGATCACCAGATTTTAATTGTTCTAACAATGCGTTAAGACCGGCTTTGGCTTCCGCAGAATATTTTGTATTCTCTGCTAAATCTTTATTGATTCTCTGAATAGCTTTCTCAACACCGACTTTAATTGTACCTTTTTCAGCAGCAGAAAGATTCTTGAATTCTGTGGCTGCTTTTTCACAATTCTGTGTTAATCTGTTAATCTGATTTTGTTGTTCTTTTGTAAGTTCATTAACACCTTGCAATGAAGCTTTATAATTTTTAAGTACTTCATTTGCACTTTCTAATTTTGCAAGTTTTGTATTGTATTCTGTACTTGGATGAAAATCAGACGGATATGTTTGTGCTTGAGTAATGATATTTTGATATTTATCAATAGAATTTTGCAAAGAATTCAACTCTGAATTTAGAGTATTTTTTAAAGAGTCTTTTAATCTATTAACCGATTCAGCAGATCCATTTGATGCCTGATCGAGCCGATTTATCACGTCAACATATCTTTTCCATGTATCTGTATCTACATTCTGAGGATTTATCATAGAAGATAAAACTTGTCTTGCATCATAAGCTTCTTTTTTTAACTTCTCAATTTCCTCAATTTGTCCTGCGATTTCATATGACTTCTTACCAGTACTTTTATCAGAGGCTCTAAGATTATTTAACTTTGTAACAGCATTCATGTAATTCTGAATTGCTTTTTCGACTTGTTCCCATTTTGATTGGATTGCCTTTGCTTCTTGTTCCACATTTTTTGCAACTGCTTTAGCATTATATACTGTTTCGTTTGCATTTAAGACTTGTGGTGTGCTATTTTCCCCAAGATAATAAGAACTACCATTTCTCAATGTTGCCTTATATGAAATACTTGTACCGTCGGCAGTTTGTTTAGTAGTCTTGACTATCTTTGTGATTTGTTCTGCCTGTTCATGAAGTATTCCAAACTTGGCAATTATATCATCAAAACCTTCTGTATTAGGGGTGAAACTGATATTGTCAAGTGCCTTGTCAGTTGCCACGGCTTCTTGCTGTACTTTTTGTTCAGATTGTGCAACCTGTTCTAAGTTTTCAGAAGTCTTAGGAAATGTGTCTTTCATTCCAGATGAAATATTCGTTTTCTGTCCAAGTTTACTTTGTGCGTCAGCCAATTTCTCAGCTTCTTTTGCAGCATTTTGATATGCATTACCAATATTCTCCACCTGTTTGACAGCACCGCTCGTATTGCCACCCATATTGTTCATGTTTTTATTAACATTGAGAATATTCTGACTCAGTTCAGAAAGTGACTTATCAATGTTCTGGATAGAAGAGAGTAGTGTTTTAGCACCAGAATCATCTACTTTGCCAAAAGCTTTACTTAAATTTTGTACTTCTGATACAATACTTGATAACTCTTTTGATAAATTCTCAAACTGTTTAAAATCACCTGTTCCTTTGCTAAGAGAGTCAAGCATTTTATTAAGTTTCTGAATAGCACTTTCTAATGTTTTTGTGTCTATATCTAATTTTACTTTTCGATCTTCATTGGCAAACTTGTCAAACTTTTCATCTGCGTCAATGAGCTGTTTTTGTAAATCCTTTATATCTAATTCAATTTTGGCTTTCCATGTTGCCATTCCTGACATATTTATCTACCTCCTTTATCTAAGTATTTTTCTTAATTTGTCATTTATAATTTTTTGCACCATTCCGTTAAAACCGTTATTAATAGATTGTTCAACATTAAAAAATGGTGGCACACTTTGTTTCATCATCCATCGACCGTAACCATGCATTCCGCTTATAAACATAAAATCAAAAGCTGTTTTTGGTGACAAAGCGTGTCTTTCATATGTTGGATATGGAGGTATTTCAAATCCTGGATAATAATTCATCATAGAAGAATCGACTTGCATCATTAAAATATTTCCGTTACTTGTAGTTTTAGCGGTTTCATATATGCACAAAAAATTATTTGTTCGTTCATACATACTCGGATTATAATCTCTATACCATTCAACTAACGAATCATACAGGGAGAACTTAAATTGTTTGTTTATTTCTGGAACAATTTCTTTTGCCAACTGGCTTTCTTTTTTCTTAACATCTGCCATAATCATTGATGTTAAATCACCTTTTCTCAATTTCATCACCTCCCAAATTTTCACTATAATTTCACTATTTATTCACTAAAATAGGAGGGCAGTATAACCACTCTCCATAAGAAAAGCCCTATACGCTTTGACACGTATAGAGCCTAATATTTAATCATTATGTATAATTCCGTATATTAACCCTACAACTCCAAACACAAAATAATAATGAGCTGTAGTTAATACAAAAGGAACAATCGGTTGTAGAACTTCTATACAGATATTATCTACATTGAATAATGTAAGAATCCATCCACATAGAAGTCCGTATAATATTCCACTTATCATATAAATCCTCCAAGGAAATTTGAATTTCCTATTATAAACATGGTTTTAAGATATAAATCCAATGTTTATCATCACACTCAAAAGAACCTTGTACAGATACAAATTTATACTTTTTATATGTTTGCAAAAATGGAAACATCTTTGAAACATCCTTAATATTTACAAGTATACCTTTTACTTCTAATATCATAATTTTATCTTTATTTTTATATGAGTTAAATAATTTATTATCATAAAGGCAACATTCGATTCTAATTGTTCCATCCGCTTGTAATTTAACAATACATTCATGAACATCTATCGAATACTTTTTAAAATTAAAAGTTAATTCGTTGATTCTATCAAAAATCAAATTATCAGTCGAACCTTTGTAATTCATAAGATTGCCTTCATTAGCAATTTTTAATTCGCCAATATGTCTATTCTTCATATCTTACACCTCTTTAAATCCACCATTCTTTGCAAACTCAACGACCTTATCTAAATCTTCTTTTGGGATCTCATTAAGTTTCTTACTTACAACGTCCATAAATGGTGTGAGAGTAGCATTTGCCAAATATGAGATTCTTCCAATCTGTTTGCTAATAAACGCCTGAGTAGTTGTCTCATTAAACTGAGTGTCTGACTGCTTCATTGTTAAAATAGTTTTAAATTCACTTAATTCACTCATAGGAATAAGTGGATCATCCTTGTCAGAGCCAACCATTAAAATATCAAGCAAACCAGAAGATTTAAGTGCATCATATCCATTAATAAAGCCTTTATCATCCTCGTCAATCTCAAGGTCGGTATATAATTCAATCACAGCACGACAAAACTGTACATACTGAGCAACAGAATTTACTCTAATCTTATCTGTTTTACGATATTTTGTTACTCCGTTATCATCATAAGATTCCTGCTCAAATGTTGTCTTATCTACAATCAACTGTGCGTAAACTTCTTTCTTAATGAATGATACATAAGGGGTGATTTTGATTTTACTTAATAACTGTTCCCTTAATGTGTTATTTGCTGTGTTATTGTATCTCTCTACAAATTCTAAAAGTCTCATATTCCTTTTATCTCCTTTTAATCTAAAATATTTACTGTTATTTCAGTACGTGGATTATCTTTATCCACATGACAACGAATAGTCAGACTATGTAAATGTTCCCTATCATCATCAACCAAAAAACCAGATTCTACAAATCCATCATGGATAAATTTAGGACTATAGTTATCGGTATCCGTTCGTCTCTTTGTTGGATGATAAATGTCATATTCAATATTTACATTGTCTAATTTCTTATTCTCTAATCCTATATCCTTAATCCACCATATAATGAAAGCTTTCCATGATTGTTTTAATGCGTTCATTTGTATTCGTGGTTTTATAGCCCAAACATTTATAGAGGGGTGGTAAGGATGTTCAATTTGTTTCTTTTTCGCTTTCGGATGTTGTGAAAAATAAAATTGATTATATTTATCTACAACATTCATATCTAAAATAAGTTTTATAAAATTCATTCCTTTCTGTTTAAGAGCAGGAGAGGTCTAGTCATCCTCTCCAAATATAAAAATGCCCTTACCACATGACTAGCGAGTGGTAAAGACATTTTACATAACAAAAGAGCAGCTTCCGAAGAAACCGCTCTTTTATAATTCTTATATTCAATTGTCATATGTATTTGGTTAGTTATTAATAATCATAGGATAAAGTTCCCATTTGGCGTTAGGGTACTTATCTATGTTTTCTGTTACAATTTTATGTACGTCATTCATATTTCCTACATTTTTATCAATATGAATGACCTTGCCTCCTGTAATTTCATGTTCCTCACAAATTAAATTGAAATACGTCATAAACCTTGCCTCCTCATTTCCTTATACAGAATAGTTCATACAAATCTACATGCAATACTCTTGATAATGTAATGGCATGACTAAGCAATATATCCGTTGTCAATCCATTTTCTAAATTAGAAAGAGCTGTAGTAGACATTCCACTTCGTAAGGACAGCTCTTTAAGTGTTAAGTTATTTTTATACCTATATTCTCCAATTTTATTATTCATACGATAAGTATGTGTAAGAACTATTCTTTTATAACTGTATAATACTGGAAAAATATATAAGCAGGGTTTGTTAAATATTTGGTATAATAGAAAAATATGGTCATTCATCTTCTTTAAGTGGTAATCTCATTACTTCTGGTTTTAGTTTATCATGATACACATCGTTTCCACCTGCGTCTTCATAAATATTTCCTAATTCAAGAAATGTTTTTAAACCAGACTTATCAACGTATCCTCTATCTACAAAAGTTCCATGAAGTTCATACAATTGATTTCGTAATGTGGCAACAGTCTTTGCTTTATCTGTGATGTCTTTTTGAATCAAAGTCTGTTTTATATCATCTATACCTTGTGATATTTTAGAGATTTCTTTATATTGCCAATTGTCATGTTTTTCAAGGATAGCAATTCTATCTTCAACAGTTTCTTTATCTTGTTCATAACCAAATTTTATCCTAAAGGCTTTTTTGATTTTACCAAGCAAAAATACTATTTTATCTACTCCAAGAATGATAATAAAAATGCCCATAATAATCATGGGATAATTAAGATTAAATAACTCTTCAATTTCATTCATTATCCTTCACACTTACCCTTTTAATAAGTAGTAAGTTGTATCAAGACCAACTGCGCCATCCTGAGTAAGTCCACGATTTTTCTGGAATACTTTTACGCATGTTGTAAGATAAGAATCCCATTTTCCTGTTGTTGGCAGTTTTGAAAAACTATATACATCATGAAGTGTCTTTCTTAAGAAATTAATCGCAGTAATGCAATTATATTTCTGATTTGCTGACAAAACATGTTTTGACGCAAATGCTTGGGACGCTGATCCAAATTTACCGTCTACTACAAGCTCATTGGTATCAAAACCTTTATTCATAGCTTTCTGCCATGCTCTAACTCTTGAATTGGCAAGATAATATTTATTTGTATTACTAGAACTTGAAGTACTAGGCTTTGATGGAGCAGGATTTGAATTTGAAACAGCCTTCGAACCATTTGTAATATTGGTTGTTACATGACTTCCATCTTTAAGAATTAAATCACCACGAAGTAAGTAAGAATCACTTGTAAGATATTTAGAATCTGTAAGAATAGTAGCACCTACTGCCTTACATGCATTTCTAAGTGTGCTTGTTGTGTTTGATTTATTAAAATTCTTGAGTTTATCTATCCCAAGTTTATATCCTGCCGCAATAATATTTGCCGAAACGCCTGCTGAACAGTCTGCTTCACAAGCTATAGTAATTTTACTTGCATCCCAGTTACTTGCCTTGAGATGATTGTAATATGTAAGTCTCTGCGACTGGTCATAGCCAATAAGATTATTCTTTGCAGCTTTCTCTGCGTTGAGAGCTAACTGTTCTCTAATATTTTCTGGAAAGCGTATTACACATTTCCATTTATGATTGTACCATGAACGAATATACCACTCTGTACCAGTCTGGTCACCAGCCTTTCCACTAGAGTATCGACCACGTTCATCATGTCCACAATTCGAGATCATAAATTCTCCTTTCTACCAATAAAAAGAGACTTATAAAAGTCTCAATTGGTTGCATTATTTCTTCTTAATTAACTGCGTAAATAATTCATATAAACCTGTACTTGCAAGACCACTAAACATTCCACCAAGTAGAATCTCGGGCGTAAATGCAGTATTCATCCATACATTTAATACTACACCAAGAATTGCCATAATTAACGGAATATATTTATTAACAGTATCAGTAGTGACAATATTCTTGAGAACATATCCTACGCAAAGACAAATACCTACAATAATTGGTACAGCGTAATTTGTTAAAAATGTTAAATCCATAACTTTCCTCCTTATTAAAATTCTAATAGGAAATAGTAGCGACCTGACTATTGATTCCGTAATCGTTCACTCACAGGTATGACATCTACTTTTATGTTCATTGTCTTGAACAACCTATTTATTCATAATTTTTCCATTTCATGTATACTTCTTTAGTGTCATTTCTAAGAAAAATCATTACAATAATTTTTCTATCATTTTTAGGACTATAACTTGGATATAAATCAATAGGATATATACCAGAATCAATATAGAATGTTTGCTGATCTCTGTTATATATACGGATAATTTCTTTTTCGTTATAACTCCTTGGTTTTAAATTGCTTTCTATAGTCATTCCTTCTATTCCTCATATAACGTAAAAAATAGGGAACATAAAACCGTTGAATAGTAATTATGTTCCCTATTTATATTTTTCAAAATCACTATTCAACATTACCATCAGTCTTTTCCTCGACTTCCGCAACAATATCATTTTTAACAGATTCATTATCTGTTTTCTTTTCTTTCTTATTTATAGTTTTCTTTACCTGCGCCTTCATAATTGAAGCAATAGATTTCTGATAGCTCTCTCCAAAATTATCCTTTTTTGATAAATCAAGTTTGGACAGTTTCTCTTTTGCTTCAATATCAGTTATTCGTCCATCTTCATACGCAGAAGCAATTCTATCAATTTCGTGACAATTATCACTACACCAACAAAAGTACCATGTTGGTTTACTTTTGTCTTCTGGATTACATACTGGGCAAAAACTGTATTTTTTTCGGCATAACATACAGGTTCTCAAATCTTTATTAGTCATTAATCCTCCTTATAAGAAGGGCAGTGATTAAACTGCCCAAGCAATCTTATTTAGATATCTTCCTCTTCTTCATCAATGTAGTAAATAGAGAAAAGTTCAGAATCTGTAGAACATGCGTTAAGCATCATAGCTCCTTTGTAATCCATTGTCTGAGAATCACCGCCCTGAAGTGCAAGAGTAAACTCTGGACTTGGCATAAATGATGGAATGTGAATGATTGCAGCTCTAAGAGTTTCTGTATCACATTTATCAACAACTAATGCCTTGAAAAATAACTCATGCGCTTTCGGGAATTTCTTACCAGAGTTGGTAATCTTAGCACCGCTATGAATTGTCTTCTTGTATTTAACGATGTACTGTGTCTCTCCATCTGCTGTTGGTGGAGTTAATACATCGCTCGCAGGTGTATTGTCAGGTTCACCAGTTGCATCTGTATGTACAATAGCAAATTCTGTTGCAGTAGCAGAAGTACCTTTTGTATATAATTCTTTACCCATAGAACCTTTTGGGGATAGAGAGTTTACAACAACAGAACCATCTACATAACCAGTAATATCAAGTGTTTCACCTGCCTTTACAAGCTGAATCATCGGCATAACAATACCTTTGTCTTCTGTTGCAATCTCTGCATCTGTGGCTGAGATAGCTTCGACAACTGCAAGATTAAGAAATGCATTAGTTGCAGTTACCTCGCCTTTTTTACCCGTATATTTTCTATATACAAGGTTTCCATCCTTATCATTGATATCAGTAGAATCTGCTGTAATATCAATATTGGCTTCTGTAAGCTGAGTTAAAGCATACAGAGGTGTACCGTTTGCTTTTGCACCGTAACCAAACTGAAGTCTATCAACGATTACGTCACCTAATTTAAATGCCATAATTATTTTCCTCCTTTAAAAATTGTTTTTATGCAATAAAAATGAGCGATTATAAATCGCCCATAAAATTGATTAAGTCGTTTGGTATGTCTTTTGCTGAAACCATACCACCATAAATTCCATGTAAAGCAGCTACGCCTTGTTCATATTTTTGTATTCTTTGCACAGAATCCATAAATTGACATATATTCACTTGTTTTAAGTCTTCCAATTTGTATTTAAAACCAGGATGATTTATACAAGCAGACACAAGTGGCAAAAGAGTGGAAGAATCTTTTTTGTCATTGTTTTGTTGTGCTTTCATCCTATCTTCTTGAAGCATCCAATGTTTTGTTGTTTTACCTTTGGCTTTTTCTGTCTTTGGATGTACATTCATCATCGCTCGAATAAACTCGGCAATCTCAAGATAATCATCATCGTAAATGATTACGTTTTTCTCTCCATTAAATAATGCCAAATGATTAAATTCAGAATCATTAATGTTTTTCTTTGCTGGAGTTAATTCGAATCCATCAAAAGAAAAGTCTTTAAAAATCAATCTTAATGGTTCTTTGTCTTGTAAAATTTGATACAAAATATAAAATACTTCTATATCTTTTGTCTTATTCCAATCCTTTTTAAATGCATCATAAAGCATGACTCTTACAGATGTTGGATTATTTAAGAATGGAGACAGTGATTGATAAAATCTCTGTTCTCCAATATCCAAAATTTCTCCGATGGTTGGAATAGAAATAGTGATACCATTTATTTCATAATCCTCGCCAAAATACATTTTGAGTTTGTCAAAGTGATATTCTGGTTTTTTATTATTCTGAAATTGTTTTTTTTCTGAGTCTTTTTCAGCAGCATTTTGCAGATTATCCAGTGTTTCTAATACATCCACGCAATCACCGCCTAACTCCATAATTTGTGATTGAAGTTTTTCCATCAGTTGTTTTATGAATACCGTTAGTATCAACAACTTGGAACACAAGAGTACGAACAAGATAGTTATTATCTGTTGTGGATTCTTTAGAAGATATGAGATGAGTCTGCATACCAAATATATTAGACCAATTGAATCGTTCTCTTATAATAGAAGCAATCAAGTCATGGCGAGGAATACCTGTAAGTTTATCATCTCTATCATTACCATGAACAAATATTGTGAATGTAATATTTGTGTATTTTAATGTATCCTGATAGCGAGGCATTTCATCAAAAGATACTTGGTAACAGATATAATGTTTTACTTCAGTCTGAGTATCAGGAATAAATAAATAAGGACGAATATTAGATGTTCCACCAAAATATCTATCCCATTCCCCAAGAGGTTCGTATTCCTTTGTTTCTTCATTCCATTCCCAGTTGATTTTTCCATCATCGTCAAAAAGTTCAGATTCTAATGATTTTTCATTAAGTGCATATAAAAGACATGGATTAAGCATAAGTGCTTTTTCAATCTTTTTCTTATACTGAATATTTTCATCATCAGGGGTAGCTCTATATGCACGAAGCTTATTTAACAAATCATTCTTTGTAACTAATTTTTCTGCCATAAAACACCTCCTATTCAGTTAATTCTAACGGCAAAATTTCAGATTCAATCGGCAAGTTATTCTTAATAATTTCACACTTAACAGACAATATTTTGCCGATGGTAGAAGTGTCATTAGGAAACTTTACTTTCTTTTGGTTGTACTCTGTACCAGCTCGCCATGATACTTTATCTGTCCAATCTTCATTATCAATAGAGCAAGTCCATGTAAAGGTTGCATCAGCATATTCAGTTGTAATATCTTCATTGGAATCATTGAATAGATTTACTGTAAGATTTTTATAAGAGCCACCGACCTTGATTGTTGAGGTGGACGCTGAAATTCTTGTTGTGATAGAAGATGGGGGAGTGGTTGGAGTAGATGGATCTGTTGGGGCGATTTCTGAATCGAAATAGTTTGCATACATTTCGCCTGTTTCAAAATTGACATAATCAGTATGCTCGTTAAAGAAATTGGTGTACAATGTAAGTTTTTGTAGCCCAAGTGGAGAAGCCGATTCACATTTTGTAATTTTCCACACCGTAGGATTCTCCATCAAAGCACTAACAATTACTCGCATATTCTTTGAATCATCGTCCGTATACCAGAATTTTTCTGTGATAGAATTCATCGGCAGTATCAACTTATTTTGGTTATCCGTATGCCCAAATACACGGTCAGTATAAACACCTGATGTGTAAGACATTTGTTGTCTTAAAACACACCACATTCTACGCTTGATACGTTTTTCATTATTTTTTTCCACCCACATAAGTTCATAGTTGGCTGGCAAAATCAGATACTTTGGGAATTGATTTGCAGGTTCATTTCTACAAATTAACCATTTATGATATACCCCTCTATCGTCAGGTAAATCCACCCAGAGTCCTATCGGAAATGTCGCAGAATAGCGTTTCCTAAAATCAGTCTCATAATAATAAAGATCATCACCTTCATTGAATCTTACAGGCTGACTTGGACGAAACATAAGATAGTATTCTACTTGATCTTTATCCATTGACTGATAAGATTTGATAATAAACTTTGCATCAATTTTTGTCTTATTGGTATTTTCATAAGTCATACCTTCAGCAAGTGAACGTGTGATTCCATGTTCGTCTGTGAAGAAGTCATCATGAAAATGGTCATAAATGTAACAGGTCGTGGAAGTAATACTGTTATCCCAAGTTTCTTCCATCAAAAAATCAGATTCTTCTTTATAAATCTGACCTAAAGTTTTCGCATTATTTGTTTTGGCGTTAGCGATTCGCCGTGCTGTCTGTAAGCTTGGCATCACCAACACCTCCTTCAAACATCTGCTTAATGTAATTGTGACTATCTAAAATAGCCCTACGAAATGTCATGTAATCAAACTCATCGGATGTAACTTCGTCATAAGCTGCTTGCAAAGTAGCCATTAGTGTGACCATAATTCCATTGTTATTAAATAGAGTCTTTGTTCCACTAAATTTAAACATAACATTGTGGAAAAATATAAGAAAAGCTTCATCATTCTCAAATATTTTTTCTTCTATTTGATTATCCTTATAAAGTAATAACTTATGGACATCGTTGTGCATTGCATGTGCAGCTTCTTTAATTTGCCTTTTAGTGAACGAACCATATATATATTCCATAGTTATTCACCTCGCACATATGAATTATTAATATATCCATGACTTGCAAGTTTTCTACTAAATTCATGCTGTAATGTATCTAATCTACTTTGCATATCTTTATATGGATTCTGCATGTTTTTTTCTTCTTTTGTTCCTAAGACTCTAGCAGTAAATTTTGCAGAGTCAACCTGTGGTTTTAACCATTCAATTGTCATTCCAAGAGTGAACAATCCTATAACATATTCCTTATCTGCAAAATCGCTAACAGGATATTGCATCTCAAATTCAATCTGTTCCATTCCGTCATCCATATTAAATGAAGCGAATTTCCTAATAACTCGTTCATCACCTGCAACCATGTGTAAGCGTTCAGTCCATGTTTCATTAAGATCGTTTTCGTCAAGAGAAAGTTCTTTCATATCTGAAATACGTCCTCTTGTTCGTGAAAAAATTGTTTCATATGGAAGCGTCATTGTGAGCCTCCTTTACTACATATTCAATTTTAAAAGTAACTCTGTTCCAAAAATAGAATCAAGCGTCTGAATTCTCTTAACAGAATCAAGTGTTCCGTCATCAACCATACTTGTTGCAATAGTTTTTAATGCTTCCTGTGCTCCAATTGGAAGAGAATAGATTGCTTTTTCCATTTGCGAAGGAGTCATCTTTAAAATATCTCTTAAATCATTTGTCGAGTGAAGAGTAGAATATAAATCATCAAGTTCTGGATGTAATGCGATAAAATCCGCATCCTGTACAACAAAACGAGGTTTAAACATCATCTTGTCACCCTTCCTTGCTGCATAATCCAAATCTCTAAATTCAATTTCCTGAACGTCATCAATATCTGCAAATGTATATAAAGTATCTGATTTAAGTCCAACATAAAATAATTCTCCTGCGGTAAGAGACACACATGGAATCATTTCTGTTGGCTCAAACTTCTTTTTTTCTGATTTCTTTTCAGCCACATCAGTATTAGTATTTTCTATTGCTTTTGTGGTGGTCTTTTTTGTATATGCCATTTATTTTTCCTTTCTATCCAATATAAAAAAGAGTGGCTAGATAAACTAACCACTCAACCTTATTTACTATTCAAGAGTCCACTGACCAAAGTACTGTGGTAATACTACCTCAACACCCATTTCTCTCTGAACTTCATATTTCTGGAAGTCATCAGCGTGTTCACCCTTCTGAGTACCAGACTCATAAATCTGAGTTTCACCCTTATCTGTAAACCACACGAACTGTTCCTGATTCTTTGCAAAGATAAGAAGTCTCTTATCGTCAATAAGTCTCTTTGTTACATCATTGAAAGCAAATCTCTGAGGAATCTCAATAAGTTCTGTTCCTTCGTATGTACCGAGGCGACCAGTCTTTGCAACATCCTCTTTCTGAGACAAACTTCTCCAATCAACTTCTGTAAGACCATTAAGTTTCTTCAATGCAGTCTTTGTACCCATAATAACAACTTCTGCACTATTAGCAGTTCCAACATCCTCAAGAAGTGTATCAAACTTGTCCTTAGTAGAAGCAGATAAAGCACCTGTTTTTACAAACTGAGAGTTGTTAGGTAACTTAGTTGCAGCACCATAAATTCCTGTATAGCAAAGTTCCTGAACTTTATATACAAACGCTTCTGCAATCTTATCTGTCAGCTCAGTAAAATCAATACGTCCAAGTAAAATAAGATCAATATCCTTACCAATCTTTACACCATACTTCTTAGTATGAATCTTGTGTGCTATACCTTCATTTAAGTACTGTAAAGTCAGATCATGGTGGTCACCACTAATTTCAGCAACAGCAAGCATAACCTTTTCTCTTGACCAAAACTCTTCCTCGTCGCCAAGTTTAACATTTCTCATATCTACAAAATCATTAAACCACTCAGATTCCTTGAATGCTGTATCTACCTTAAAATCAATATCAGACTCAAGTAACTCATATACTTCTGTGTGATGAAGCTCTAAGGCTCTTTCACGTCTCTTATTGGATCTAAGATCCTCTTCAGTAAGGTCGCATACCTCCATAATAATTTTACGGATTGCCTTATTTGCTTCATGTTTAGAAACCTTTCTCTGGTTTCCGTCATCATCGTACTCATAAATATCAATTCCGTGATTTAAGTTATATGTAAGCTTCTTAAAATTTTCATACTTATCAGCATCTTCAAAAACTTTTCTTAAATGTTCTGTACTAAATCTCATCATTATTCTATATCCTCCTTTCTATTACGCACCAATTTTTAATTTTCCACTAGAAATCGTTGTGATTTCAGCTCCAACTGTAGGTGAGCCATCAAAATTATCTTCTGTAAGCCAATAACGATCCTGTGAATGAAGCATGTATCCACGAACTGCACCGTCTGCTGGATCGTTATAGAAATTAGAAGCAAGTGCGAGTGAACGAGGACTCTCGACATTGTTGAGAGGTTTCTGATAGATAACACCAACCCCCTTTGGATCTCTAATTACAACAAGGTATCTTCCTGACGCATCTTTCATTGCGATATAAGCATCAATTTCAGTTGCAGCTTCCATCTCCCAATTATCAAGAGAAGTCATCTTACCTGGTTTGAAATGATATCCATTAGGTGTATCTTCTGTAATCTTTACAGATAAAATGTGCTCGCCATAATCCTGAGCAAGTAAATTACCAATTTCCATCTGTGGAAATTTTGTAGCAGCATATTTAATAGCCATTATGTTTTCCTCCTTAAATTTTGTTTTTTTTGCAATAAAAAAGAACGCATAAAGCGTTCTATATGAAATGAAGTTATATTCAGTTTTTTAATCAAGTAAGTTGCCGTAGTTTTTCTTAGGCTTTGATTTCTTATTCATATTTGTAAGTATCTTAACCGAATTTGTGTTTTTCTTTGTGTCAACAGAAGAGAAGTTCGCATGTGCAGACATATAATCTGAATGCATAACCTTTACTTTTGTTTCAAAGTCTTCTACGGAATAATTATCCATAGTCTTTACTAATTCAGCGAAATCAGTATTTACATAATTTCCTTCTGAATCTTTCTCTGTAAGAACAGAATAGTTATCAGCATTGATAATAGCTTCTTTTTGTGCATGAAGTTCATTCTTTTCTGCTGTCTCTTTAAACTCCTTAAGGGCAGCGTAATTAGAACGCATGGATTCAAGTTCAGCTTTCTCACTTGCTGTCAAAAGCTCACGGAATAATTCTATACGCTCACCATCAAATGAAACATTATCTCCATCTTTTGTATAGTTCTGTCGGTAAATTTTGTCAGTACACCAACCCTCGTATACAAAATAAGAATCAAATACATTTGAGATATAGTAATAATCATTATCTGACTCTTCATATGGTGCTAACAGATTATAGAGTGCATATCTTGTATCTTCATGAGAAATCTCATATGTACGAACAATCTTTTCAAAAGTCTGACTTTCACCTTCATTCCCATCTGGATCAGAAGCTCCTTCGCCATTACCTTCTCCATCATTGGAAGGCTCACCAGATTCTCCGTTACCTGAATTATCTCCTTCTGAATTGTCATCATCGAACATCTCAGCGAATTTTGCTTCAAGTTCCTCATCTGACATTTCTGTATAGTCGAATGTTACATCTTCAGCAGTCTTACCATATTTGGCAAGTAACTCTTCAAATTTTGTCATTTTGTTATTTGTTCCTCCTTCCTTTGATTGTGTTTGAACAGGAGTCTGTTCTTTATTGAAATTAGAAAGTGTCTTATTAAGATTTTCTAAGAGTTCAATCAATTTTTCATTTTTGTCAAATTTAACTGAATTGTTATTTACACTGAAATCAGCAATATCAGCACGAGAACCTTCCATACCTTCCTGAATTTCTGTACCATCATCATGACTTCCCAACAAAGTCGAAGCGTTTACATAGAAATCATTTAATTCAAGATATTTCTCCTTGGCGTTGTAAGAGAGTTCATCAATGAAAAGCTCGCAACTATTTTTTGAACCTTGTTTTGCACGAATAATTTCACAAGCCTTTGTGTATTCTTCACTTATATAAGCATAAGCACATACATAATCTTTATCTAAGTTATCATCATGTTCCCAAAATGCAGGTTCAGATGAGAAAGAACCAACTTGAGATTCAATATATTTCAGTTCTTCTTTACCTTTTTCGTCTTTAACAATTTCCATCTCATGACCTTCGAAATCCCAACTGCCATCGTCAAGCTGATGGATTGCAGCCAATACAGGTCTATCAGCAATAGTATTCATTGCTTTCTCAGCAGCATCCTTTGATACATAACTCTTATTTCTGTTAAGCCCTGTATGAAAAATTCTGAATTTAAGACGCATCATTCCACGATGATTTTCGTCTACGGTATCGTCTATTTCAAAAGTAGTAGGCACTTTTAAAGCCAACTGATAGCCAGTATCTTTAGAACTGAATTTTGCAAATTTCTGCTCTTGACAGAATTTTAGTAAATCATCTTCAGTTAAAATTTTCTTTTTAATAACCTTTGGCATTATTTAACCTATTCCTCCTTTCTTTGTTGATATGCCACTCAAAGTAGGAGAGTGGTTAGAATGTAAGCATATTGCTATGCTGAATTTTATTATTTGTATTTTCAAAAGTGAGAGGGTGGTTATTCAAAAATGTTGCCACATTCCCATCTTGAGATACCAGTTTAAAACCTTCTTTAAGAAGTTTTTCCTTTGTCTCCTTGTCGGATGTTTTAATAAAATTGTATTTCATATTAAGACACCTCCTTTATTTATTATTGAGATCCTCGTCTCTCGTGCGAAGTCCAGCATCTGTAAGTTCCGAATCATCCTTCTCTTGACCACCGCCTTTATCATTACCTGTCTGAGTATAAGTGCTAGATAGTGGCTTGAATTTTGAACTAAGCTGCAAACAGTCTTCTTCCAAAAAGTTCATAGATAACGTATCTTTTTCAGACACACCATTTAGTGTGTTATAAAGAATTTTGTTTGGCAATCCATTGGTACATGATTCCAAGATTGATTTTCTAAAGTCATCTTTCTGATAAATAGAGACATCAAAGAATTTAACTTTACAAGGTTCAGATATCCAACTAGATAAAAGTCGATTTACAATCGCTTGAATCTGTGGAATAAGAGTTGAAATAGAAAATGTAGAATCTGCAAGTACGCCATATTTAAAAGCAGTAGAGTTAGAAGCGGAGTTTAGATTTAATATCTGAGCACCACCAGCCGTATTGAGAATTTCTTTTGTAGCTTTTTCAACTTTTGTAACATCGCCAGTTGCATCATCTGGAAAACTTATCTCGTGCAATTCACCAGGAACAATAGCAGCAGAGATATAAGGCGGTAATGCTTCTTCAAGCATACGATTGAAATACTGAATCATTATATCTGGATTCACAGCCCAATCATCTACATCTTTACCCATTGTCTTCATTTCAAGCCATACTAATTTATAAATATTAGCCGCCTGTTGAACTGCTTGATAATCAGAAGCGTCCATAAGATCAATCAATGATAAAAATATAGGTGTAAGCACGGGAACGATGGTTTCCCAGTCTTCAGACCTAAATTTAATACATACATTATATTCTTCTGGAATTAGCTGATATTTTTCATTTGTACTCTTATATGTATTCCACATACTATTGAATGGTTCACCCCAATATTCAAGAAGTTCCTGATGACTACGGAAATAACTCATATCCATAGCTCCTGCAAATGAACCATCAGGAAACATGCCTGCTATTTTCATATAATCTGGATCTAATGGAAGAACAAACATTCCTTGTCCTTCTGTATAATAAGCACATCCATAAAATACATCTTCCCTTAAAGTGATAGACGCAGCTTTACGAAATTCATAATTTAATCCTAAAGTATCAACTATATTAACTGTTTCTTGATACTTTTGTAATGTGGATTGTACATCATTTTCGCCTGAGATTATAAATGGGGGAACAATATTACGAATTGTAAGATCAATCTGATTTGCATAATATTTACAAAGACGATAATAGATTTCTGAACGATAATAAAGATAACGAGATAAGCTTCGTAGATTCTTTTCATTAGAAGAGATATTCTTTATGTATGATTTTACATCTTCCTTTGAATAGTTACTGATTGACGTATATCTGGATGATTTCTGAATATCTCGAAGACTTGTAATAGCACTTGTTGCGTCTTCATAACGTTCAAGTCTACTTTTATTTTTCTCATACCATTCACGCATTTCATTTGCGGTTGGCTGTTTTGGAGTAGAAGAAGTAGTTTTCTTCTGTGAATTATTTATTTTAGCAGGTGCATTAGAATTTGCATCTACTTTCTTAGGTCTAGGCATATTTGATAACGCACCTCCTTAATTGTATTTTGCTTTACGGATTGTAAGCTTTGAGATAAAATCTGTTGCATCACTATATGAAAGTTTCCTATTCGTGATATTCTCACGTCTCATGTTGGAAAGTTGCCAGCCCATTAAGGCACACACATAGGCTTTATCATCGTTTAGCTTTCCTGCTTTATCAGGTGCAAGATCAAACCTATCTCGACCATTACTTTGATTAAAACGATAAATATTAACAAGCTCTGTTTTCATACTATCAATCAATTTTAATGAGAGTTCTTCGTCTCTTTCAAGGTGTCTGATTTTATTTTCAATAGTTATACCTTTTTTCTTAAGTTCTTTTTCCTCTTTCTCAGATGGGTATGTATATCTCTGTTTCATTTCTCCATTTGGATATTTCTCATATAAAAGAGTTAAATATCCTTTGTGCATATATTCTTCTGTAAACTCAATCAAATTCTGTTGCATCATTTTAATCAATGCTTCAAACAAATCTGGTTTATATTTTGCAGGCGAAATAAGATGGAGTATACCATCTATAGCATTTGGAAATTTTGTCTTCATTTTTTCATCTGGTCTAAATTCTGAATCAATAAGACCACGATGCATAACACCTTTTTCATCTTCCCAATCTTCGCAAAGGAAATCAGTGATGGGTACGCCCGCACCCCCAGATCCGCTATCCACTAGAATAGCAAGTATATTTTCATAATCAGCATTTCCTTCTCCATTGTAATCAAGGATAATTTGTTTTAATGCCTTAATCTGATTAGGTGTACTCATTGGTGTTTTCTTTTTGGTAAGAACATCAGCTAACTGAATTACATTTACAATACGAGCTTTCCAACCAACATTTTCATCACAATAAACCTCAGTTACAAGTACAACAGATCGGTCTGCAAGTCTAGCAGGATCATACGTGATAATATATTTAGAAGCACCATCCTTATTTTTTAAATCTGGAACACGAGGTACTGAATTACGGATAATGTCGGCACGTCTAATAATCTGACCATCGCCACCTTCTGAAGTGAAGATGTTTCCGTATTCTCTTAGACCAGCTTCTTTGTCTTCACGCATACGAGCGTCAACAACTTCTTGAGTAAGAAGAGGTTTTGGCATTAAGACACCACCTTTGGTAGCTTTAATAACTGTATCAGCATTTATGTCTGCACAAAAATAACGCTTATCACCAGCATCCATGTGTAAACTGCATTCTCTATATTTTCGGAATAAATATTGGTCAGTACGACCAGCAGAGGAAGCGTAAATAAGTTGATTAGGAAACATTGGTGGCTCAATTAAAGCGTCTGTTACATTATAATCAACACCATCACCAAACTCGGAGTTCTGAGTACAAAATGGTTCAGAGGTTTCAAATAATTCATCTGGCGAATTCATACATTCATCATAAAAATTGCAGTTTGAACGTTTTGATCTATTGTTATCATAAGCACCATTTAAGGTATAACATGCGCTATTATTGTAAAGATGGAACTGATAACTTGATGGATTATGTGTGAATCCATTGCTATTCGCTTGGCTTTTAACAACTTCTCCTTGAAAAACATCCGTTAATGTCTTAAAGGAAGGAATTGCGTTAAAAGTTAATTTCTCTATCTTGGAAAATAATTCTATACTTTGAGATCCGACACCGCAGAGTATATATGCAGAAAAATTGGGCACGAGTAAAGTACGTGTCATTAAATAGATTGCACCTAAAATAGATTTTCCTGAGTTACGTCCCATACACCACACAACAAATTGTGCATTCCACGTATTCATAAAAACGTAACGTTGATAGTCCATCATAGAAATTCCGAATATTTGTTCCGCGAATAAAACTGGATTGCGCCTGCCCCATTGTATAAATTCGGAAATTTGCTTTTGTTCTTCTAATTGCTTTTGAGTTAGTCCATAATTTAATTTAGCATCAAAAAACTTATAGTCATCTGGAACTAAAATTCCACTATCAGTCGTTTTCAATGATTCTATAATTCTCATCAACAAGACCTCTGTTACGAAGATAATCTTTCAAATCCTTATTTTCCATAAGTAATTTTCGAGCATCCTCAACTGCCTTGTCTCTTTCTTTACTCAACTTTTCGACTAACTCAACTTTTATATCTTTTATTTCTTGAGCAATATTTTCATCATATCCAATTTGCTTATGACGAGCAGCCTCACTAATTTCTGCTACTTGTCTCATACCTTCACATGTACCTATATCGAAGGAATTAATTTTTGCATCACGCAAACCTATTTCTGTTAATTTTTTAATTTTACCAGATAGGGTATTAGCACCTTTGGATTTATTATTATTAAAATTAACTGATATACCATTATCTTTCGCAAGAGTAGAAGCAACGTTCATAAGTTTTTGGGAGCTACTTGCCATTTTATCAATTAAAGGCATGTTATCAGCAGCATGAGATGAGTCGCTGATATATTTATCAATCTGATCATTCAGTTTTTCAGCCTGATTGAGCTTTTTAACAATCTGAATAACAGCACCCATTTTCATACCATCATTTTTTGTCTCGTCATCAATAAATGAATTCAACTGAGCATATAAAATAGGCTTATCTTCTTCGACAGGATAATTTTCAAATGGATCATAACCAATAGCATGAATTGTATCTCGTCTATTCATTTTGTACTGTTCAATAATTTCTTCATTCTTTTCTCGTACAATATTATTATTTTCCTTTTGAGATTCCACAATTTTTTCTGTTTGCTCAGTTTGCAATCCATCAGAATCCTGGTACGTTAGGCAATTCCAATTTCCCATAGCGATGTTTTTTGAATACGCCGCCCAAACGTTTGATTTAATTTTTCCTGATGCAAGATTTTCAGACTCAGCAATACTAGCATCCCATACTGTTTCTAAGAATGGTTTATTAAGGTATCGTAGGGCAAGTCGTACTGAAGTTTTATCTGGCTCATGTTCAATTTTATCTTTACCAATTGATAATGCCAAACGTTTTGCACAGTCTTTACAAATAGGAGTAAGACCACTTTTATTTAATGGATCTGTACTTACATAAAACTTATCCCTTGCTTTATGTGTATTACATAGATAGCACCATGCACCATCTTTTAATGTCTGTACTTTATTTTCCAAATCTTCAATTCGTTTCTTAGCTTGTGCAACTGTCATTTTTGTTGCAGATTCTTTTGCTGTTGCCAATAACAGTCACTTCCTTTCTTTCCAATAAAAATAGAAGAGTGGTTAAGCAACACACTCTTCTTTGACAAGTCCAAGTCTTTCGACTAATATATTTTCCATATTTTTATATTCACTTTGTTTAATTCTAATAAGTTCTATATTATTATCTTTACAATAGTTATTTTTTATTTCATCATGTTTCTTTCGTTTTTCAAACTCTTTAATTCCACCAAATCTTTCTACGGGCATATCATGTTGCAATCCATCAGTCTCAATACAGTATTCCTTATTATTCAGTTTTAAATAAAAATCATATCTTAGTTTTATTTTTGCCACACAACCATCAAAGGTTTTCTGTGTTTCATAATTTAGATGGTATTTATCAAGAATAAATTGACAATGAGTTTCGATTTGACTTTTAGATAAAAGCGGATGTTTACAATAAGAAGAAATCATTGCTCCAACAGTTTGCTCAAATATTGGACTAGCACCTTCTGGTAAATCATTTCCAAGATATTTCCATTTGTATTTTTGTTTATAACCATGATATTCATTACTTAAAAATTCATAGTCAGGTCTATACAATTTCATAAATAGATTGATGTTATATACAGCATACTTATTGTTTTTTAAAATACTAAAACCATAATCTCTTCGTAATAAGAAGTGTATTCTAACTTGATAAATAAAACCAATGTCATCTTTGCAATATACAGGTTTATGCGAAGATTCATAATCTGATTCATTAATCATAGTAAAACCATTTTCTGCAAGATAATCTCTCGCATTGTTTAATGTCCAATCGGTCTTATTTTCTCTATCATAATAACAAAGTTTACATCCTGTACCACCATGTCTTATATGATTCCAATCAGCCCAATATGGTTCATGCGATTTATTTGAACATTGAAGCTTTACTTTTACTTTAGCATTTTCTTTTTTAATTTCTAAAATAAGATATCCATTTTTATTGTCATCAAGCCATTGTTGACAAGTTTCAATATTCCAATATGAATATGGAATAATATCATTACAAAATGGACAATAAGCAGTTCCTCTTCTTAGGTTATTCAAAGTTCTTTTAAAGTGATGATTTTCTTTACATTTAAGAGTAAGTGCGTTATTTATACAAGATAAATCACCGTCAACATATTCAAAGCCATATGTAGATATTTCTTTTATTTTTTGCTCAGGTGTTAATGCCACATAAGGTTTTTCTTTTTTACATTCCTTACATGAAAATCTACCTACCTTAACATATTTCCATGCATATTTCATTTTGTTATTCGGATGTTTTAAACAATGGCAATCCGATTTTTCAAGATGATTAAAATCTTCTCTTGGAGTATCAAGATATAAGCCTCGTTCTTGAAATCCGTAAAATGCTTCTTCATAACTATTCTTTTTGTGTTTTTGTTCCATTCATCATTTCTCCAATCTCTCCATATCAACAACAATAATAGAAGAGAAGAGTGACTGGATATGGAGTACGGTCATTCACGAAGATGATCAGTCCTCGTTATTCTTCTCTTAATTCCAACTATCTGCAATCGAAACAGTAACAATCCTCTCATAGTTGGCTATATATTTATTCTCTTTTTAAATTCAATCACAATATAAAAAAGAAGCCACCTCATACGAAATGACTTCTCATAATTTCCAATATTAAATTTCCAATGAAAATGCAATTTACTTCACTTAGCACACCCACTGCGCATCGAACACAGGTTAGAAGTTTTGGAGACTTCATTCTTGCCAAAAGATAGGTGCATACGCCGTGTTAGGGATTCGAACCCCAAAGACTTTTACATCCAGACTGTTTTCAAGACAGTACCCTCGACCAATCGGACACACGGCATGAGCGTAGTATATAGGACTTGAACCTATGCATCGAATAAACGATGACCTCTGATTAGCAATCAGGTGCAATACCAACTCTGCCAATACTACATAACAAAAGAGTCACCTCCAAAGGAAATGACTCTTTCTTCTAATATTTACTAATCAGTCGCCAAACTGACTATAACTGTATAGGGCAGTAGGGTAATGATGAACTACCAGGGATAGAACCGTATGTGCACCACAGCAAAATCCTTCGACATCAGGTTTACCGCATAATACTCGGTATGGGATTCGAACCCATGTTATCCGATAGAAAGTCGGAGGTCTTTGACCACTTGACTAACCGAGCATATTTTGGGTGGAAGAGTACCACCCATTATAAATTACTCAGACCAAACAAGATCTGTTGTGTAAGCCAATGTATTAATCGGAGTAAATTCTGTTACCTTGTAAGAAGCTAAAAGCTCAATACATTTCTTCTCTAATTCATCTTTATTTTCTGTAGAATATTCAACAGTTTCATATTTGCCAGTCCCAACCAATGTAGTAACTTCTTTTACTTCATGGGTATCTTCATCGGTTACAGTTTCTTTCTGTTCTTTCATAATTTCCTGCTTTACAGTAAGATAACGATACATTCCTGTTTTGGAATCTTTAATAAGAATTTTATACATAGTCAGCCTCCTTACAGTACAACAGATGTTTCAGCTTCAAAATCATTTGCCAACGCTCTGATTTCTGTTAATTTTGTTGTGATTGCAGCTTTCACTTTTTCCAAGAAAAGAACTGCCATTGCCTGTCCTAATTTTTCAGGAGTATTAAACACTGTACCAAGAGAAGCAGTAGGAATTTTATTTATGTCAATAGAAAGTGTAATAGATAAATTCTCATCGAGAGTGTACTTTTTATTTACTAAATCAGAAATTGTGACCTTTTCAATAGTAGAACCGTCTGGCTCATCAGTAACAATCACAGGAATTCCTGTATCTGAAAGTTTCAAATTTCCAGAGAAGTCAATCTGGCTATATTCGATATATCTTACGAAATTATGTAACTGATTTTTCTCTGTATCAGCATCTCTTATACTATCACCCAATTCTTCAACATTTAAACTTACTGTAATTACATCTTCGTTAATTTCTGTTTTCTGTGCTAATTTCATTATTCAGTTTCCTCCTCACTTAATAAGTTATAAAATTCTTTTAATCCGCAAATCATATTTTTAATGGTAGACTTTGACAAATTACACTGTAATTGTGGTAAATTCATATCTGTATCATTTACTTTAAAAACAAGACAATTGTTATCAAAATCAATACTCATACTTGCTTTTGTCTGATTTCCAATAAGCATCTGTAAAGCTTTTAAAGTTTTGCCATTATCACTTGTAATACTTAATACGTCACCAATTTCTAAGTCGTTTTCAGTAACCTGTAAATAAGCCATTATATGTGCACTCCTTTCTTTTATTTTCTTAGCTTCCTTTTATTCTAACTGAGGTAATAGGATTTGAACCTACGAATACAGGAGTCAAATTCCTGTGCCTTACCACTTGGCGATACCCCAATAATCAGCATAAAGCACTAACTAGCTGATATTGCACTGTACACATGCAGTTTTAAATTAGAAAACTTTCGCAATCCATTCATGCTTATTGATTATTCTCCACATATTTTCAGTCTTTGGAGCAAAGACCAGTTGATAAGGTTTTGCATCTCTTATCCAATAGACCGCCCAGCAGTCATTCACTAATGGTTCTCATTAACGCAGAGAAGCACGATAGATATACCGCATTAAGGTTTCGTGCGCACTAGAGTTGCTATAAAGTCAGCTCTACCAAAATACAGTAGCAGGTCTTACAATGCTACATGAATAGCAAATGCCAAGATATGACATGGTGTGCCTCGAAGAGGGCTATTAAGAATCTAGCTTCGATATTTGGACACTATATTATTCTCTGTTTTGTCGCCCACTTAAGGGTTCTTTTATTTGTTCTCTTGTTTGGAATATTTTGACATGAATTGTCATGATATGATATAATGGCTAGAACAAGCAAATAATCCAACATTTTAATTTGGCTAGATTGAGATGGTTAGGCGGTTTGAGTCACATCAGAACAGTGATGTTCTGTTTATATAGATATCCTCGTGACATCATGTAGGAAATACTTACAAAGGAGGATATAACGTGACGTTTATTGAATTATTAATCTTTACGATTGTAACTGGCATCGTAAGTGGCGTACTTGCTACATACTTAGTCAGATTTTTCGATAGACACAAAAATGACCGCCACTCGCCAAAGCACGGTCATTAATGTGTTAAGTATTAAATTTATTTAGCCTTTATTGATTTTACATTTGGCTCAACCGTCTAACGGATATTTGCTTGTTTTCTTTAGAAATTATTCTATCACAGTTTTGTGTTGAGTGCAAGGGGGAATTAGACGAAGTGTTAGACGAAAGCTTCATCGGGATTGCTTAAATACCTTCTTTTTCAGCTTCTTTCTGTAATTCTTGTTGTTTAAACTTTAGAATTTTTAATTTTTCCCTTAAATCAGCCTTAGAAGCAGGACGTACATAGCTTTGTGAAGTTACTGAAGTTGATTTGTGATTCGCCCATTGTGATGCAAGATTTAAATCACCAGTATCTTCATATATTTTATTGATCGCCGTCTTCCTGATGCAATGACAATGAAAGTCCTCTAAGCCAATAATTCTACCGATTTTTCTCATTCGATCGTGAATCATACCTTGTGTCCAAGGAATCCATTTGTCCTTATATTTATGAATAAATAGAGCATCGCATTCAAGATGGTCATAATCATTTGTTCTCATAGATAACCATGTTTCAAGCATATCCTTACAGGTACTGTCAAAGGAGACTTCTACACGGTATCCTTCCTTCTCACGTATTGACTCAAATACCATATTGTCTAAGTCAAGAGAAGATACAGTAAGTTTCTCCAAAGCACCAATTCTATTAGCGGAGAAGAGTGCGATTTCAAATAATAACTGATCTTGTATTGTCCATTTGTTATTCTCTGTCTTATATAAATCTGCTCTAATAGCTGCAATCTGCTCATCATTTAAAAAGTAATGATTAAGAATCTGTTCTTCGTTTGCTTTTTTCATTCTATCAAGCTTACCATCAAAAGGATGATATTTAACAAATCCACGCTTCATAGACCAAATATAGAATGAACTTACAGCAGAAATTTTCATATTGATTATCTTCTTATGATTCATTAATGTTTCCTGACAGAAAAGCATATATGCTTCCATAATATCAACGGCATTTTCCATGAATTCATCAGAATATAAATCTAATTCACCATAATTTTCTCCTAACCACATGAGGAAGTGTCGAAACAATCCTTTATATCTCTTGTATGTAGTATCTTTTACATCACGATTTTTGATGATATTAGATTGTAAATATTTTTCATATTTCTTCCAATTCTCTTCATAAATAAATTTCTCTTTATCAGGAGTGAAATATTTCACCCTTGTTATTTTCTCTTTTGACAATATTTCAGCCTCCTTTTTTAGTTAATTATTTTATTAGTGGGCAGGGTGTGATTTGAACACACAATGTTTACCATGTAGGTCACGGTTTTACAGACCGCTTGCTTCAGCCATTTGCATACCTACCCATATAAAAAGAGTGTGCAGCATACACCACACTCCAAGTTCAAATGTTATTTGAAATCAGCAAATTTGTCTCTTAAACACTTACACACTGATTCTTCTATAACATATCCTATAATCTAAAATCTAAAATCCAAAAGCCTTTAACATCTTCTGAATATCTTCATGACTTAACTCATCGCTAGAGTAGTAAGAATAACTCATATAAGAGTCGCCATCTGACTTACTAGCAGTAAATCCGTGAGTATTTCCATATTCGTCTTCAGAAGTATGTAAATAAGTCTCATCATGCACATGGCAGTTCTTACAATCACCATCGCAGTCATCTTCCTGACCAAACAGAATAACTTCCTTATCCTCATTTACACAATAATCAATGATATTCTGCTCGATATCACCATCCATATCAATATAGAAAATATCTGTTTTATCAAGAACACCAAAGTCCTCAATAGGAACAACAGTGATTACACCACCATCATCAACAGATACTAAATATTCGTCTATATTCATATAATCAACAAGATCAATCTCTTTAATACTTGTCTCGTCAAGTCTAATAAGATTATCCAAAATATACTCAGCAATTTCTTTATTTACAATTACACCAACTGTTTTATCAGTATGATATAATCTATTGATATAAATAGAGATAATGTCATCAACCTTATCCTCAAGATCAATCATCTGAATGTCTTCATATTTATTTTTCTTCAAATATTTCACAACCTTTCAGATTATGCATTCTTAACTGCATCTTTAAAAGCTTTACCTGCTTTAAATTTAGGTGATTTCGATGCTTCGATATGAAGTGATTCGCCTGTAAGTGGATTTCTACCTTCTCTTGCAGCTCTTTCAACAGTCTCAAATGTACCAAAACCTACTAACTGAACACGTTCACCAGCAACAACAGCATCCTGAATTGCTTTAATTGTTGCATCTACAAAAATCGCTGTATCCTTTACAGTTACGCCATCTAATGTCTCTGATACTGTATCTTTAATTACTTTTACTAAATCTGTCTTGTTCATTTTTAATTTTCTCCTTTATTTTCCTTTAATATTTTTTGTAATATAAAAGAGGGTAGCGTCCATATAAGGTACACTCCCTCTGATAGTAGTTTCGTCAGCCAAAAATAATATATTAATTGTAGTTGTGAATATCTGCTTCCACAATTACTCCAAACTGAGCCGAACAGTGGACTACAATTGTTATTTAATTTAATTTAAATACATATTCAGCCGTTCTACCTTGTCCTTGTTCAAATTCAAACATTGAGCAAGAAGCATTTGATGCTGCATTTAATGTCATAGCATATGGATCAATACCAATTACTGAGCCAACAGATAATACTGCTGAATCCATCCCAATCTCTTTAAGAGCATCATGGTGAATGTGTCCAGAAATTGTATAATCAATATGAATACCATATGTGCGTGACATTTCTAATAAATTAATTTTTAGATTTTTCTTCTCACCGTGCAATCCAACAACACAGTATGTAGACATCATTGAGTAAGTCATTCCTGTTGGATTTTCGAGTATTGCGATATTCTCATTATTTCTCAATCGTTCTTTAATAAGAGCCATCATAATTTTGCTAACATTTTCATCTGGAAATGTATTCTTTTTTCCATCCAATAGTCTTAACTGATTATGATTTGAATCAAAAACCATCTGAAATTTTATTGACACATATTTGCTTAATTCATTCAACCAATTTGCTAAATAATCTGCATAACGAATACTAGACTCAATTACGCCATATCTTAATCTCATAAGCTGAGACATTCTGAGACATCCATCAATGCCATCTCCAAGTTCAATAATTGACAATTCAGTAATTCCAAGTTCCTCGATTTTGTCCACAACCTTATTAAATAAAATTGTCATTCTTTCCTCAAATATCTCAGGAGAGTACGCATTTATAATTCCATTATAAAAATCTTTGATTTCAAATTCACAACCATAGTGGCAATCGCTAATGGCAAGTATCCAAGACTTTTTATTTGTTGTTGGCTGAATACGAATAGGAGACGATAACTGTGGCAAAGATAAAATTGTTTCGCTGATTTTCTCAGCGATCATTTCATCTCTAGCATCTTCTCTAAGCCATTTATTATATTCAATCTTTTCACTCTGGATTTTCTTTCGTTCTTTTTCAAGTTCTCTCTGAGCTAACTGTATTTCTTTTAACTGTGCATCGGAATCAACAAACTTAGACTGATTTGCATTTAACATCTTCTTAAATGCTTGGAACTTCTTTCTGTATGTACTTTCCCCAAAATCATTTCCAGTAAGTTCATTAATTATATTCGCCACATCATTCCAAGAACCTATCTGGTCTTTATCTTCGCATATCCTATAGATAAGTTCCTCATCTGTTTCGTTCTCGAATCTTTTATAGGTGCTAATTGTATCCACCTACTTTCTATTCAGCAGATTCAGACTCTTCATCTGGAAGCTCAATACTAATTTTAATATCAAAAATAGTAGTACCTTCTGGTAACATTTCAGCGATACGATCTACAATAGAGCCTTCATCATCAACGAAAACTCCGTTTTCAATTCGTACACCACTTGCTGTAATATTCTTTTTAGCTGCACTAACAATTGCTTTCTTAATCTTACTATCTACCATAATCCTTTAAATCCTCCATAAAATTAAAAATTCCCACCAGAACGTTTTCTGCCAGGATTATAATACATTTGTTTGCTTTTATTCTGTTTTACTTTGATATACTCACGAATCTTCCTAATATAATTTTCATCATAGCTTAATCTAGCATGTGACTCCAAATAATAACATCCACAACGAGTAGGAATTTTATTTGATAGCACATTGTCTATAAGTTTATATGATGGATTAAGATTTTTCATATGAGTATGTTTTTCTGTATCTTCTTTTCTACAGATACGAAAGCCATTTTCGGTCTTGTCTATATAAAAACCTTTATATTCAATTCTATTTTTCATAGGCAGAACCTACTTAACATACTTATCTTCGATGTAACGCTTTTTAGCAACACCTTTAGTACGATAATAACCGACTGGATATCCATTTTTGTCGATATATCCTCGTCTTGTGTTTCTGATTACACCTTCGGATAATAGCTTTTCAATTTCATTTTTTGAAATGTACTTAATAATTTTCACTTCTTTCTTGATTTATTTCCTACAAAGTAGGATAGTAGTTGGAAATGTAGGATTTGAACCCACGACCTCCTGAACCCAAATCAGGCGTTCTAACCAAACTGAACTAATTCCCAAAATAAAAAATCCCATACCGAAGTATGAGATCCTTACTTAATATGAGCTGAGATATTTGACTCAATACACTAACATCTACTGTGGTTGGACACAGTTTATCACACAAGCGATTAGCTTGTAGTTAGCAACAACACCAATTTTGACATAACTGGCAAACTCTTACTATGAAGTATTATAGATTTTCTTTCATCACATCGCCTCTTGCGGAGTTCAGAGAGTGCGAATCTCTTACGGTTGCAATTACTTGTACTTTCTTACATAACACTTTGCGAGTGTCATATATGTCCATATTACAGGACAATAAGTTGTTTTTCTCTTCATAGTCATACACACTTTTGCTGTTTTGTAATCTTCTTTAATATTATTTACCTAAAATAATTTGATTTCCTTCAAAAGTATGTACTTACATATGGACGATGAGGTGTACATTTGACCATCCGTGCCTTTTGAGCACAGCCCAATCATCACCATCCTGCTCGGATTGCGATCTCCTTACTTTTTGATTCCATCCCTGTTTTTCAACTTAAGAGATATTACCAAAATCCTACTAGCAGTTACACTTGCGGTATTCCCACCAATAGTACACAAATCATACCCACATTTCTGTGTTACTACAGTGCCTATTTCAAGACACCCACCAGTCAACCATATTCGCCAACAGTTGTCCTTGAATAGAAGGTTGGGCGTAGATTTTATGTGTTTTCCGTCAAGCTGTATTGCTACAGTCGCAGCCTTATAATACGATAAGAGCCACTTTATACATGTCACCATGCTTATCTTAGAATTTTCATCCTCTGATCCGAAACCGACCAGTTCCCACATAAAATGGGAGAGTTGCTGAAGCACAAGGAGTCGAACCTGTTATTTCATGAAAATGAGTCATGTGTGATAATCCGTTTCACTCGCCAGCAATAATATATTTAGAGAATAATCGGCAACCATGCTGCAAGAATTGTAGCACAATCACCGACACATATAAGAAGAGGAGTACAATATGAATATGTACCAATCTTAGAAATGATTTTTAGAATTGTTCTGTTTGAAAACGCCTCGAATCGTTCCCCATAGGTTTGATTCCTATATATCTTCCACAGAAATGCATGGTACAGTCTCGCTTGCTGAACTTAACTGGTTTTGCACACCATACACAAGTTTTTCATATGGCTTCACAGCAACTAATTTATAGTCATATGTTAGACGAAATATTATAATGCCTTTCGACAATTATATATTCTCTGTTTTATCAGCCAAGAAAAGCTGATTTCATTGTTTTATATTCGGGGCAGATAATGATACGTCTGCCCCTAGTATACTTTTTAAACTTGCAAGCCCTTATTTATTACACGCATTGGCAATGGCGTGGGAGTTTACTAACGCAACTCTGCGGTTTCTTCCCTCCATATTACGGACGTTAAGTTGAACGCTAAAAGCCTTGATTTTACTATGTTTTTGGTAAAATTGCACAATTAGTTGCCGAAAAAATTATACACATTTATCACTATTGAAACTTAGCATAAACTTTTCTTTGTTGGTTTTATACAATAGATTGAGAATTTTTCTTGTATATTTTTCAGGCGAATACTTCCTCCTTTTAGATGCCCCCTCTTCATTGCTTAAACCAAGTGCTATCTCAATCAGTCTATTTATTGTAATTATATTACCTATTTTAATTTTCTTTATTGATTCAGTTACTTCTTTTGATTTTTCACAAATCTGTTTATTATACTCTTCATCATCATCTATATATTTTAATTTTGTATTTTTTACAAAAGAGTCATATTCCTGAACTAATTGCATAATTTTTGTCATTTGTTTATCATTAGCCTTCCCCTTCATTTTAATAAAAAAAGATTCGGTTGATAATGTATCCGAAGTAGAGGCGTTTTGAATTTTATTTATCCAATCTTCAAGCCAATTCATAGGACATAACAATTCTCTATTAATACGACTTTTAAGTTTGTTTTTTGATTCATCAACTTCCTCTTGCGGAAGTTCTTTACCATCTTTGGTATATTTAATTTCTCTTGTGTATTTCATAAACTCAGGGAAATCGTGTTTCTTATACTTTGGTTTACCAGATTCAGTATAACCGACAATCTTTTTAATACTCATACAAGAGAGTTTGCTAATTCTATCAATTTCCTTATTACCATCAATTTCATATTCTCTTTTACATCCATCAATAATAACCTGTGCAAGAACAGACAAAATGATAAAATTATCATAGAGTTCTTTAAGTTTTTTCTCATCAGGACTATCTTTTTGTAATTCTGTCCAATAATAGGTCATTGCCAACTGAGCCAAATTACTTGAATATCCGATTCCCATACGTGATTTTGAAAACTTATTATCCATAGCAGCATAATCTTTTTTTGTGTTATTGTAGGTAATACCAGACTCTTGTAATGCATTTACGATAGTATAAAAATCTCTATAACATCTTTCTGCACATTTGACAATTGTTGATTGATTTGTGACAAGCATAAAATCCGAGTCTTCATCCATCCCATTTGCTCTATCTTGGATATCCGTATGAATACAATTAACTGCTATGATATTTTTACTAAATGCAAAATACTTATCCATTTTTTCTGAATAGACATTATGCAAATAACATATATTATTTGGGGAATTATGTGGGTTTCTAAACGCTGCAAGATATTCATTGTTATCGAAACGTTTAGTATAACACTGAATACAATTATATTCTTGAGAAAGTGTTGGATCTTTTTCAAAATCTTCACCAACAGAATAGAGCAGAAGTGCATAAGGATTACCACATACAGTCAAATTATCACCATTGACCATAATTTTTCCTTTTCTCATTCTGTATACATAATCAAAGATAATTTTCTTTTTTTCTTCTCTAAAAAATGTACTATTTCCAAACTCATGATTTTGAGCATATAAATCGGCAAGCATCTCATAATGATTTACCTCATTTGCATTCTTTCTAAGAAACTTTTCAAATTCATCATTGTCACGTTTAAGTAATTCAACATAATCAATACTAATCTGAGCAATGTCTTTTACATCGTCCTTCGTACATGGAAGAGTATTTATCATTTGGTAACTCAACTGCTGATATTGTCCTAATTTACTTGGATGATCAGTTTTAACAATGCCCCATATATCACCATCTCCATGAATTCTTTTGCACCAATACTCATATGCTTCAGTAATATTACTACCCATGAGGTCTTGAAATTTCTTCCATTTAATCGCATTATCAGTAGTTATCATTTTAATGTCTTTCAGATAATGACATTTACCAAACATATCTTGAATCTGATATGTATCATAATCATATCCATTTTTCTCGCACCAGTCTTTAAAGAACTTTTGAATATAGCTCTTAAAAGCACATGCCTTAAAAAGATGATTTCTGAGCAAAGCCATTCCATTGACATACGATGGTAAGCAAAGGTAATTAGAATCAGCTTCGATTAGTGCCATACCATCCCAAATTGTATTTTTTACTTGACGTTTTTCTTCGGATACAACACATTTTTTACGTTTTTCAATTACCTTTTCATTTTTATTAGTTTCTTTATTTTTCTTTTTGACTTCTACTTCGTATTCTTCCGCCTTAACAACTTTTGTCATTGTTTCAAAAAAGGAATCCTGATCTTTGAGAATTAGAATATCCTCAACAGGTATATGAAGTGTACCAATAATTGTAGATGTGGTAAGTGGAGTATAAGCTGACATTTCAACGATTTTCGCATTATCATGACTCATTTTTTTTCCAAGTCCAATTGTTAGCCAATCATATGCAATGTCATATAATTTACTATTTATGAAAATAACTTGTCCAAGTTTAGCTTTGGCACTTGTACGAAAAAGCATCTCATAATGAATTGTTTCTTCTTTAATTGTTCCGTCTCTGCGTTTGCGTTTATATGTAACATTAACACCATTCTCATAAAAATACTCTCGAATTTCATCTCGTGATTTTTCATCATACAAATCTTTTCTATCTTCAACTTTTTGTAGTGCCTGTTTGATACGTTCTTTGGAATCACCATCAATATCATTAAATAACTTTTCTAATCGAGCGTGTTCATTATCATAAGAGCGACTTCCGAATTCATAATCAAGACAAATTATATCTCGTGTACTTTCATTTTTCTTACCAGATTTTCCTTTATAAATATTCAATCCGTTCTTTTGCAAGAAAAAACTAAATAAACTATTGTTAAACATGGCATCAGTATATGTAAAATAATCTCGTGTTCCAAGATTAACATCATACAACATACCAGCACTGATGTTTTTTATCTTAATCCCATATTCACTCATTTATTATTCCATCACCACCTTTTTGAAATTTAAAGCATATTTTTTCAATTCGTCAGTAGACAATTCATCTCTAACCCAATCCCATAATTCCATTACGAAAATATCATATTCAGATATTTTCTCATTATCATCCAATTCATATTTAATTCTGGTATTTTTACCATACCAATAATTAAACACGTTCTCAAATAATAGTGCAGTTAAAAAACACTTGCTTTCATAATCATCAAGTGCAAGATGAATTTCATTCTCTGCATTGGGATATAATTCATTTATTTTTGCATTTTTAACTCTCATCATGTTTTTAACATTTTCTACATCTTCGTCACAATTTACTTTATAAAACATATATCCCTCTGGGATATCAGGAAGATCACCAAGCGCATCCAACTCTGATCCAATTAAATATGTTCCAAAGACTCCGTAATTTTTTGTAATGCAATCAATCAATTCTTTTAAATTCATATAAAATTACCTCCACTTATATATTCTTCAAATGAAATTTCTATTTACTTCACAAAACTAAATAATTCGAATAAGCTTTTCGTGTTTATTTTCTTCATTTCTATCTCTTCCTTCTGTATTCTTTCTGCATTGCTTATCAAAAGCAAAATCTCTAAAAATTCGGTCTGCAACAGAAGGTGCTTTATCTTTTCGAGGGCAATCTGTACAGAAATCATATTCTGTGATTAGTCCACCATATGTATTCTGGTATTTATGGTTCTTTGATGTAATTGTTACGGTTCTGTTCATTAATTAGTTCTCCTTTACTGTTTGAAAATTTATTCATTGCAATCAACTCCTTTGAGTGCTGCGTTTATAGTTTCTATATTTTATTGTTCTCCAAAATCTCTATCTGTTTTTTGATTTCCTCACATGGATCATATTTATCATCAATTCTTTGACCATTCTCATCGTGAATAAAATGCCTATAATCAGCAAACACCTTTGGAGTAGTAGCATATTTTTCTTTGCCATCCTTAATATATTTTTCTCTCTTTATGGGCTGACATTTTACAATTTTGAGTTCTTCTAAAATGTCAATTATGCGACTGATATATCTTTCAGATAGCCCAATATCCTCTGAAATTGTTTTAAAATATCTATAACAACATAGTGGCTTGCCATCCATTCGATTCAAATTGACACGAATATAAGAGAGTACAAGTAGAATATAAGCTGATGATATTCTTGCAGTATCAATTTCTTTATCCTTCAATTCTTCTTTAAAATTTAATATTGCATCTAATTCATCAAAGTAAATGATTCCAAACTTGTCAGGAACATCAAATTTTTCTATATTAAGTTTTACTTGCTGGTATTTGACCGAATTGGTCTTTTCTTTTAGATTTTTCTCAAAATCTGGACACGATTCAAAGTATCCATAATGAGAGAGAAGCAATAGAACTTCATAATATTTCTGATTTATCTTTCCATCTCTGTAATTGGGTTTCAATTTAGACCAGTGGCAAAGTTCTGTTATAGAAAATGCCACTGTGTCGTCAAGTGAACGCCTTGCACAAAGATATGAGAAGATTATTACACGCTTAGATGAGAGATCCTTATCATAAATGATTTCTCGTGGAATTTTTACATAGTTTGGCAAGACGTATCACCTCGCTATGTTAATCTACGTAAAGTTGGCAAGCAATTTTAAGTAAAACATTTCCTTGTTGCATATCATTAACTATAAAGTCAACCTTTGGATAATTCCAATCAGGATGTTCAAGATTATTTTCTTTGAATTTTTTATCTGCCTTTTCCCAATCTTTATAAAAATTAGGAAATGTCTTTGAAAATTCTTTATACATTGGAGTCCATTTAGCGGAACTATTCATGCCACAAATTCGCTTTACCTCCTCTTTGTAATCTTCTACTCTTTTTACAGAAACGTTTTTTCGAGCAATTTTATATTCTTTTTCTTTTTTTTCATATCTGATAATAGACTCCCTTATCTTATCTTGATTACTCTCAAAATATGTAATGATGTCTTTACTAAATGTGATTTTTTTCTTTGAAATATGAATATAATTAAGTAATTCTTTATCTACAGATTCATCAAAAGTTGACTTAATAAAATACGAGTTTCTAAATTCGTTAATTTTCATATCAAAAATTCCATGCTCATATAAATAATATTTAAGATTAGTAGGAGCAAACCCTGGAATATTTAACTCTCTGCATAAACTGCGAATATCAAGAATATCATTGACTTCTGGTGGTTTAAGTTCTGAATTATTTAAGTTATTGACAGTAATTTCATCTTTTTTCTGTTCTTCTAAGATAGAAATTCTCTCAAGCAAATTCTTGATAGCTTTATTGATTTCGTTATTTTCTTCTTTATGTTTTAAATTGTAATTACTAAGATCCAAATGAAGTTTGTTTACTTCTGCTTGAATTTCTTTATTTACAAATTGATTGATAATTCCTGTCTTATTGGTTGTAGACTCATCTACAATTCTTTTGACATCCTGTTCATTTACAATAAGTTTACCCATTAGTTCAATTCCTCCATATCAATTATATTTTTGTTTGTAGTAACACCGATTGTTTCAGCCATTGTTTCACACCAATCATTCACCATATATATAATATTCTCTAAATTTTTTCTTAAAGCTGTATTATCTTTTATAACAGGTAGAATTTTGGAATATCTTAATGGCGATAGAGTAGTAGATAATAACTTTTCTATTTCATTTACAAGAGTTGTAATGTCTTTTGAAATCTCAATAACGTTATAGTCTCCACTTGGATCTAAATTCAAAGTTGCTATATCATTTTTCAATTTTATGTATTCTTCGGATTCTTTTTTATATGATTGCAAAAGACTTTCATTAGATTCATTAGAAGATTTTAATGTACTATTCATAATTTCCAAGTTATTGATTTTCGTCTTTAAGTTAGAAATTTGGGACATAGCTTCTTTATATTTATTCTCTAAATCATAATCAGTTTTATCAATTATTTTTTCTTTGGCAGATTGTGATTTTAGCTGATTTATCTCGTTAATATATTGTTGTATTTGTTTTTGAGTATATTTTTGAGTAACATCTAGTTTAGAAATTAGATCTTCTTGTTCATTCTCAGAAAGAGAAGCAATAACATCTGATGCAACAGTTTTTGAAATTACTCCATCATCAAGCAATTGTTTCATTGGTTCTGTGAGATTTCGCTCTATAGACAAAGCTCTTTTGAGATTTGTTTTTGAAGTCCCAAGTTGATTTGCAATTTCTTCCAAAGATAGCACATGTCCAACTTGGGCTTGTGCTTTTCTATCTCCTCCGTTTCCATATCCACACAGTTTTACATACTCAACTGCAACTTTTCTCTGCTTTTTATCATCATTTTTACTTCTTCCAAAATTAGCAGCAAGTAAAACCTTTAGTTTTTTATCTTCATCAATTAAATCTTCTCTGATTCTAATTGGTACTATTTTTATTCCAAGTTCTTTTGCAGCTTTATAACGCTGATGTCCTGAAATAATAGTCATATCAGGTGAAACAATAATTTCCGAAATGATACCTTCTTCTTTTATAGAATTTTTAAATTCTTCATACTCAGAACCAGAAATATCATCAAAAAATTCGGTATTACGTGGATGCACCTTTAAAATATCAATAGAGACATTCGTTATTTCTTTACCCATTTTCTTTCCTTTCTTCTAAAACATAATTTACAGTTACAATTTGTGAGATGAGAGTGTAATAAGTGATTCAATAGTATATTCTCCATTTGAATTCACAAAAACATTAAAAGTTGCACTTGCATGAAATTGTTAAAAATTCATTTAGGTACATACAGCATGTACCCAAAAGTGAAAATTTACTTCATTTGGGTACATCCCAGCTATCAATTTTGTGCAGTCTATATCTATATAGACTCATATTATCAAGAGAAGAATATTCCGTTTGTATTTCGCTTACGCTACATACAAACTCCATAAATTTTTGGTTGGTTGTTATTGATTGATTTAGGTACATGGTGTTTTGGATTGGTACTTTCATTTGGGTACATATATGATGTACCTATATTATTCCTGATGCTGAAACATATTATTTATTTCCTTTAAGTGAAATAGCATATAACATATTTCTAATATTGAAAACATATATCCAAAATATTCAAGATTTTCTCTTATATAGGGATTTGATAATTTTCTTATAACAGATTTTCTTGTTCTTTTAAATAAAATTGACTTCTTCATAATATCATTCTCCTTCTGAATTATTCTCCGTATTATTCTCTCTTTCCAAATCAACATACTTCTCTTTATAAATATCCTCTACAAAGAATACTGGCAATTTATCATGGTACTTTTCATATAATTCCTCGTCAGGAATATGAGAGTAACATTTACCTATTGGAGTATCTACTGTTCTGATATAATCTTTTACAATAGATTTATTTTCCTTGAATCGCTCATTTATTTTTCCACAAATAGTACAGTAGGTATATAAACCTGTATTAAGATAGGTTTTTCCTATAAATGCGAATCTATATTGGATTAAACATTCTTTATATTGATGTTTGTGCTTTGATTTGCGGTTACTCTTTGAAATATTACTTTCTGTTGATTTGAGATACTTTGGCATTTCGTTTTCTGTAATCATGTTTGATTCCTCCTTTTATATTTTTGGTATTGATTTAGTTGAAGATTGATATTTATATATTCTCTACTTGAGATGTGATTAGTAATGAAATATGTCTACCAAAAATTATTTCTTCCTAACGTCAGAAATACCGTCCCTATCAAGGGACTATTTTTATGCTGTCTCATAAGATATTTGGGATGATATTCTAATTGATAGTTGGTAAATATGTATAGAATTGTAAATTGATATAGTTGTAGAATTGGTGATATTGTACAAATATATGATTCGATTCTCTTTTATTTGACGTTGTAAAATGCCCATAAAAATGATTTTTATTGTGTTGGTGGAGAGCTGCTAGGGTAAGAATTAAAATGGCTTATTTGGGCTAATATGAGCGTCAGAGAGTGTAGTGGTATATTTTTGTATAAAAATAAGACAGACTGAGTAATCAATCTGTCTTAAATAATTAATTTTTATTTAGAATATAACCAACTAGACTCTGGTTTAGCTATGAGACGAGCATTATTATATGCCATATCAAGTGTTAAGCATGTATATCCTTGATAACAATTATCTAATTTTGTAACTGCAAGAGCTAAATCAGGTTTTCCTTCGTCTGTGTCTAAACATAAAGGAAGTAATAATTGGATTTTATCTTCATAACATTGTGGAATTGCTAATTTATAATTTGCTGAAACTCTACGTTTCATTAATTCAACTGCGCCTGTTAAGATACACATTTTATTTTCTTTTTCTAAAAATCCTTTTGGTAATCTTTCTTTATTCTTTTCATCTTCCAAAATATGCTTGAAATGTATGTCTATTGGATAATGCCAATCAAACAATAGAAGAGAAGGATCTTCAAAATAATTGGCTTTTTGAGGACGTTCAGATATTCCATGTTGATTTAATTCATGCCCAGTAAGAAATGATACATTATACTCCTGATCAGAATATGCATATATTGATTCATAATATTTGGTAAAAAGTCCTGTATTAAATAAAGCATAATTATCTTTTCTTATAATTTGTCTTTCTGTTCTAAGACGTTTATAGGTATGAACTAGATAATTAGTTAATATACCATTATTAGGATAAGTCGGATTTGACCAAATTTCTTTATCTGCTTTTTTAGATAAAAGTTCAGTATATTCATTCCAGTTTACATTAAAATGTACCATATGTTCAGCCCCTTTTGTATTCTTAAACGCTTTTGTAAGTATATCATATTTTTGAGATTCTGGAAATGGGAAAGTAGCAGTGTCATCTGGTTTATATAATTCAAACGGGTATGATTCATACTCTGGCAATTCTTGAGGTATATATTCTCCTTGTAAATTATTACAAGCTGTCTGATACGCTTCTTGTGGGGTGCTGGCATATACAAGATAAATATGGTCATAAGGCTCATAACAATATACTGCTGTTGTTGGTATTAAATATGTATTCATTTTGTGTTTTCTCCTTTAAGTTGAATAATTATTTTTTGTATTGGTTATATAGTTATTCTCTTATTGGAGTGGTTTTGTATGCAGTTTTTAAGTACCCCCTGTTGGAAGTGTGGCGAGAGTATGTTTTGAACGATTTTTGGATGAAAAATCGTTATCGGTAAAAGTGCTTATAAATAAGGAAGATTTTGGATTTGTGGGTGAATTTTTGGCGGGATGATGGTTTGATTTTTTGGTTGTAAAGTGGGTGAAATGCTTAATTTTAGTGGGTTTTGACGATATGGAGTACGATAAAGGATAAATTCTATCTGAATGACAGATTTACCTTATTTTTATGGGATTTTTGATAATTAAGAGGAGATAAATTTTTAGAGTTGGTGTATAGAACAACCTGCTATGTACAATCTGATAAAATATAACTAATTTTTTAGTTTTTACCACCCCCGAACACCCTAAAATCACGGTTTTTCTCCATTTTTCCGTGGGATTGATAATAGAACAAATGTTCGATAAAATCAGATCTGGACTATATGAGCAGAAGATATTCGAACATATGTTTGTTATAGGCTTTACCTATAACCATATCGTTATTTCATTCTTTTATATAGGTTAGTCCGATAACAAACAAATTAGTTATAAATAAAACCTATAACAAAACAATCTATTGGTAAATATTCACAACAACTCACATTAAAATCACACCAAAACTATACAAAACTAACAAACTAATAAAAATACCAAAAAAAGTATTGATATAATCCTAAAAAAGATTATAATGAACTTGTAATTGAAAATTGCGTAGGCAAAAATACCTACTATTCGAGTAGTGACGTTTAACGTCATTCCTATATAATGATTTAATCATTAGGAACTCGAATAAAGCGTTTAACGTGATATAGTGTAAAGCTACTTACATCAGGCAATACAAAAATAAGTCCTGAATAGTAAAAGGTTCAAAGTCCTTATATAAAAGCTGATGACACAAAACAATTATAATATACTCTTTAAAGAGTAGGAAAGAAAAAGAGGTAAAATCATGAGAACAAAAATGTATGAAATCAAAAAGAACAACGAAACAAAGACTTTTGAATTAAAAACAATCGACTTTAACTTCCATCAGTCTTTATGTCAGGATGGTAAAACCATATTTAATGAAATCTTTTCCCGTGAATTTGCACGTGCTGAATACTTTAAATTACGGACAAAATATGACAACGGCAACGCTACACCGGGCGACGTTGAAAAAATGAACTTATTAGCTAATGAGTTTGAATTTGACACAAACACAACCGCAACAACCGATGTATCAGGTACGCCAAAAGAGTTAGTTGGACTTATGTATTTAACATTATTTGCTAACAATTCAATTATTAAATCTTATGATTGTACAAAAGATGATGACGGCGACAACGTTTATAAATTAAAATATGAGCGTATTTCTTTAGGTATGGACACATTCTATAATAAGTGTAAAAGCACCATTGCACAAATTAAATCAGGTGCTATCACATTAGAAAATGCCGTCGATACACTTAAACCATTATATAATGAGTGTACAACTTTAATCAATCATGATGCATCTGAAAAAATTTGTAAAAAGTGGGTAGAATCTACTAAAGAAAAAAATACACGTTTATTCATTGCCGGTTTACTTCCAACGTATAAGCTTAATCGTAGCAACCGGATTGACGAAAAAAGCCCTTTGAAATCTCAAGCAGATTTTGAAAAATACGTTGCAATGTGGCTTGTGTCGGGCGGTACAATGGTAACAAAAAAGGCTTCAGGAAAAGACATGGTTACAATGTCATCAATGATTGAAAACGCTACAAAATAACAACTAAACAATATAACTCTTTGAAGAGTAGGCTTGTATAAGTCTACTCTTTTTTGAGTACAAAAAACACGTCAGGCGGTGAACTTATGAATAACAAAATATTTAAGTCGTTACAATATTCTAATTGTTATATGAATACGGCACAATTTAATATTTTTGATATTACAATTCCATGTAATAGCGTTATATATATTGATGCTTGTGAAAATACTATGTATATTTGCTCACATTTCCCAAACTATTCCGGGGATGCGAAAAACGTTATTTTAAATGTTACATGGTACGATTATGAGATGCACACAATCGGCACAACAACGATTAAAAATTGTGATGCGTCAATAGCATTATTTGATGCTTGGAAGTCGGCAAGTATGCCACACGCACGAAAAATCAGGCGCAATATAACAATGCGTGACTATGAAAACATGATGAAACATGATCGCAAGAAAAAATCAGGATCGGGCGGTGTGCGACTTTCTGCAAAGTCTGATGAATACACAACAGATAGCTTGCATTATAAACAAGTGACGGAATCCGCATACTGGGCAAATTTAAGCAATTCAAAATCAGGTAATGCGTCAGTAGTTGCGTCAAATATAAGATAAAATCGTATATTAAAATCAACGCTACCAATCTGCCTAAATTTAGAATAATTCCAGGAGGTATAGTATATGTTGGCAATTTATCAAAGTAATATAAATAGCTATGAAGCTATAACAGGAAAGTCTTTAGCAATGTTTTTGTTAAAAGACAATAATAAAATATATTTATTAAGAGGCACAACAGCATCTCCATATATGTCTGAGCAACTCAAAAAAGACGTAGCAGATGCAATTGAGTTAGGATTTAATTTGCTAGAAATAGCAGATTTATTCGATAAAACCGAATCCCTTGAATTATTAGGCACAAGTTTAGAAATTTTTCAACGCTTTGCTAATGATAAATGGAATTGGTATAAATGGAGTTTAAATAAAAACTTTCAATATAGATTTTGGACTCATATAAAAAAGGGTGTAGTATTACGAAATGTTTAGGCAGACTAACAATCTGCCTTCCGTCTTACGGTGTAAGTCCGTAACCGATGAGCAGAAGCGAAACGGAATACAAAGGAGGTTGATAAAATGGCTATGCCATAAAAATAATTAAGGAGGACATTATATATGTCAACAATACCAGAGTGTTTAAGAAAATTAGGAGTAAGAGAACTGTCTGATGAAGAGTATAAGGAATATTGCAAGATAGATCCGCAATATGCTTATGAAGATGAATGTAAAAGCGAAAACAGTTCTGAAGATGAATAATTTTCTAATACAGTCTATGCGTAGTAATATGTATAGACTGTATGTCTTTTAAAGGTAAGCGCAAATTGAAATTATTATATATATATGCTAATATAGGAGGTGAATAACTAATGGAGGCATATAATATGAAAATAGATTATAGAAAATTATTTGTAAAGCTAAAAGAAAATAATTTAACTCAAAAGGAATTTAAGGCAAAGGCGAATATTAGTGGTGGTACTATGCAAAAATTGATTAATAACGATTCTATAACTACTAACACCATTTGCCGTATTTGTGACTACTTCCGTTGTATGCCTGATGAGATAATGGAATTCATTCCTGAAGAGAACTATCCAGAAGATATAAAGGCAAAGCAACAAGCAAAACAAGAAGTCCAGCAACAAATCCAGGAACTTCAAGCGAAACTAAAAACCATGTAACTGCGTCAAACATAACCAACGCACCCAAAAGCACCCAATTTCCGGGTGCTATTTTTATACCCAAAAAACAAACAATAAGGAGGAATTATTATGTATCAGTACACAAACAAAAACGGAGAAACTTTTGGGATCACACATACGGAGAGTAGCACAATGGCTTACATCAATGGTTCATATGTCGCACAGGCAGAAACAGACAGAGAGCTTGAGGAAGTTCTTGACCATTTCTCACACACAGATATCAAGAAAACGCTTGATTATACAGGAATTACGAGAGAAGAAAAGACTGCCGATTAAGACAGTCTATCTTCCAAATACTTTCTTTAATTCAGAACGAAAAGCAGTATTATCAAAAACATCTACATCGTTTTCGATAATGCCTAATTCTTGTAATACTTTACAAGTAGTACGAATAGAAGCAAAGCGATCAAAGTCACTGATAGTACGCAAAAGTTTTATAACTTCTGCAACTGTAATTGTGTCGTTCATATCTTTTTTGATTGCACCATGAAATGCAAACTCAAAATTAATATCTTCACATTTACAAGCTTCTTCAGAAGCTAAAGCTAATTTTGAAATCAATTCGCTTGTTTTAATTTTATCCATAATAAAAGCCTCCTTTGTAAAATAATTATACAAGGGAGCACGTAATAAATCAAGGAGGAAATCGAACCATGAAAAACAAAATATTATATTTCATCACAACCACAGTACTCATCACAGCAGCCTTTTTCATAGGCAAATCCACAGCACCAAAGCAGATTATAACTAAAACAGCTATCAATTCTATTCAGTTAGAAAAGGCAATTCCATTGTCGGACGTAGCATGTTGGTATGTAAAAGATGATTATATCACGGTCGAACTGAAAGATGTAACATGTCAACTTGATAACAAGGCAAATGCAAGTTATACGGATCTTTTGAAAGATATTCCGAACGAAACAGAAGCCTGTAAAAATAACTGGGAAAAATAAAAGGAGGACAAAACCATGTCAGAAAAAGCAAAACAAATCCACAATGCCTATTGTGATTATGAAGTCGCAAAGGCAAAATCACCGTCACGGATTTATAGTGTCCGGGCAGAAATTAAAACTAAAAGCGGTGTCAAAACACACAACATGAGCAAAGCTATGTTAGCAAGACAGTTGGCTTTGCTTTATTAATGTGGTAGAAAAAAGGAAAAATTATCATGAAAACAATGGTCTTATTGGAAACAGAAAACGGTGCAAGATACACACATTTATTGGACGATGTACCAACAAGGAAACTCGAAACGGATGTATTATCCGAACTCTCACGGAAAGAGTTTGAAGAGAAATTCCCGGATAAACCTACTTATATTTTGTCACAGTTTCCACCTGTATTTCTTGAAAACGGAGAAATACTTCTTCAGAATGAATGGAACGGTGAAGCTTATCATGCGGAAAATGCAAGATATTTCCCGGTATATAATCAAATTGACGATGATGACTATGAAATCATCGGATATTACCAGAACTAAAATGAGCCGCCATTCTGACGGCTCACGTCTGATCATTCGACCATAAAGAGGGAGGAGGAATGAGAGACCTTATTATAATAGCATATCAAATTATTAAAGGCAACTTACAAATTGTAGGTTGTCTTTTTTGTGTACAAAAAAGGAGAATAAGTAAATGAAAAAAGCAAGATATGATGCAATCAGAATTGCAAAAGAATTACGTTACAACGAAAACACAATCAGCAAAATCAAAGCAGCAACATCTGAAAGCGAAATCACACGGATTTTGCATGATGCAAGGGAGGCGATGGAATGATGCAAAAAGCAATTATGTTCCGTGCTTACAACGGAGTTGAAATCATAGACACTCGCCCAGAAGCTGAAATTTCATACTCAAATATGAAATATGCAGAGGAACTTGCGTCAAAGAGAAAACAAAAAAGGAACAAAGAACATAAAAGTTTTGCAGAAATATTATCTGCATTGCTTTAGATAAAAGAAAGGAGACAGAATGAAAGGCTATAACACACCAGAAGGTTACAGAGGGTTTGTAAAAGGTAAATATATGCTTTTCGCAAGCGAAAGTGATTATTATGAATATATGTTAGAGAGGGAGGAAGTATGACTGAAAAACAGATAAGGGAAATAAAGCGCAACCTTTGTGTAAATTGCGGTGACAGGATTTGTTGTCACGGAATGGAAAACTGTAAGGATGCAAATGAATATATTGTGAAGGGAAGTGAAACAAAATGAAATATATCACTTACGAAGAACCGCTGAAAGGCAAAATATTCACAGAAAAACAAATGCACGAAATCTATAGAGATTTAGCAGACAAAACAGAATATCCAGACTTTGAGTGTTGGAAAACAGATATGCTTAAATCTGGTGTGTTTGAATAAGTTTAGTAACTAAACGGCAAGCGAAAGCAAGCCGTTATTTTTATGCAAAAAATTAAAACAAGAAAGGTTAAAAAGGTAAAAAGTTATGTGTTATTCAAGAAAAGTAGAACCATCAGTAATTGAAAGAGAAATGCAGGAAGCACGGAATAAGGAAGAATTTACAGATAAGGTTGAAACAATCACAATTAAGCAGATTGTTGAAAATGCAAAAGTAAATTCACGGTTTGGCGACAAGATACTTGTCAATATCAATCCTTTACATATACATATTCCATCATGGCAAAGAATGTGTGATGTAGTTGCAGCAACGGAAATCGGAACAAAGTACAACAAATATAAATGGGAAGTACCGAAGCTGTTATATCTTAATGGAAAACTTTGGTGTGTAGATGGTATGCATCGAATTTATGGGGCTTTTAAAGGGAAAATCGAATCCGTTATTTGTGAGATTATTGAATGTTCAGAAAAGGAAGCAATTAAATTATTTCTTGGTCAAGGTATTGATAGACGTAAGATGTCTCAGGTTGACTATTACAGAGCTGCAATCGAGTATGGAGACGAAAATTATATTCAGTTAAAAGAAGTTTGTAATAATCATAATGTAGCCGTAAAAGGAGATCCAATTGAAAACCAGGTAGGCATCTTTACACCAATTAAAGACGGAATCAAGTCAATTCGTAAGAATGGAACGGAATTGCTTGATAAAATCATTACTCTAATTACTGATTTACAGTGGAACGGATATGCAGATACATATAATGGGAAAGCATATACTGCAAAGTATATCAGAGTGATGCATTCACTATATGCGTATTATGAAGGCAGAACAGAGCAAATGGAGAATATCTTAAAAGAGAAATGCATTGGCACAGAGTTTTTTGTTGAAAATATTATGAACTTGGAACAGTGTGCAGTATTTGATTATCTGTCTGAAATTATTAGATATGAAATGGAAAGTCCATTCACAGAGAAGAAACGCAAAACTGCAAAGAAAACATTAAAGTCAAAAGCAATGTAACAGAGAATAAACAATTAGAAAGCGAGTGATGAAAAATGAAACATCGGTAACAGAAAATATCAAAAAAGCAAACCAATATATACAACATATAAATACGAAGCTGTGATAACGGCTACACGGTCACATTATAATAAGGAAAGGATTGGTGCTAATGACATATAGAAAAACAAAACAATTAAGAGAATTTGAACCTATTTTATATAGAAATGGTTATAGATTTGCACGGTGTAAGGGAAGTCATTTTATTTATATGAATAGGACAACGCATAAAATTATCACTGTAAATAAGGACTTAAATAGAATGGTAAGAGAAAGACTTATTAAGGAAATGGAGTTTGGAAAATAATATGACAATTGAAGAATATGAGAACACAAAAAACGAATTAATAAATAATCTGGAATCAGAGCTTGAAAGATTAGCAGACGCTGCAAATGTTTCCTATGATAGTGAGGATGACATTGAAAACATCATTGATAAGGCAGAGTGTGACTTAGAATTAATTAAATCACAGATACGTGATATTGAGGATGCTTTATCCGAATTACGCAAAATGAGAAATGCGAGAATAGAAGAGTAAGGAGGTATAACAAAAATGAAATGGATTGAGATTTTACGGAAAGATAAATATGCATTATTACAAAGCGAAAGTGATACACAGTATGCAGTTGTAAGTGGTTATGATCCAACGCTGCCAGAGGATGAACAGTGGAATCATGGAACGTATTTCACTTATTGGAACGATACAAAGCGAAAAGCTGATTGCTTACAGAATGCTTTGGATTACTTTAGAAACAAAACAGAAGATAACTATGTAACCAAAGGTCAGAAATATATTGAAATTTATAGATATGACTATAACGAAGGCACATTCAATGAGATTCTTTCTTCACTTGGAATTGATAACGACAGAGTTGGAGATGCACTCGGTTGTTACTGTATTGTAGATGAAGAGAGCTTGAAAGAGGTAACAGAAAGTGAGGAGGAATAATAATGACAGTTGGAAAATTAAAAGCAATGTTGGAAGAATACAACGAAGATATGGAAATTATATTTCAGCCATCAGGCGGTGCATATGGAGAATGTATTGGACACGTTATTGAGGAAGGCAAGGGAATAGCTCCGTTTAGAGGCAATGACTACAAGGCGTTAATTCTTGCTTCTGATGGACAATGCGGTGAAGTTTGCAGCGAAGATGATTTAGATTTGTAAAAGATTGAGGTGATAGTATGTTAGATAAGCTAACAGACAAGCAGAGAGAAAAGCTTGCTAATTTGTGCGAACAAATCAATTATATTTTCACAGAAGAAGAAAATGGATTTACAGAAGATAATATTGACGTATATTATGGAAGTTCTCTTTATAAGGGAATCTCAAATATTATGTACAAGTTAGGAAAATGGTGCTGAAAACAGATATTTCATAAGGAAAGGTAAAGGTAAGATTATGAAAGAATGTGTAAATATAAAAGAGCTTCTTGAAGAAGTAGATGCAATGGCAAAAAGAGGTACATTGCTTGCAAGAGGTGGAGTAAAACAGGAAGACTTGGCAATGCAGATTAAAGGTCTTATTGTTCATGTAGCAATGAAAGAAGAAACAGAATAAATGGATATTTCATTAGGAAAGGTAGAGTGATATTATGCAGCATTTAAAAACGGAAAAGTGTATTATATGTGGAAGTACGGCAAAAATGTGGCATGGTTATGTGATTGCAAAAGACAAAATGGCTTTAGGTAATTATATAGATAAGAAAGTGATTGCTGGATTTTGTGATAAACATAGTGAAATATTGTGTAGTGAACAAGGCGGCAATTACGGTTACTATAATTCTGAGTTGATGGGAAAATGTATTCCGTTATTCAACTCGTGAAATGCGTGTTTCATTAGAAAAAACGGAGGTAACGGATATGAGAAAAATTACGGTAACAGAAGACAATTTTGAAAAAGTCTTAGAAAAATTACGGAAAATGTGCGATAAATACAAAATGCTTGAATTCTACAGAGCTTTATCGGAAGATCTTACAGAAGTAAAATGTAAGACTAATTCAATGGGATTACGAAGTGAGCTTGATAAAGAATGGAGAGACAAGAATGGAGAATATAAGTACAAGGTAAAAAAGAAATTCTTTATGTATAGCAAGTATGTCTGTGTTACAAAACATCCTTTTAGAAGAGATTATGAAACTGATAAGGAATCATATAATGCAAAATATATGTATCCTAAAATGAAGAGTTTGATTCACCTTGATTTATCAGCTTCGTGTGCTTTAGTAATTAGTGAAGGAGATAAGGTGCAGTTTTTTCCTTTTGGTGGTTTCATTATATGGACAGATGATGATTATACGAGATTTGATAATCCACTTACGATATATAAGCACATTTATATTCCAGATTTTATAAAAGGTAAGATTAAAAATCTTGAACAGGAAAAGGAAACAAGAGAAAAGGAATGGAAATGGGAAGAGGAAGAAGATGCTGCATGGTGGGATGAACAATATGAAAAAGATATGGAACGTGAAATGAACGAATATATGTAAGAATAGAAGTAGTATTTGAAATTCGCATTTCAAAGGAAAGGAGCAAATTATGGATAGATACTTAGTTGTGTGGTTAAGAGAAGGCAGAGAGAATGTTGATGTCATTGATAATGCTATCACTCCGCATGAAGCGGCTAATAAGGTAAAGGAAATGCATTTAAATGCTAACGTAGTAGCAGTAGGCATTATGTTAGATAACGAACAGTGGAATTATCTGTAGTAGTTAAAACTAAGATTTCTTAGGAAGGAGTGATAATATGTGGAATACACCACATTCAAAGACAGGATGGAATTTAGGAACAGAAGATGAATCGACAGAATATTTTATACTAAATGGTGTAACTTGTTATCATGATTTATTAACAGATAAATATTATGCTTTTCTTGGAATAACAAGTGATAGAAAAGTAGAATTTGAAACGAGAGAGGCTTTGCGAAAAGGAGTGGAAAACAAAATGGTAGATATTGAAAAACAGAAAGAAGATGCACGGAACTTAAATGAACTCACGGATCATTTGATTAAATTACTTGAATCGGATGACAAGCGGTTCTCATTTGAATTTTGTGCAGGTGGCACAATGGAGATTTACGACAAAGAAAAAGAAATCGGTTATGTAGTTCGCATTGCACCGATTAAATATAACGAAGATGGAAACGCAATAAATTTATAGGAGGCTGATCTAATGTTAAACGCAAATGATTCACAGATAAAACTTGAAAAATATCATGCAGACTGTGTAAAGTTTTGGACAAGACAGAATGGAATTGACGAAAGAGAAGCTTATAAGAGAGCTTTGGAGTATGATTTAATTGAGATTTTTAAAGCAAATGATGGGTGCTTGTATGATCCTTTTATACCAAGTGGAGAAGAACTTGATAAGCAAACAACACTCGATTTCTTAAAATACAGATGTCAAGACTTGTATGGGAAAGAGTGGGAAGAACATTGGAAAGAATACAATTTATAGTAACCGCAAAGGCAGTTAGGAGAATAATCTACTAGCTGCCTATTTTATTACAAGGAGGAAACAAATTATGAGCAAATGGTTATATGATCCTGAAACGGATTCACGGAATGGAAAAGAGTTTACTTACAATTTGCCAATACATGAAAATGAGGACTTACTTTTAGGTTTTTCATATAGGCAAATTATGGATGAAGTGATTGCAAATTATGGTCACAATGTAACAGAAAAAGAAATCAGAAAACAGGTAAACGAACATCTGAAAATGGCTAAAGAAAATATGGAAGAAAATTTAATGTTGTGTATTGACAGTATGTTAAAAGAAATTAAGGAGGCGTAATTATGTATAAAATCATTAACCCATGTAAGTGTAAGGTTTACACAAAAACAGGAAACGAAGTAGATAGAAATGCATTTGTAAAAATTGAATATAAAGATTCAAAATTAAGTATGTGTGGTGTAGTTGCGCCATTATCAAATGGAGATTGCCTTGGCTCTGCTGGTCAGTGTGTAGATGAAATTAGAAATGGTTCACCAACAGATGAGTGGACAACGGAAATGCTTAACAAATTATGTGATATTTGGGATAGATGGCATTTGAATGATATGCGTCCTTATTGTGAACACATGAGAGAACTTGGATGGACAGAACACACTCAGGATAAAGTTAAAATTGAGAAATGGACTTTAACAAAAGAAGCTTGTCAGAAAAAAGATAACGCAAAGAAAAGAGCATTGGAATGTTTGAAAAATGGAGAACCATTTTATCCAACTAAAGAGGAAACAACATATGCAAATATGGAATATTCTATTGATGTTTATGATGGTGAAGAAGTCACTTATGGAGAAGCATACGAATTAAAAGAGAAAGATTGTTTAGGACATTCAAATACAGAATATAAGACAAGAGGTTGGATTTCTTATAAAGATCACAAACTCGGTTTTATGGGTAGAGAATGTCCAGTGTGCGGTTATAAATACGGAACTGCTTGGAAGATGGAAGAAGTACCACAGGATATAATTGAGTGGTTGGAAAGTTTACCAGAAACTAAAGTAAAGCCAGCATGGGTATAGGAGGTAAGATGTTATGCTGAAAATTGAAATTAAAACAGGTAATGCGGCATTCTGTGATCCGTTTACAGGTGAGCCAAGCGAATTTGATGAAGCTATAGAATGCAAAAGATTACTTGAAGGTATTTGTAGAGAACTTGAAGATGGTGCAACAAGCGGAAGCATCATTGACATAAACGGAAATAAAGTTGGTCAATGGAGCAGATAGGAGTGTGGTTATATGGCATATTACAGTAGTCCACGAAAGTATGAAAACGCAACTGGAAAAAGATTTACAACTAATTGCAGTTGCATACATAGAACAGGGAGTGTCAAAGGCATGGTTAAATTAGGCTTTTGGAATAAAAATAGTGATAAGGTAAGACACGGAAACTGGATTTACCAGCAGCCATAAAGCAAAGGAAATTGTAATTTCTTGGTAAAATAATTGCAAGATATAGTGGTACATTAAACGAGCAAATACAATATATAGTATAATAAAAGGAGACTAAAATTATGAAGGTAAACGAAGTAAGAAAAACGGAAACAATTGAAAAATTGGTAAAAATTGAATACATTGCAGAGGATGGAACTGTATTTAGTAACGAAGAAGAATGTAAAAAATATGAAGAATCAGCACTGTTTGCAATTAGTAAAGAGTTAAAGAGACTTGATAATAAGAAAAATGGAGCTTCCGAATATGATATTTATGATGAATGTTCTGAAGAATATCTGGTAGAGATTTTCAATGCAGAAACAGAAAGAGATATTGAGAATATCAGAAGATATGTATATCTTAAAGCTCTTTCAAATAGTTCGTATGCGAGAAAGGAAGATGTTGATTTACCTAATATCACAGCAGGGCATGAAGTAATTATTCATTGGAACTATGATGGTGACAGTTGTTGGACTATTGGAAATGGAAGTATTGATGCTTTCTGTGGCTATATTAGAGAGAATCTTATGAGCTTAATTACTCCAAAGGAGGAAAAATAATATGAATGGATATGAATTTAAAAGAGAAATTGAAAGAATTTTTAAGGTTGCACGAAACATGTGCCCTAATGTAACAGATGATATGTTGGACGCAAACGGAGCTATTTATTATATGAACGGGAACGACAGCACACCGTTTGATTGGAATTGCAATAACAGGTTATGTGAATTTTTCATTTTCCATAAAAATGAGATGGGCTTTATCAAGGCATTCGTAAATAGTGACAACACAATTGATATGTACATCTATGAAACAGACGATGCTATGCAGCCGACTTATAAATTTACAGAGGAAATGGAAAAGGTAAAAGCAAGTAGTTTTGCAAAGATTATGAACTATATTGCGGATGATAATGGATTGTGGGATAAGCCGATTGATGAACTTGATTGGGATGTTGATAGTTTAGAGTGTGATGAGATTGATTAGAAATAAGAGAATATATAAAGGCAGATGCAAATAATTGTGTCTGCCTTATTTATTAGAAGGAGAATGTGGAATGAGGATGACAAGAGAAGAATTAAAAGAGAAATGGTTTACTTCATGGAATGATTCACGGAATGATATTGTTGCAGTCAATTATGGAGATGAGCCGTTATTTCGATACGATCAAGAAAAGTATGAAAGGTTTCAGAAATTAACTGGAACAATGGCAAATATTGAGGCTATTGATGCATATATTTACACTCAGAATGGAAATTATGATGAATATAGAACCTTTGCAGGTACTGTGAAAATTACAGAAAATGGAAGAGTTCTTTGTGGTGATGTAAATGTAAAGTATAGAGGGAAAATACATAATATTATTATCAACAGAATGTATGGATTTTATAAACTTGATATTTTACGAATGAGTTCAGGAAAGGTTGTTGGATTTAGTAACGCAGATGGTCAGGGAAGTCCATCAATCTATACAGAAGAAATGGATAAAGATTTAATTGAACGAATTTTAAATGATTCAATGGAAGATTACGGATATGGTATTCAGAAATTTATGGAATGTGCAAGAGAAATGTATACACAAGATAGTGTAAATCATATCATGGAAAAGAGATTTGGTGCAAGAAAGTGAGGTTGATTGATATGTATATAGAACATGATTATCATTATATAAATGCAAATGAAAATTTGTTGATAGAAAAAGGGTACGGAAAGATTTCAATACATTCTATTCATTTTGATAGGCATTATTCAGAAGAACAGAAGGAAAAGAATAGACAGATTGCAGAATCTATGACAAGTGAGCAATGGAGTAGACACTGTGAAGAGGTTGCAAAGTGTTTTTCAAAACCATTAAATGATATTTTGAAGCAATTTATAGACAGATATGACATCCACCAGGTTTCAGAAGAAACAGACACAATGGAACATTATAAAAGTGATTGGGATTTATATTTTTGGAGCAATAAAGGATGGAATGGAAAAGATTATATGGATTGTTTCAAACTTAATTTTAACACGAATAGAAGCGTAGAAAAGAATATGGCTTTGTTAAATGAAATTATTCCACTTGTTGAGTCTATGGAATATGAAAACATAGGTTGTCGTATACAATATAATGCTGTCTTAGATAAAGAAAAAATAGAAAGAGAAGCGAAAGAAATCTGCGAAAAGCTTACAGGAAAATTTATAACATATTGTGGAATTGAAGGAAAAATCAAAGTTGTGGATGAAGTTAATAACTATAAAACTTATGGATTTTTTAGAAAAGGTGCAAAAAGCAAGTATTATAAAGTATCAAATACAGAAATACTAGCAATGAAATTACAGGAGGCAATTTAATATGGAAGATAAAGTTGTAATTGATATATTAAAGGAACTAAGAAATGAATTTTTACAGAGAGTTGAAGAATTGGAAGATGCATACAGAGAATGTGGTCACAATTCAATCTGTAATAGAATCTCACAGTTACACGAAGACATAAATGTAATCGAAAAGAAAGTTGAAGAAATTAGTCTTAGTGATTGCGATTGGTAAAAAGAGGTGATGCAAATGTTATGTCCATATAAAGGCGCAGCGTTATCAACCTTGGAAAGAATAAAAGGAACTGTAACAAGTTATTATGTGAATCAGATATATAAAAATGAACAGTATAATTTGTATTGGTTTATAAACTCCAAGGGATATGTACATGTGTTGAAACCTTGTAAGGTATTACTTAATGGAAGATTTCTTCATTATGCTATTGAAGATAATTTACTGACAACAGATAATATGGTACAATCTAAGGGAACTAATGGAGAATATAGTACACTCAAAGAAACTATTGAGGAATTAGAACGGAGGCTGCATAATGAAAAATTGTAATAGCTGTAAACATTTTTGGTATGATAATTCAACGGGCACTTCTGAATGTGGTCAGTATGACAATATGACAGAGGATGAAACTGATAAGTATTATACGAACGGAGAAGATAATTGTCCGTTCTATAAGGAAGATACAAATTAACTAATGAATACAATTTAATAGAGAGAATAATTAAGCAGATAGCAGATAATGTTATCTGCTTTTTTAATTCCAAAGGAAAGAACTGTTTATTTAGAAAGCGAGGTAAAAAAATATGATGACAAGAGAAAGATTTGCAGAGACAAACTGGAAAATGAGTTATGAGGAATATCAGAATTGCGATTGTACTGAATGTAAAAGAGAAGAATGTCAACACAGAGGAGCATATAGAAGAGTACCTGAAATTGATGGTGGACTTGGTTTATGTCCTAATCTGAAGGGAGAGTGATTAAGATGTTTAAATATATTATCAGTTATGATGGCGGTCAGTTAAGAGACAGTGGAGATTTTGAATGGGGATTATTTAATTTCTATGGTGAAGCAGAAGAAGAAGCCAATAACGCAAAGGAAGAATACATGAACGACTGGGGCATTGAAGGTAGTGAATATGATCCTGATGATTTCTGTATTGAGATTGTGGAGGTGTAGGTATGTATCAGCATATAGAATTTATTAATGGCAGTAATCCTTATATCAGCAAAACAGAAAAGGATTTCAAATGGATGTGTGAACATTATGTTCTTATTCCGATTGCAGAAAATTTCTGGAAGGCAACCGATAGAATTTATTATAAAGTAGTTGGCTTTGTAGATAAAGATAAGAGAGCTACTTTTAACAGAAATTACAAATCAAAAGCAGGTGCAATGAGAGTAATTCGGAAAGCAATTAAAGAGAATAAATTTGAGCGTATTGTACTTAGAAAAGAAATTGAGGATTTACGGAACGATGAACATTTTGATATTTCAGTAAGTACACCTATTAAAACATGGAATTTAGTATAGATTGGAGTAATGAAAATGACAAAATTAGAAAGTATTAAATGTGAAAAGTTACTGAATGAAGCTATTGAATATGCGATTGATGCAAAAGACAAATTGGATGTAGCTGCAAGACATCCTAATGCAACGGAAAGATATGTTCTGGAAAATACCGCACATAATCACAGAGGTTATGCAGAAGGAATTAATCAGTCACTTGCAGTTTTAGGATTTAAGCATGAACGGATGGTAGAGTTAGAAAAATTGATAGGTTAAGAAATAGCAATTTCATTTTAAGATTGGAGAGTGATTTTTATGTTAAAGAAGAAATTAAAAACTGGTTCAGTTATTGAAGCGTGGAATTATGATACTGGAATTTATACAGGAATGTCAATCGGAGCTTATGATAAAATGACTTGCAATTCAAAATCAATAGTATCTGTAGAAAGTGTTGATAATGCAGATGTAATTGTAAACAGAATTGTTATTAATAAAAAGAAAGCTGAAAAGTATGGATTTAGAATTGTCATAGACGAAGAGAATTAGAAAGGATGGTTGGTTACATGAGATTACATCTATTTTGGCTTGATAAGAATTGGAAGAAACGTGGTGATTGTGCAAATAATTATAATCTCATTGTTAATATGGAAAATAAAACATATAAGGTATATACGAATGCTTTTTATGGATATTATCATCCAGAAGATATTGAGGTTAAAAAGAAATCAGATATTGAAGATTACATAGAGTATTTAAAGAGAAATGGATTTACAGAAATGGAGCGATAAATCATGACAGTGAGAGAATTAAATAGAGATCAATTAACTGAATTAAAGCGTATGTATTATGTACAACTTGTCAATGAATGCTTATTTGCAAAAGTAATGGGTGTTGATATTGATGAACCATCATATGACATGATAGAGAAAGTCAACGAATATGTCTCGGATGAAGTTATTTTCGATGCATATGATAACACTGTGTTTACAGAAGATGATTTCTTCTGTAGTGTGGAAAGGAGTGCTTAATATGTTAGATATTACAAACTTATATGCATACAGAATTGAAGAATTGGCTGTTGGAATTGTAAAGGCAGAGTCATATGAAGATGCAAGAGAAAAGGTGAAAGTAGCTTATTTGAAACACAACGATTGCTTTGATTCTGAAAGAGATTTTATTGAGTTAAAGGAAATTGCAGAGGATGATTCATGGTTTAGGGATAATCCTGATGTAGTTGAAGTTGATGAATTAATATAGAAGTGGAGTGACAAACATGAATTATACTTATTTTGGAAACAGAATTGAAAGAAGCCCATTAGGAAATATGGGGTTACAGTTATTAGAAGCTCAAGAGAAATTGGTTTCTCAGGAATATGAAGTTGAGAATCTTAGAATTAAAGCAGCTATGTATAAAGCATATTTCTTTCGTAATTTCATATTAGCAGAAAAATTAGAAAAACAAAGTGAAGAAAACAGAGATGCACTTATCGGAGAGTTTGATGGTTTTTCATATGCAAGTTGGAGAGCTAATGCTGTATATAGAACGCTTGAAAATATGTGCGATGAAGGACTATTAACTGAAAAAGAATATAGAGAATGCAAAGTATGAAACAAGAGTTTCTTTAGAAGAATGGAGGAATAAATATGTGTATGTATTGTGAAAGAAGAACAGACGTAAAATTTGGATGGAAACAACCGAAACTCCCATATCATAGTGATAATCTAAACGAAGGTAGATTGAATGGAAATGTATTAGAAAATGAAAAATGGGACGGGGTTATTCATGATTATCAAACCGCTACTCCAGAATTGATTCTCACTTGTCATGGTTATTTTAACGGCGAAGGTGTTGGTTCTATTTACATTCCAATAAAATATTGTCCTGAATGTGGAAGAAAATTGGGAAAATAAAAAATCATAAGAAATGAGGATTTACTCGGAAAGAGAGACAAATAATATGGTAAGAAAAATTAACAATAGATTATATAAAATCAATACATATGCTTCTGCACACATTATTGAAATAGATGACAACTATGATGAAGAAGTACAGAAGTTAAGAAAAGAAATTCAGCTTGACAGTCTTGGATACAAATTAAATTTACTTGTATATCTTGCCACATTAACGGTACAAGGCTATGCGATTTTAAGCGTAACGGAATTTAACATTGATGGAAGTAAACCTAGAGTTGCTTATGCAAGTAGTAAGGATTTTAAAAAGATTGTTAAATATTATTCTAAGCAGAAAGCATAGGAAACGATGTTTACTGTGAAAGGAGTAAAAGAAATGCATGGAGATTTTGAACCATTAAACGAATATAATGGCGATATTGTTAGAATTGACCGTCTTATTGAATTTCTTCCAACTGAACATTGGTCGTGGGATGAAACAGGAGAAATAAATTTAGATGATATTTCAGTTGCTATTCATGAAGCAATCTCAGAAGTATCTGAGCCATATGGAGATACGTGGAAACACCCTGTACTGGAACAGAAATCAAGAAACTGGCATATAGGAAGAATCGTTTATTTTATCAATCATCCAAAGGAAATTAGAGATATTGAAATTGACAACGAGTGTAATAATGGGTTTATTCTTCCACAACCTTTTATTGTAGATGGTTGGCACAGATATGCAGCAGCAAGATGGTTATATGACCAAGGTAAGCTGACAGAAATTCATTGCAGATATGGTGGTCGAGTGGATGTGCTTGAGTATTTACAGGGCAAAACAGATAGTTTTGACATTGAACCTGTTTAAAACCATGAATCGGAAATTTACTTGGTTTAGAAAGTGAGGTTAATTTTATGGATTATAAATTGTTAGCAAAAAAATATATTAAATATGGAATTAAATGGCTTGAAGGTGAATTTGATACATACAAAGGTATGACAACCATAATGGAAACAGAAGAAAACCTAAATGGAGAACAATTAAGAATGTTGTGTGACGAAATTAAAAAAGACACTAGAGTTAAAATGGCAATGATTGAAAGTGAACATGAATATACTATTACAATTATGTTTAACCGATAAATCAGAAACTTCAAATTATTTTAATAGGATACAAGACATGATATAATATAAAGAAAAACGGAGGTAATTATTATGGCAGAGTTGATTGGGTTTGTATTAGCGATATTGATTTATTTATGGCTTTCAGGTGTGTTTAGCGGAGAAAATCAAAACAATCAGAAATTTGGTGATGGAAAAAACCGTTACGACTTTAAAGATTATGTTGACAATAAGGCAGATAGGTATAATAAATAGGAAGGTGGTTGATGAATATGCTAGTAGAAATGTTAGCATTGTTAGGATTAAAAGGTGTTGCAAGCGTAGGACGTGCAGTTGATGATGCAAAAACGAAAAGAAATACGACAGCCTTAGATTCAAATGGAAATGTAACTTGTATAGGTAGAACAGGTAAGTATTATGTCAATGGAGAAGAAACATATAGATGGACACAAGAAGACAAATATGGAAATCGACATGATCTTACAATAGGTGTAAATTCCGGCAAGGTTTACCGGGATAATTTTGACGATGAAGTAAAACGAATGTCAGCTAATGATGAAAAAAATAAACAATGGAGCTTAAGTCATGGATATCTTGCTTATAATAAGTATGATCCACGATTTCGAAGAAATGTAACAACAGAAATTAGCACAGGAAAAGTAATCGCTACATTATGTGAGGGATATGACAACAACAGAGCAAATGGGCGTTATTATAAATTTTATTATAAAGAGAAATCGCCACACTATAGAGATGATTTTAATAAATCTGCTCCTGGTGATTACGGAATTGAAATCAGTGAGGATGAGTATAATAAGTTAAATATCCCGACAAAAACATGTGGCGAAATACCAGATGATCCGAAAGTATTAAATAAAGTATGGGGTGTTGATTGTTTTTAGATTGGAGTAGCAAAATGAATAAGAATAGAAGAGAAAAGATAAATATGCTCAAAGCAAAACTTCAAAGTACACAATCTGAACTAAAACAGATATCAAGTGAGTTGTCTTCTATATTAAGCGAAGAACAGGATGCATTTGACAATATGCCAGAAGGATTACAAAGCAGTTATAGAGGAATGTATTCTGAAGATGCAATTGATAGTATGGAAGAAGCGAGTGAAAAACTTGATGAAGCGATTGAGTTGTTAAATGATATTGTGTAGAATGTAGAAAGGAGAATAGTATTATGAATGATACGCCAGTATATGAATGGGAAGATGCAATAAATTTTATTGCAGAAAGATGTAATATTGACAAAGATACAATTGAGACAGTGCTTACGTTAGAAGAGGACTATATGAAAAGTATTGGAATTATCATGGAAGAACAATCTAATTTTGAGATTGATGGTCAACAAAGAGAACAAAGTAAATAATAGATTCATTGGAAGATTGGAGAGAGAATATATGAAAATTGTGAGTATTGAATGGCTAACAGACGAAGTAACGGAACAATTAAATAATGAAGAAACCTGTTATTTGTCAAGTGATAAAGAATATTGGTTATTTACAGATGATAATGTGTTTAATAAAATTGGCAAAGAGTTACATTCGATTTCTGTTGCAGAATGGTTGTATGGAAAGTGTGAAGACAATGATTTATCTACAACATTTATGAATACACAATATGATTGGAGTGATTATAATATGGATGCAGCCGCCGATGTAGATGTGTCTAAATGCTGCAACAATCAATGGGATCAGGTTATGATAAACTATGTGAGAAATGTAGTTGAAGAATCCATTTCGTATAAATTAGAAGAATCGTTAAGAGAAATGGTGAATTACAAATTTGAAATGGATTATATAAAAGATGCTATAAAAAATGTTCTGGACTTAGAAGACAAACAATAGCTAATGAAACCAAGTTTTCTTGTGGAATTATATACAAAAGAGGTGATTGAAATGAGAACAATGTCGCTTACAACATTGGGTAAATACAGGGAAAATGCAAAACATGATAAAAATATTCCAGATGATGTATTGAAGATAAAATTAAATTGTTTAATTGATTCTGTTGAAAATGAACATGTTTATAATAGAGGCAATATCATTGTATATCAGTTTGGAAATTGTATGTTTTATGTTTCTAAAAATATAATAGTAGATATAAGATGGGAAACATCTGACAAACATCCAAGTAATTATGAAGTTAAAAAGATGGTTAAGTTGTTTTTAAAAAATGGGTTAAATAAAAAAGGAAATAAGTTTGCAAAAGTTAATGAAATCTAAGTTTACTGTTAGTTTGAAAGGAGAATGAAATATATGGAAAACGAATACAAAGTAGAAGAAACAGATTTTGGGACTAGAACTTCCCATCCGTCATATGGAACTATTATGTTTAATAGATCGAATAGTAAGGTGACACCATTATTCGGAAGTAGCATTAAACATAACAATGTAATAACAATGGAGTTAAGACATGCAGATATAGAGCGTGGATTAAATAGAGATTGGGTTTATGGTAAAGCTCCTATTGCAGAAATAGAGATGAGTTATTCACAATTTGCTGAAGCAATTACATCTTTTGGATGTGGTTCTGGTGTGCCATGTACTATACGCTATACCGAAAAAGATGGCAGAATTCCCGAATGTGATTTTGTTAGTAAAAGAGAACAGTTTACTGATGAATTCAAAGGTAAAACAAAAGATGCAATGAATGAGTCACAGCAGTTAATTCAGGATGTAACTGATTTGTTTTCACAGAAGAAAGCACTAACAAAGGCAGATAAAGAGGCTGTAATATCTAAACTTAGAAAATTAAGCATGGATCTTGGATGTAACTTGGATTTTATTGCAGACCAGTTCAATGAACAGATGGACAAAACTGTTATGGAAGCAAAAGGTGAAATTGAGTCATTCTGCCAGAACAAAATAAATGCTATTGCAAGTGCTGCGCTGGTAGAGCATAGAGATGAAATTTTAAAATTGGAAAATCCAGTTGATATTGAATCAGAATAAGGCAAAGAAATTTAACTTTCCTTTGGTATAGAAATGGAGAATATTATGTTAAGAAGAAATTTATTTATAGGTATTCCAAATGACAAATTAAAAGAATGCTATGATAGTTATATTAGAGTTAGTTGTAAAAGAGAAAATAAAAAAGAGTTATTTTCTGATTTAGTAATAGAATATAAGTCTTTTATAGAAAGCAATCATCCTAAAGCAGCGGAAGCAATTTGTGAAAGGGATATGTTTAATGAGATTGCAAGAAGATATTTTAAGATAGCTGATATTATTAAGGACAAAGATTTTTGTGAGATATTTGGAATTGAGGTGAAAGACAATTAGTAAATTAATACAGAAATTAAATTGGGATATGCCATTTATAAAAAATCAGTGTATGTTTGTATATGCAGATGCTGATTTAGATTCTAATCAAAAAATGCAAGAACCATTACAAAAACTGTATCAGTATGAAAATCAGCCAGATATGAGAGAAAAGATAAGAGAATATATTAATGAGCTTGATACAGAAATTGGCAGACTTGAAGATTTATTAAAAAATACTGATAGTCCATATGATTTACAGATTAAAGGTAGGTTGAATGCGATAATTGAAGTAAAAAATGATTTATTAGGAAGATTAGAAGAGGTAATATGAATGAAAAATAATAAAGCTATTTGTAGAAAAACAGACGACCACTTTACAGAGGGCAAGGAATATGAATGCACCCCAGCATATGCAAAATATGAAAGTGCAGTTGTAGATATTCTTGACAACAATAAAGAACTTATCACAGTGGAAATAAATGATAAAGATTTTCAGTTTATTTTCAACTAAGAAAGAATGAATTACTTGGAAGATTGGAAGAGGTGATATAGATGGATAGAAAACGAAATAATCCTACATGGTGTTGTGATCAAATTGAAGAGAAGATTAAAGACTACAAAATATCTCTTACAGAAATTAAAGAAGAAGAGGTAAAGAGGCAGCTGGAAATTGTCATTGATGATTTAGAATCAATTCTATACAAGTAGATTAGAGGGGGTGATATAAAATGACCAATGGCATTAAAGAGAAAGACATTCGTGATATGCAAAAATGCTTTGATAAAATGGAATATATTCTAAAAAGGATTCAGGTATATAATCCTGAAGCACGAATTATTTGTATTGAAAGTGATACAATAGCTCTAGTTAATTTCAATGGTGAGTTTATTGATTCAGCTCCACAAATAAAAGATGAACATATTGTTGCAAGTCAAGACATACCAGCAATGGATAACTATTGTTAAAAGAAATGACGATTTCATCATGTCTTAAATGGAGAATAATGTTATATAAAATAGAATGGAGTGTGATACATATGTCAAAGATTATATTGCAAAGGAAAGATAAAAAACTTATAGATAATATCTTCGAGCATCCTGGTAATATTTTTAGCGTACACTTTACAGGATATGAAGATACTGTTTGGTGCAAATCTATTTCAGAAATTTATATGGCATTAGAGCAGTTTAAGAGAAGTGGATTTGTGAAAACAGACGAAAATGCAGAATTAATAATATAAAAAGGGAATAAAATTATGAATAGAAAAAACAAAAATATAGATCATGAAGTTTGTGATTATGATGAAGCATATGACCGTGAATCTGCAAGTGATATTGGATGGTGTGGAAAATGCAAAATTCCAGAGTGTCCATATAATAAAGACTTAAATGAAAAGAAACGAATGGGTTGGAATTTATAATCCAAAGAAAGAATTGTTTCAAATTGGAGGTGATATAAAATGTATTTAGATAAGTGCGGCGATAATAAAATAAAAGAACTCGTAAAATGTTATGCTGATTTCACGGAAATAAATATTTTGAGAAATAGTGATTCTGTTGAAGTGGAATGTATTGTGGATGACATTCCTGAACAATATACATTATATGATTTTTCTGTTGATGTGTATGATTGGGACGATAAAAACACAGATTGTTTACAAAATTATAGAAAAAAGATGTTAGAGTTCTTTGGAAATCAATATGCAATAGATTATCTTGTGAATAACTGATAGTAGAAATGCTGGCAGTTATTTTTATTGTAAGAGAGAATATTATAATGTAAAATAAAAGAAAGGTTGTGACATAAATGAGCAAATTAATACAGAAAGTCAAATGGAATTTAGACGGATTAAATACAGAAATGTACATGTATGGCGAGGCTGATTTTGAAGTAAACAAGTCTATGCAAGAGCCATTGGAAAAGTTATATCAATACGAGAATCAGCCTAATATGAGAGAAAAGGTTGTTGAATATATTGGTGAGCTTGGAATGGAAATAAAGAGACTTGAAGATCATTTAGAGGAACATATGAATGATGAAGCTTGTAGAGTAACAGAAATTGAAACAAGAATGGAAACATTACAGGAAGTTATTAATGACTTAAAAGGTAGATTGGAGGAAAGAATATGAAATTTAATAATGGAGATAGAGTTTTTCATAAAGGATTGCATTTATTTGGAGTTTTCATCGAATATGCATGGAATAGTGATGATGAAGCTATTGTAAGATTTGATAATTGTGATAATCCAGACGATTGTAGACATATTAGTGTTAATCAGTTAGAAAAACTTCCAAATGGTAATGAGATTGTTAAGAGAATAATCAAATACAACAATTCTAAAAAAGATTGAAAGAGTTATTTCAAAAGAAAGGATATAATATTATGGTTAAGTTAAAGATTGGAAGAAAAATATTAGATATAAGTGAAAATGATTTGATACTTGATAATGGAGCTTGTTATCAAATTGTTACACAAAAAGTTTGTAAAGGATTTGATTGGCATTATCCTATAATGAGTAAGAAGTTGTTTAATGATTTAAAAAACTTGAATTAATTTTCACAAGTGAAGGATTAAAACAAGATGCTATAAAGAAATATGGTACATCGGTAATAACTTATTGGAAGTTTAACGTTGAAAGAATGCAAAAACTTGGATATTAAATCCAAAGAAAAATTGCTTTCAAGTGGAGGTAGATATGTTATATAATATTGGTGATAAATTAAAATGTAAACGTGAAGTTAATTCACAATGTCTTGAGATGAGTAATCCAGATTTTATAATAAATATTGGAGATATTTATATAGTAACCGATAAAGATGATTATCCTGATGATAATCATTGTCATTGGTACGAATTAACTCAAGAAAAAGATAAAACTGTTATCTTAAACGTATGGAACGATGAACCAGAACACATGATTATAGATGATAGATTTGAAAAAATAATAAAATAGAACTACAGTATAATAATATTAGAGGCAGGAATCAACTGCTTCTTTTTTTTATTACAGAAAAGAGGTGACGAAAAATGAATATGGGAAATCCAAAGAGAAGTTCAAAATTTTTATGTTTAAATTGTATGAAAATAAATGAACTTGGATCTGGAATTCAGCGTGGAGGTCATCAGCGTGAAAAATGGCATATAAAGGATCTAGCTTGTTTTAATAAACCTTGTTGCGGAAAACAAACTAAGAATTTAGAAATAAGATGGTGCGATGATTTATTGGAAGCATATGATAGAGCCGAACGAATTAGAGATAGATACTATAAAAACGGAGAATAATACATACAGAAAGAGAGGTTATTTAATATGGCACAGACAAGAGATTATGCAACAAAGAAAAAAGGAAAAACAGAAGTACAGCCATTCTGGAATATGGAAGATATCAAGAATGTTATTGAGTGGTTTGAAAAAAATGAAGAATGGGACGGATATCTTATTACATTATTAGAATTGCTTCTTGGTAGACGAATTGGTGATACAGTTATGATGAAATGGTCGGATCTGTATTACGAAAACGGAAATCGAAAGAGTGAAATTGATACCATCGAGGAACAAAAAACAGGTAAAATTACTAATCTTCCTGTGAGTAATATGGTGTGGGAAGCTGTAGATAATTATTTGTCAAATGTAAATGTCAATCCAATGGAGCATTATGATGAATATATATTTAGATATATGCCTAAAACATTATGGCTGTTAAGACATCCTAATACACCTTTTTATATGAATATTGAAACTTGGTGTGGTTATTTAAATAAAGATTTTTCTGATAAGAGAAAGCAGAAAATTTTGGATGACTTTCATAAGCAAAAAGAATACAAGAGTCTTGGAGATTATTTATATTATATTATAGAATACAATGATGTTGTAAAGTGGCAAACAGATGATTATAGAAAGAAACTAAAAAAAGCGGTTGAGGATGTTGGTATTCGATATCCTATATCAAGTCACAGCCTTCGTAAAAGCTTCGGGTATTGGATTCATAAGACACACCCGTTTGATCCTGATTGTCTTTTGTCATTGCAGAAATTGTTCAATCATACTGATTTACAAATGACAATGAATTATATTGGATTAACAGAAGAGAAAAATAGACAGTTGATTAATGACCATGGAGAATTCATTCATAACGTGCTTGCTGGTAAGGGAGATGAGATAGTTAAAAATATGCCAGTTGTCTCATTAAAGTCTGATGATTTTGGAAAAATAATTCGTATGTTGACTGATGATGTTGATAAATATCAGGCAGCTATTAATATGGCAAATGAGCTGAGGGTAATATAAATATGTAAGGACGATAATTATTTTTTATCGTCCTTGAGTTCTTTTAATTTATTAGCATAAGACAATAAACGGATCATTTGTGGGTCATCGGAATCTAAAATTTCAGAAGGAGTACAGTTTAATTCTTTGCAAATTGCTTCAAGAATCTCAAGTTTAATGGAAGTGGATTCACCTTTGTATATTTTGTCGATAGTAGGATAAGTTACATTAATACGTTGAGCAAGTTCGTAACGTGTTATCCCCGCCTTATCCATTTGGTTTTTGATATTTAGTTTCATATGATACCCTCACTTGTTTTTTTTGTATATATAGAATAGCATATATAAACAGAAAAATAAATATAAAAAATATTTATAATAGTACTTGACAATATATATAGTAAAGTATATAATTCAAAGTATCAAAGGTAAGCCAAGTACATAAATAATAAAGAGAGGAGGACGTACATATGGATTTACAGAGATACGATGTTATAAAAGCGAAAATTAAATATCAAGGCGAAGGATCAGTCCAGACTAAAGAACGTCCATATGTGATCGTATCAAACCCGATTGGCACAAAACGTGCGACAATAATTACGGTGATGCCTTTGACAAGCAAAATTAAAAAGACGAATATGCCTGTTCACGGTTGTCTCGAAGCGAATGGAGAAAATGGATTGCAGCTTTATTCAATGGTAATGGGTGAACAGATAATAACCATCTCTAAAACGGAGGTAATGGAAAAACTTGGTACGATCATAAGTAAAGAAGATAGAAGAATGATTGACCAGACGTGCTTTAATGGTCTATTCTTTGGAACTGGATATAGATTAGAGGAGGCGAGAGCATAATGTATGTTAGTAAGGAAGAGGCAAAACAGATAATTGATGAAGCTCCTGGTATGATATGGATTGATTCTTTTAATGGAATGACTTTTATTCATACAAGACCAAGACAAATTACTATTGATGAGGGAAAAAAAATAATTAACAAGGCGAATACGGTTGATTATCAGGATAATGATTTCTTTGGACTGCTTTCATTAGAGGGAGTACAGGAATTTATGGTACACAATATCAAATTTCCCCAGATAGAGTCCTGATTATAGGACTCGAAATATGATATGATAAAAATATCGAACAAAAAACCAAACACTTTTCGAACAGATGTTCTAAAATGTATTGACAAGAACGCTTGTTTGGGGTATTATAATTTTTGTAAACAATAAAAAAGATAGAGCCAAGCGATTCAAACGCTGCGCCAACAGCTTTCTACTTGACTCTATCAACCAAATACATACAACAGCTATTACAGCAGTTGCAGAAGCGAAATATCGCTTGTACTTATTTTACATATATTTCGAAAGAAAGTCAAGTTTCAAGCGTTTTCTGCAATTAAAGTTCCTGATTTGCACAATTAAATATGGAGAATAATATTATAGGGCATTCGCCAAGAGGTAAGGCACATGAATTTGACTCATGTATTCACTGGTTCGAATCCAGTATGCCCTGTTATGGGGATTTTCTACCCAGTAAGTCCTCAGAACGCAGATATTTTTCTGTAAGTGCAGTCTATAAGCTGCATAAGTTCTTATAGAGAATAACTCACTAACGAGTTACATAACCGACATATATTTTTGTTTCGTTATTTGATATATACCTTCCATATGTCGGTCTGGATCATTAGCTCAGTTTGTTAGAGCGGTCGCCTCATAAGCGATTGGTCATCTGTTCAAGTCAGATATGATCCATTAAAAAATAAAAGAGAGGAGATGATATAGTTGGATTTTGTTATAAAGAATAATAAAAATGTATATATCCGACTAAGTGAAAATGGTAAAGCTGAAACATGCAAAGAAAAAAATATGGGGAAATTTACAGAACAGAAAGCAAAGAATATTCTAAAGTCGCTTCCAAAGACTCTTAAGAATCTGAATTTTCGGATAGAGTGTATTCCTGATATTAAAATGGAAACACCTGTTCAGAAAATTGTAAAAGAAGAGTCGAAGAAAATTATCGAAAACACAGATTATCAACCTTCTGACAACATTACACAATGGGTTGAAAAATTTGGTGCATGTTCAGACATTTTTAAAGAAGCAAGAGAAAGATATGTTGAATTGGAAGATGAGTTACATACTTCTGATGCGGCTTTGATGGATGCTTTACATAGTATTGAACTTGAAACACCGAAGGATCTTTATTCTGCTTGGCTTGTATATAAAAAGATAAGAGAGAATAGAAGAAATAGAAGACAACTTAAAGATGAAATGTTAATCATACATAGTATTTTAGAAGAAATTGATGATGCAAAAATCAGTAGAGAACGGACGCAAAAGGCTATTGATGGATTATTTGATCGTAAATATACATATCGAGTTGTGGAGGTGGACGAAAATGGTGATTTGTAAAAGGTGTTACACATCTATGGTTGGTGTGATGTCATTTTCTAAGGACAAGCATGAAAAGTTTTGTAGATGCCCAAAGTGTTATTCAGAGACAAAACATAGTCAAATCAAAGATGATGAACTGGATTTTGAAGAGATATTAGAGACAAAAATGATTGGAGACATGCGAAAGTGACAGTAAAAAAAATAAATTTATCACCCGATCAGTTGGCAATAGTTGATAGATATTGCCGCAATGATTTACGAGAATTAAAGAAAATTTGTCTGCCGCTAATATCCATGAAGGGTGTTGCAGATATGGAAATTGATGATTTGTTAAGTGATGCGATGAAGGTATTGCTTGAAACAGTTGAAAATTATGATTGCACAAGGAATGATAATTTCGGAGCATATTTGACAACAAATATTAAACGTTCGTATTTAGATTGGACAAGAGATAGAATGCGAGATAAACGTGTTAATTATGCAAGGGACAGAAATGGAGATATTATTTATGAGTACTACGAAGAGAATGGAGAGAAGAAAAAAAGAAAAGTAATTCTTAAACCATTAACATTAGATGTGACGACAGAGGAAGGAAAGGAAATTAGAGATACGATAGCTTCAGATTTTCGTGTGGAGAATATTTTTATAAGAGAAACAAAATCTGAATGGCATCAAGAAGTTAATGATTATTTAAATAGTTTGTCTCCTTTGCAATACAAGATAATCATGATGCTTGCTGATAAATACACAAAAGAAGAGATTTGTGAAATCTTACATATTGAACCATTTCATTATGACAATCTTTTAAAAAAGATTACTTCTGATGAAAAAACTAAGCCTTTAAAGAGTTTGATGGGAGGAAAAATTCTATGAAATTAATAAGAGATAAGGTAAAAAAAGATACTTGCATGGCATCTAAAATATGTGGAATGATTGAAAGAGAAGATCTTAGAAATGATCATCCGCAGCAGAGAAAGTCTGGGCAATGGGAAGAAGAAGTTAGAGATAATTTTATAGTAACTGTTATTCAGAATGAAGATTTTGATCCAATTAAAATTTGTGAACAGCTTACAGATAATGGTGTTATCTTGTGGCTGATTGATGGATTACAGAGATGTACCACAATAGAAAATTATAAAGCAGGTAAATTTGCACTTGGCAAAAAAATAAATCCATCAGTGATTGAGTATCAAGAAGTAAAAAAAGATGAAAATGGAAAAATTGTTAAAGATAAAGATGGTAATACAGTATATGAAATCGTTTCTTTTGACTTAAAAGGGAAAAGTTATGCTCAATTACCAGAAAGATTAAAGGAAGATTTTAATAATTGCCCAGTAGAAATAGTAAAACATCTTGATTGTAGTGATGAAGAAGTGGGGCGACATATTGTTAGATATAACAGTGGAGCGAAAATGAACGTTGCCCAAAAAACAATCACCTATATGTGCAATGTTGCAAAAGATGTTAAAGAATTATCTGGACATGATTTCTTTAGCGATTGTGCAAAATTTTCCGATGTTAAAGATAGAAATGGAACTATTGATAAGATTGTAAATGAAACAATTATGGGGCTTAACTTTTTTGAACAGTGGAAAAGAAATGCAATGCAGCTTGGAAAGTTTTTAAACGAGTATGCAACCAAGGAGATGTTTAATAAGTTCAAGGAATATCTTGATAGATTGTACAATATTGTAACACCGACAACAGGGAAATTGTTTAGTGAGAAAAACGCACTTATATGGTTTATGCTCTTTGACAAGTTTGAAAAAACAGGATATCCAGATGAAAAATTTGGAGAATTCTTAAACGACTTTGAAGAGTTGAAGAACGTAAAAGTTGTTGTAGAACACACTAGAAAACCAAAAGGAACTGAAGAGACAAACAATTTATCATTTGCTGAAATTGATACATGTAATTCTACAAAAGATAAAGGAATGATTACAGACAAATTACATATTTTAGAAACACTTTTAAAGGATTTTTTAGCCAACGAATCAATGACGACAAAAGAAACAGAGAATATTAAAGAAGAGGATGATGAAGAAGAAACTACACTTTCGTTTGTTCAGAAAAATGTAAATTCAAATGTAATCGAAGAAGACATTGAATGTTATGAAAACATGATTGATGATTGCGTAAGAGTTGATTCGGAAGTGTACAAGCAGTGTAAAACAGCGTTAGTTGCGCTTATGGCTTATGCTTGTAAAAATGAAAAAGACATAGATTTTGAACAGTGGATTCAAAAGTATCAGAAAAATAGTTCTGGTTTTAGCACAGATCAAAGAATTAACTATACATATATGAAAAATAGCTTTGAAAGCTTTTTGAAACGTGGGTAATTTGTGAGGCGAGAAGATGCAAATAAATATTAGTTATACATTATATACAGACGGTGATTACAGTTTAAGGAATGCCGAAGATTTTGGCTGTACTAATAGAGACGTAGTAGTTGATGATTTTGAATATTATGATTATGTTGGTTCTATGGAATTTAAATATGAAGAGGAGTGGCGTTGTAAAAGCGAAGCAAAAGATTTTCTTTGGAGATTTTTATGTGATGGAATTCATATATCTTATACACATCCTTGGCTACTTAAAGACTTTTATGACATTATGGAATCTTTAGAGAATGTTATTAATGAATATCAAGAGGGAATATCTGTAGTCCAAAGGCATATAACAGGTAATTATGAAGGAACAGAAATTAAAATAGAAATATCAAAATAAAGTTCGTTTCTTTAAGAGAGGTGAAAGATGAAAATGACGGGAACAATTCGTAGAGTTGACGACTTAGGTAGAATAGTAATTCCGAAGGAAATTAGAAGACTGGTGTTTGGGAAAACGGATGCAACTGGTGAACCAATGGAAATATTTATTGACGGAGAAAATATTGTATTACGAAGATATAAAGAAATGCAAACTTGTGAATGGATAAAATATGATTATAGAACGATTTGTCCAAAGAATCATGATGATGCTGATGATCCATATTGGAGGATACCTGAGAATATGGCTAACATAAAATATTGTCCTTATTGTGGCAAAGAAATAGTTGTTGTAGATAAATAACATTAAAGTTCGATTTCATGTGGAGGTATAAAGTATGACGAATTTAATAGATATTTATAATGAAATTGAAAACAGTATTAATAGTTTATACGATTTTGACTTGAGTTCCCAATATAAAAAAATGATGGATGGTTTGAACTCAGCAATAGAAGATTTATATAAATATTACGGTATTAGAAGATTAAAAATAGATATAGAACAATTTCATAAGAATGAGATTGTAAAAATTGAGCAAGGAGAAGGTGGTTGTTTCTTACTTGGGTTAGATGAAAATGATTCAAGAATTGTTGACTTATACGAACATATGGACTTGTCGATTGATGAGCTATTTTTCTAATCACAAAACAAGGAGATCGGTAAAAATGGAAAATATAAGAAGATGGTTTGAGAATGACAAAGTAAACAATGGTCAGGATTACGAGATTTATGAATACGAAGGTCATTTAGAAGCAAGAACAGATACAGTTATTTTTATGATAGTAGAGCCTCATAGCGGAACTAGAAACAGATGGTTACTTAGAGTTACAACAGAAAGTGCTTTTGACAGATGGGCTAATTCAACTGCTGTTGAAAAGTTTTTCAATACAGATATTGAACTATGTAATTATTTACATGAACATCAGTTAGATATTTATAAGGATTTAGTTGGATATCTTTCAAGAGAATATGATGATATAGCAGAGGAATATTAGTCAGAATATATAACTTTGAAAGGAGCATACAAATATTATGGAACAGATTCAGGAAAATGAACAGTGGAAATTGAATGGCAACTGTAAAAAATGTAGAAGAAATAATTATTGTTCAAAACCATGTACTCGTCATAATAGACGAATAAGAGCAGAATTTAAAGGTCTTGTTGCAGATACAATGAATAAAATGACAGGTGGTGTAATGAGAGAAGCTATTGATAAGACAGTAAATGGAATTTGGTAAATTAGAAGAGGTATTATATGAGTCAATGTATTAGAAATAAGTCATGTGAGATTTGCGGAAGAATAGAAGTTGGGTTAGTAGAAATGAGTGTAGGAAAAACTAAACATTATCTATGTTATTCATGTATGGCAAATTTCGCATCGGACGTTCTTGATTACGCAAGAATGAATTTGACAGAGAAAGTCAATGAATATGGAAATACATATTTTATAGACAAAGAACAGAAACCACAGTAAAACTTCGTTTCATGTGGAATTTAGAAAGGAAATATTATGAGAGAATATACCGTCAGAGAATATGATATGGATGACTATGACATTCAAAGAGATAAAATTGACAATATGACATATACAGAGTTAGCGGAAGCTGTTCGTGAAATTGCAAGAGGCTGGCTGCCTGATTATAACTTTACTGGTGAGGAAAATGATTTTGATAATCATAAAAGACAGATGATTATGAGTAGAGTGGCTAGATTATTGGAGAAAGAAAAACTATCACAATAAACGCACATTTCTTGCGGATTTTTGGAGGTGAAATCTTTTGAAAGTTGTTGGAAACAAAGAAGATGTTAATCGAATAGAATTGTCACATAAAGGTTTGAATGTCAGTTTTAATTGTTCTATGAAGCCATTGCCTTATGATTATAATATTGATATATCTAAACCTAAAACAATTGAGATAATATTCAAAGATTCTTACGAAATAGAAGCTTTGATAGATGTATTAGAAAAATTTAAAAAAGAGTGTTTTGGGCTTATTGGAGAATGGAGACAATATTATGACGAATAAAGAGCAAAATAATTTAAGCAAATACATAGCATTAATTCTTAGACATAGACCTGATGTTGTTGGCATCACATTAGACGAACATGGCTGGGCTAATGTATCAGATTTATTAAAGGGAATCAATAAAACTCAGACAATTACAATGAAAATGCTTGAAAAAATTGTAGAAGAAGATTCTAAACAGAGATATTCATTTAATCGAGAGAAGACGCTTATCAGAGCAAATCAAGGTCATTCTGTAAAAGTCGATGTAGAATTGAAAGAGTGTATGCCACCAGATATTTTATATCATGGAACAGGTGTTAAATATTGCTCTTCAATCAATAAACAAGGGTTAATATCCAAGAGTCGTTTATATGTCCATCTATCAAAAGATATTGAAACAGCAACAAATGTTGGCAGTAGACATGGAGAACCGTTTATTTATAAGGTTAGAGCAAAAGATATGTATAATGACGGATATAAATTCTTTTTATCTCAAAATGATGTATGGCTTACAAAAGAAGTACCAATCTGTTATTTAGAAGGAGAATAATACAATGTCAAATTTATATGTATATTTAATTCGTTCTCGTAACAAGGATAATAAGGATATTCCAAATTTTAAGCAACGAGATAAGACAATTCTTGAATATAAAGAGAATGAAGACGAAATAATTGAAGAATTTAAAAGTTTTGCAACTAAAGGAGTTCCTGGTGAACAGACAAGATTATATAGATCAGTTAATTCTAGGAACGAAGAGAAAATCAGGGAAGAATTTATTATTCGTCTGCTGAGAGACAAGCCAAGTATGACACAGCTTAATCGTACATTAGCTTCAGTTGCACAGCAAGTACAAAATCGTGACGAGAGTAAATGGTTGTTTGACTTTGATGTGGACAATGAAGAAAAAGTAGAAGATTTTATTGACGATATTTATTTTTATTCAGAATTGGATAATCACGAATTGCATAAGACTCCACATGGCTATGCAATCATTGTTCCGCATAGATTTGATACAAGAGAGTTGATGGAAAAGTGGAAAGATTATGATATCACATTGAAGAAAGATGAGTTGTTGTTTTTGGATATGATAACGAATAAGTGATATTTTATTGATATACCAAAAATTGAGGTGAATTTGGATGAAAAGATTGAAAATTGAAATTCCATCTGGTGCAAATGAAATTATCCATAGTCTACAAAACAATGGATATGAAGCTTTCTTAGTTGGAGGGTGCGTAAGAGATAGTATTCTTGGCAGAATAATTCACGATTATGACATTACAACTTCTGCCACACCAGATGAAATGATGGAAGTATTTAAGGATAAAAGAATTATTGAAACTGGATTACAACATGGAACTATTACCATTATAATTGACGGTGAAGGATATGAATGTACCACTTACAGAATTGACGGTAATTACTCAGATAGTCGTAGACCTGATAGCATAACATTTACACGAAATCTTAAAGAAGATTTAAAGCGTAGAGATTTTACAATCAATGCGATGGCATACAATGATGAAGTTGGACTTGTAGATCCGTTTAATGGCATGGAAGATATTGAGCATTATAAAATCAGATGTGTTGGTAGAGCAGAGGATAGATTTTCAGAAGATGCTTTAAGGATTTTACGTGCTATTCGGTTTGCTTCACAACTGGGATTTGTCCTTGAACCTGATACAGATTGGAATATCTCTAAAATGTATAAGAATTTGGAGAATATATCTATTGAAAGGATCAATAGTGAGTTCTGTAAAATTGCTGCATCGAGTGATTTCTGTGTACAAATGGTCTTATATCACGAAGTATTCTCATTGTTCATTCCTGAAATTAAAGATATGTTTGGCTTTCAACAGAATAATCCATATCACATGTATGATGTATGGAATCATACCGTACATGCAGTACAAGCATATTCTTGTGATTGTGAAGAAGACTTAAATCCAATAGATTTAATTACGTCATTAGCGGTGTTCTTTCATGACATAGGAAAGCCACACTGTTATCAAGACGGTGAGGATGGCATTAGACATTTTAAAGGGCATGGAAAAGTCAGTGCTGATATGACTGATACAATTATGAAAAGACTTCGTTTTGATAATGATACAAGAGAAAAAGTAGTGCAGCTTGTTTATTATCATGATGCAACTTTTGAAGTGGGTGAAAAGTATATCAAGAGATGGCTCAATAAGATTGGAGAAGAACAATTTAGAAGATTACTGAATGTTCGTAGAGCTGATATTAAAGCGCAGGCTTATACAGAGCAAGAGAGTAGGCTTCAGAAAATTGACAATATCGAATATATCTTAGAGGAAGTTTTACAGAAAGACGAATGTTTCTCACTGAAAGATTTGGCTGTTAATGGCAATGATTTGATTGAGATTGGATATAAGCCAGGAAAAGAAATAGGGAATACACTGAATTGTCTTTTACAGTTAGTAATTGAAGGTGTATATCTAAACGAGAAAAGTGAGTTACTTAAATATGTTGAGACAACAAAAGAATGGATGAAGTTATGAGAGAATTATAATGGTAAGATTATTTAGCCACAGTGATTTAGACGGAATCGGTTGTGCAGTTTTGGCAAAACTTGCATTTGGTAAAGATGTAGATATTTCATACTGTGATTACGACAATATTGATTCAACTGTAAAGGAATATTTGGAAACAGAACAGGACGACACAATCCCAATTTATATTACCGATATTCGTGTCAATGAAGAAACTGCTGAGTTGCTAAATAAAAGAGGCAATGTTCAGTTATTAGATCATCATCCAACAGCTCTTGGATTAAATAAGTATGATTGGTGTGATGTAGTTATCGAAGATTCCAAAGGAATTAAAACATCGGGAACTATGTTGTTTTATCATTGGTTAGGTATGAATGGTAGCCTGAGTGAAGAGTTAGAGAATAATAATGCGTTAGAGAGATTTGCTGAATTAGTGAGAGATTATGACACTTGGAGATGGTCAGAACTTGGTGAAGATGGAGTTATTTGTAAGCAGGTGAACGATTTACTTTATCTGTATGGTCGAGATGATTTTATTCATTGGTGTATTTCGGAGATACGTGGTGAAATATTCCCATTGTTATCTGCTAAAGATGAGGTTGTTCTGAAGATTAAGCAGGATGAAATTGATAGATATATCAAGGAGAAGAATGAAACCATGTTTACCAGTCCTATGTGTGGTAAGGTTTGTGGTTTTGTATTTGCAGATAGGTTTGTTAGTGAATTAGGTAATAGACTTTGTAAAATGCATCCTGAAATTGATTTTGTGGCAATGATTGATATTGATGGTTGTACGGTATCTTATAGAACCGTTAAAGAAGATATTGATCTTGGTAAAGATGTAGCAAGTTTATTTGGTGGCGGTGGTCATCCAAAAGCTGCTGGTTCAGAATTTGGTCAGAGTATTAAGTTGAAAATTATTGGGGAAATCTTTGGACAGTGAGGTGAGAGAATAATTGGAATGGATTAAATGTGTCGAAGGACAAATGCCCGAAGATGATAAAAGATACGAAGGTAAGAAAGTAATTAATGTACTTGTTACTACGAATAGAGGCATGGTAACAAAAGTACAAAGACAACGCTATGATGGGACATGGTTTTGGGGAAGAATTAATGGTGGCATGAAAGCTTGGATGCCGTTGCCTGAACCATACAGAGAATAAGCGAGGTAAAATATGAGAAAAAGTAAATTTACATATCCAAAATGTCCATATTGCAAGAAAGAATATCAAGATGGATTTATGGAATATGGTTTGATGAATTTGGTAACACAAGGTTGGTGTGAAGAAGTAAAAGTAAAATGTCATAATTGTGGTGAGTATTTCAAAGTGAAGGTACACATCACATATTATGGTTCAAAGTTGGCGAGGTGAGAGAGTGAAAATAACAATTGATATTCCGAGAGAATATGAACGAGATTTTAGCGCTGGCAAGTTCAAGGATTTCTTTTCAAGAGTAATTGCAGATATTGATTTCAAAGGTATATGTGGTAATTATGAAAAGGAAATTGCAGAAATGTTTTTAGAAGCGTTTGACAAAGCTATTATTGGTGATGTTAATCTAAATGCAAAAGTTATTCCAGTTGCAAATATATCTTTTGACAAAGAAGATATGCAGAAGATGATTCAAGATGAATTAAAAAAGTTTCAAATAGAGAATAATCTAATATAGAAGTAATTCTATTCACGGCTGATCAGCCAAATTAAGCGAGGTGATAAAGTGAAGAAATATTGGGAAACAGGTGAAAAGAATGACTTTGGTAAGGAATGTTACAGGTTACATTTTAGTCAATTTTATGAAGAAGATGATGAAAATGTAGTAGCTGGTTTTGTACAAGATGAGACAGACGAAAACATATTTATATATGTATCAAAAGAACTAAATGTTGAATATGATACGTTGTTTGCAGACAGTATAGAAGATGCAAAGCATCAAATCGAAGACATGCTAATAGACCATTGGAATGATGAGATTGATTATTTAGAAAATCGAATTAAATCATTTCAAGACGAAGAATAATCATACATAGAAATTTCTATCTTGGCGACTCAGCCAAATTTCCCAAAAGTAAAAGTAACAAGAAATATTTTTTTCTTATGGTTTTTGCAGACGTGCAAATTCCATAGGATTTTACAACAAAATAATTAAGAAGAAAGGAATTAAGCAGTAACTCCTAGGTAATTATGGTTACGTAACCTCTGTAAAATAGTGTATTTTGACAGAGAATAAAGAAAAAAATAATTATTGTGAGCTTAATGGACGACCATTACGTTTGTTAATAGGTGGTTCACCTTGTACATTTTGGTCAATTTCACAATCACCCGAAAGAAGAGAAACCACTTGTGAAGGTACAGGATGGGAATTATTTAAAAATTATTTAATTGCGAAAGAAAAATGGCAACCAGATATATTTTTATATGAGAACAACGAAAGTATATCAAAAGAAATTCAAAAAGAAATCGAAAAACGATTAAATGTTAATCTATTACATATCAACAGTGCATTATTATCAGCACAAACTCGACATCGTATCTATGCTACTAATATCAATATTGATCCAAAAAACATTATAGATAAGGGTATAAGAGTGAAAGATATTCTTGATGTTGAATTCCATAAAGAAAACTTAATAAATGAGGTTAAATTTAATAACAGAGATGATACTAAGGATAACAATAAACTTGTTAGAATTGGCACTATTGGTAAAGGTGGACAAGGTGAAAGAGTATATTCCATAAATGGTAAATCATGCACTTTGTCTGCCAATGGTGGTGGAAGAGGTGCAAAAACTGGATTGTATCTTATCAATGGAGAAGTAAGAAAATTAAATCCTTTAGAAGCAGAAAGATTGCAGACGTTGCCTGATGATTATACATTATGTAGTGGTGTTCCTGAAACACAGCGTTATAAATGTATTGGTAATGGATGGACGGCAGAAGTAATTATTCATATTTTAAATCAAGGATTGAAGAATGTTCCACGAGATTATCCTATTGAAGTTCTGAGCTTATATGATGGAATTGGAACTGGTAGGTATTGTTTGGAGAAAATGGGATTTACAAATATTACATATAAAGCATACGAAATAGATAAATATGCTATGAATGTTGCTACATATAATTATCCAGATATTGAAGAGTGTGGCGATGTATTCCAAATTAGAAATGATGATTGGGAATATTAAACAGAGAATAACATAAAGAAAGGAGTAAGAGGTTTGGTATACCGAAAACGCAGCGTTTACTCCTGATACATAATGATAATAAATAGAGTCTGGCAGATGCCAAATAGCAACACATTTTCAATTAAGCCAATTAAGGAGCTGATTGAGAAATATGCAATAGGTAAGATTGTTGATCCATTTGCCAATAGTAATAAGCTGGCAACAGTAACGAATGATTTAGACACACAGTATGATACTGATTATCATATGGACGCACTGGATTTCTTAAAGATATTCGATGATAACTCAGTAGATACCGTGTTGTACGATCCACCATACTCGCCACGACAGGTAAGCGAATGTTACAAAAATCTTGGACAGACAGTAAATATGCAGACAACACAAGCTTCATATTGGTCTAAACAGAAGGAACAGATAGGAAGAATTGTAAAGAAAGATGGCATTGTAATTACTTGTAGCTGGAATAGTGGTGGCATTGGTAAGAAGTATGGCTTTGAAATTCAGGAAATTTTACTTGTTCCTCATGGTGGTTGGCACAATGACACGATTGTTGTGGTTGAAAAGAAGATTGAGTAGAGAATAACAGAATATGAAGTTCCAAGTAAAGCGGAATTTCTTCTGAATTTTCAGAGAATAAATACATATAAGAACAAAGAAAAGAGGTAACAAAATGAGAGAAACATTAATTGTTGTAGACATGCAGAATGATTTTATTGATGGAACACTTGGTACAAAGGAAGCACAGGCGATTGTATCAAATGTAGCAAAGAAAATTAAGGAGTATAAGGATGCTAGTAAACAGGTAATTTTTACAAGAGACACACATCCTGAGAATTATTTAGAGACATATGAAGGTAAACATCTTCCTGTTACTCACTGTGTAAAGAATACTATTGGTTGGCAGATTTCCAATAAGTTAGATTTTGATATTGAGAATGATATTCTGATTGATAAGCCTACATTCGGTTGGTTAAATTGGAAGGACTTTGGATTTGAAAGCGTTGAGATTTGCGGATTATGTACCGACATCTGTGTGGTTTCAAATGCACTTATTATTAGAGCAAATTATCCTGAGATTGATATTACAGTAGATGCAAGTTGTTGTGCAGGTGTCACACCTGATAACCACAAGGCTGCATTAGCAACTATGAAGATGTGTCAGATCGAAGTGATTGGAGAGTAGAATATGATTAAAATTAATGGCGAAATTGTAACAATCAACAAGTTTCCAGATGGAACACCAAGAGTAAATATTGATATAAACAACATTGAGGAAGACTCTTATGATGGCTCTCCTTGTATTTGGATTGAATGGATTTATGAGAGTAACGATGAGATATTTTATCTGATGTTAGTAAAGAAACATCTTGAAAGATTTTTTACTAATGTGGATTATTATTTGTCTCTTCCATATATTCCTAATGCACGAATGGATAGAGTAAAAAATGATGATGAAGTATTCACATTGAAGTATTTTTGCGATTTTATCAATTGGTTAGGATTTTCATCAGTTTATGTTTTAGATGCTCATAGCGATGTTTCTACTGCATTACTCAATAATTGTGTAAAAGAAAATCCAAAAGAGTATGTTGATAAAGCTATTTCAAAGATTGGTATGAGAAATCTTGTACTTTATTTCCCAGACGCAGGTGCAGCTAAGAGATATTCAGATTTATTCCCTGAGTTACCGTATTGTTATGGTGAAAAGAAAAGAGATTGGAAAACTGGCAAAATCCTTGGATTAGACATTAGAACAAATGGTATTGATTTGAAGGATAAAGCTGTATTGATGATTGATGATATTATCGCATATGGCGGTTCACTTTATTATAGTGCAGAAGAATTGAAGAAACATGGTGTAACTGAGATTTATGCATATGCCACTCATACAGAGAATTCAATTCTTGATAAAGAAAAAGGAACATTAATCAAATCTTTAGAGAATAATACTGTGAACAGATTATTTACCACAAACAGTTTATTTAATGGTAGTCATGAAAAAATTACAGTTATGGAGGTTTAAAATTATGGATAACACAATGGCTTTATTATTATCAGATACTTATAAACAGTGTCATGATCGTATGTACCCAAATGGTTTGACTAAATTGGTGTCGTATTGGGTGCCTCGAAAATCAATGTTAGAGAATCAGAATGAAATGGTTTTCTTTGGATTACAGGCATTTATCAAAGAATATTTAATGGGATATTTTCAGAAAAATTTCTTCGATTTATCGGAAGATGAGATGCTAACTCTTTATACAGATTCGATGGACGTACAGATTGGTAGAGACAACTATGATTTAGATAAAATTGTAGAGCTTCACAAATTAGGATATTTACCACTTGAGATTAGAGCATTACCAGAAGGCACACTTGTTCCTATGGGTGTTCCTTGTATTGAGATTACAAATACGGATGATAAATTTGCTTGGCTTGTTCAGTGGATTGAATGTATTCTTCAGGTAGAATTGTGGAAACCTTGTTGTCATGCAACTATTGGTCATATGTATCGTGAGATTGCAGATTATTGGTATAACAAGACAACAGACGGATTGCCTGGAAATATGGCTTGTGCAGATTTTGGTATGAGAGGAATGTCTTGTATGGATGAAGCTACAAGATGTTCAGCATCATGGCTGCTTTCATTTAATAAGACATCTACAATTCCAGCAATTAATTATATTGATAGATATTACAATGCCGATTGTAAGAATAATGGTATTGGAATCGGTGCTGTCTCAACTGAACATTCTGTAATGGGTGCTAATTTCTCAATTGATGGAGATGAGATTACGTTTGTTAAGAGACTTTTAACAGAGTTATATCCAAATACATCATTTAGTATGGTTTCAGATACTTATGATTATTGGAATATGGTAAATAATATTCTTCCACAGTGTAAAGAAGCGATTATGAATCATAATGGAAAGCTTTTGGTTCGTCCTGATAGTGGTGATATTGTAGAGATTTCCGTTAAGACAGTTGAAAGGTTATGGGAGATTTTTGGTGGTTCTGTAAATGGTAAAGGTTATAAGGTATTAAATCCGCATATCGGTATTATTTATGGTGATGGCTGCACACTTTCTAATGTAGAAACTATTTGGAAAGAATTAGAAAAGCGTGGTTTCGCAGCTAATAATATTGCTTATGGTGTAGGAGCTTTTTGCTTCACTGCAATCGTTGAAAACGGCAAGGTGATTGTTGTTACAAGAGATACTTTTGGCATTGCAATGAAAGCTACATATGGAGTAATTGATGACAAGAAGTTAATGATTTTCAAAGATCCTAAGACAGATACAAGTCACTTAAAGAAATCTCATAAAGGATGTTGTAGAGTATACGATGATAACGGTGAATTAAAGTGTCAAGATCAGTTACTTGAAATGAGTGATAACAGTTTACTTACTACCGTATTTAAAGATGGAGAGTTAGTAAGAGAAGACACATTTGCGGATATCAGAAACAGAATGTACGGAGGTAAGTAATGATTAAAATTATTGATGGAGACTTGCTCACTTCGAACACTGATATTATTGCGCACCAGGTTAATTGCAAAGGTGCTTTTAATTCTGGTGTTGCAAAAGCGATCCGTGATTATGATGCGCAAGTATATAAAGATTATCATAGTTTTTGTTCGATTAACACACCTGAACAATTATTGGGTTCTGTTAGATATTTTCAGTCTAATATTGACGCAAGAATATATGCAAATTTATTTGCACAAAAATCATATGGCTATGACGGAAAACAGTATACAGATATTAATGCTTTAAGAAAATGTTTTGAAAATTTGAGATCATATGCAGTTTTGGAAAATATGAGTATTGCAATGCCATATAAAATTGGATGTGTTCGTGGCGGTGCAAATTGGGAAGAAGTGTATCAAATGATAAATGATATATTTGAAAATTGTAATATTGAATTATGGAGGTTAGATAAAGGATGAGTAATTTTGATGCTAAGAAAGTAAAGAATGAGATCGTAGAGTGGATTAGAGATTGGTTTGAACAGAATGGTAAAGATTGTATGGCAGTAGTTGGAATTTCTGGCGGTAAGGATTCAAGCGTTGTTGCTGGCTTATGTTGTGAAGCTCTTGGAAAAGATAGAGTTTTTGGTGTATTAATGCCACAGGGAGAACAGCCAGATATTGATTATTCTCGAATGCTTGTAGACCATCTTGGAATCGACAGTTGTGTTGTAAATATAGGCAATACAGTTCGCACTTTAAAGCATGAGATTAAACCACAGTTGGGAGATCGTTGGTCAAAACAGACTTCTACAAATCTCCCTGCTCGTATTCGTATGACTACGCTTTATGCAGTATCACAGACAGTAAATGGTCGAGTTGCAAATACGTGTAATCTTTCAGAAACATTACTATCTTGGGAAACCAGATGGGGTGATGCAGTTGGAGATTTTGCACCAATTAGCGACTTAACAGTAGAAGAAGTGAAAGCTATTGGATATGAACTTGGATTGCCAAATGAATTAATCGAAAAAATTCCGTCTGATGGACTGTGTGGAAGTACAGATGAAGATGCATTGGGATTTAAATACTCTGTTATGGATAGATATATTAGAACAGGCGAGATTGACGACAAAGACATTAAAAAGAAAATTGATAATCGAGTAGAAAAATATCGGTTTAAGAGAATGCCTATTCCTTATTATAAAACAGGTATGGAAAGATATGTAGACTAAAATGGCAGAAGACTTAACTAATTTACAATTTGGAAAATTAACAGTCATCAAACGTGGAGACAACGATAAAAGCGGACATGTGAGATGGTGGTGTAAATGTGACTGTGGCAACCCTAAATTGATTTTAGTTGCCGCAGGACATTTAAAATCAGGACATACTCAATCATGTGGATGTATAAGAAGAGATAATATTAAACCACAAAAGAATTTAGAAGGAAAAAGATTTGGGAAATTAATTGTAAAAGAATTTCTTGGTATAAAAAATCATAGATCATTATGGAGTTGTGATTGTGATTGTGGTAAGAAAATTAACGCTTTATCATCGTCTTTAACTTCTGGAAAACTTAAGTCATATGGATGTTTATCTTCTGTAGCTGAGTTCGAATTAAGCCAGTTCTTGACAGATGAACAAATTATATTTGATACGCAATATAAGTTTGATGATTGTAAATATAAAAGAAGATTGCCATTCGATTTTGCAATTTTTCATCCACAAAATAAGAAACTCTTATTTTTAATTGAACTACATGGAGAACAGCATTATTTTCCGTTTACATTTAATAGTGAGTCTGATATGCAAAAGAAGGAAAATTTTTTGCATAGAAAACATTTGGATAAATTAAAAGAAGATTATTGTAGTGAAAATAATATTCCATTGTTAATTATTAGATATACAAATTTTCAAACAAAAGAAAAAATTGTAAAAGGGTTTTATGAAAAGCTCTTGCAAAAGAATATTACATTTGATGATTATATATTTTCATCAAAACAAATAAAGGATGATTTACAAGTAAAGCATAAACGTGTCTATAAAAGAAAAGTAGTCCAAATAGATATACCCAACAAGAATATTATAAGAGAATATAATAGTATGGAAGAGGCATATAAGATAACTGGAATATCATCTGGACAGATTTCGGATTGTTGTAAGGGTAATTGTAAAACAGCAGGTGGATATGCTTGGGCATATAATAACGGAAACGTTAATATTGAAGAAGTAATTAAACGTGCAACAATTCCAAATAGAACAAATGCAGTTGTGATTTTTCAAAAAGATAAAAATGGAAATATTATAAAAGAGTGGCAAAGTATAACAGAAGCAGCACATTCTTTGGGAGTAAGTCATCAAGGTATTCAAGCGTGTTGTTCAGGAAAGCAGAAAACTTGTAAAGGATTTGTTTGGAATTATAAGAAAGATTGATTCAATGCATGAGAAAAATCTGTTTAAATTACAGCCAATGCCAAGTTTTGTGTATCAGGCGTAAATAAGATACTATATATAGTGTTTATAGAAAATATGGACACTATATATAGTAATATTTTTACCAAGAAACATAGATTTCCTTTGGATATGAAATGAGGTGAATTATGGCTTATATAGAGAATGTTGTAATAGGAAAACCAATAGCAGAACCACAACAGATGTTTGCATTAGATGAAAATGATTGGAACAGAATTGAGCAGGAAAAGACTTATTATACAAACGAGAGGTTTCTTCCCAGAATTCTTGTGGAATTAGGCATTTATCCGTCAATCAGTGAGATTAGACGAAATAAGCCTAATCTTATGGTAAGTTTAGATAATGTTGATTTTATTGATAGCTTGAAAGTTAGTAGAAAAAGAAGACTGTGGATTTTAATAGGAGAATAATATGGCAGGATTTGTATCAAAACAGCCAAATGGATTATATTGTAGATTTTCGAGTGTCACGGATTGTCCTACAGCATGGAATATGACAAGAGAAGATTATATCAATATGAAAATGCAGGAAGCAAAAGAAGATGCTGAAGATGTGTTGGATAATTATTTGAAGCCGTTTGATATGGTGGTGGATATGTATTATCCAAACAATATGACAAAAGAGGAATTTAATAAGTTCCTTGAAGAGACTGGGTATAGCAAAGGAGAATAAATCATATGAAGAACTGTGTAATTTTAGAAATGGAAAACAGCAATGATTTTGAGAATGCTATGAATGATTATTTGGATGATGGATACAAAGTAGAATCCAGTTCATGCAATAGCAGATATTATAAAGCAATTCTTGTTTTGAAGGAGGAGGAATAAACCATATGAAGAAGAAAATTTTAGTAGTAATGTTAGCAGTTGGAATGGTAACAACATCATTAACTGGATGCGCTTTCGAAACTGAATCAAAAAAGGTTACATATAATATGAAACAGGAAGCTGAGAACTTTAATGTTCTTAGAAGATTTGCAGTAATCAACACTCGTACTGATAAGGTTGAGTTTGAAATGATTGGTGCATTTAGTAGAGAGGATGCAACAGATGATCAGGTGACGCTTGTTGTAGAGATGGAAGATGGTACATATAAGAGACATATTATTGGGTTGAATGAAGATACAATGTATGTCATTGAGGATTTGGGTGGTGCGAAAGTCAATAAATACAAGTATGAAGTTAATTATATTCCAGAGTCAATTGTACCATTTGAGATTACAGATAAAAAGTAAGCACATGAAACCGAAGTTTCTTGGTGATTTAGGAGGTGACAAATGACAGAAAGTGAAGCTATCGAAGAACTAAAATATGATTGTAATGAACTTGGTAAAGCAATCCCATGTGATACTTCATGGGGATGTTCTTTTGAAAATGCTTATGGAATGGCAATACAGGCACTTGAAAAGCAGACACCAAAGAAAGTAAAAAATAGCGGAGAGAGAATTCCGTTTGAATGGTATTGTCCTACTTGCGGAGAAATATTGTGTGATGATGGCTACAAAGATATCGACATTAAATATTGTGATCAATGCGGTCAGGCATTAGATTGGGAAAATTAAGAGAATAAGAATAATGAAAGGAGACGAGGTTCGTGTACACAAGAAGGAATTCCTTACTCCAAGTAATTTATGAAATATATGGGTTCAAAATCTCGTATAGTTGATAATATTTTACCGATTATTCAAGAAAGACTGCGAGATTATAATATCAAAACATACATAGAGCCATTTTGCGGCGGCTGTAATGTAATCGACAAAGTTCAATGTGATATAAAAATCGCTTCTGACAATCATAAATATCTTATTGAAATGTTCAAGAATCTAAATCAGATTCAAAATCTCCCAGAATTTATTACAAAAGAACATTACTCAGATGTAAGAGAGTGTTTTAATAAAGGATTATCCCAATATCCAGATTGGTATATTGGTGCGGTTGGCTTTCTCTCAAGTTATAATGGCAGATTCTTTGATGGTGGTTACTCAGGTGCTGTACATACGAAAGCTGGAACTGAAAGAAATTATTACGATGAAGCTAAGAGAAATTTGTTAGATCAGATTCCAAGGTTAGAAGATATTCAATTCCAATGTGGAGATTATGAAGAGTTATATTCTGATAAAGTTGACTGCTTATTTTATTGCGATATTCCATATAAGGGTACGAAACAGTATGGATCAAGTAAGAACTTTGATTATGATAGATTCTGGAATTGGGCTGAGAAGATGAATGAGAAGAATGTTGTCTTAGTCAGTGAGCATGAAGCTCCTTTAGAATGGGAATGTATTTGGCAACAAGAAGTCAAAAGAACGATTGACAATACAAAGCGAGTTAAAGCAGTAGAAAAGTTATTTGAAATAAGAGAATAAATACTTGGAGGTGTAAATTATGTCAAGTAATAAGATTAAATTTGTAACAAATGAATCAGGCGATTGGGAAATTGCTCGATATGAAGACTTTGAGGCTTCAGGACATCGTTTGACTATGTGGGATTATAAGGAATTATTAGAATTTCTTGGTTATGAAGTTGAAGTAGAAGAGATTCCAGATGAAGAAATGGAGAAATTTTCATGAAGTAATGAATCTCGCATTTCACAGGAGGATAAGTATTGAAGATTAATGATAAAGAAAATATTAATGAAATCATACTTCGTCATAAAGGTAAAGATATTAAATTTAATTGTTTTATCAAACCATTTCCTTATGTAGAAAGATTGGATTTAAAAGAAAAAGAACCAGTTGAGATTGTTTTTGATGATTTGACAGAAGTAGATGCATTAATTGATATGTTAAAAAGATTCAAACAGGAGTCACAGGAATATATAGGCGTTTGGAAGAGGAGTGGAATTTAAATGGATATTTATAATACAAAACCAAGAAAAATTAAATGTGTTAGAAACGATGATGATGTGTGGGGTAGTGGAGGCGAAAATCATCATTTATTGGAAGTGGGAAAAGAATATACATTAGAAGATATTATTGTTCATTCTTGGCACACAATTGTTTATATAGAAGAATTCCCAGATATGGAATTTAATAGTGTTGCATTTGAAGAAATTGATTAAAGGAGAGAATATGAGAGTAGCATTAACAGGTCATAGACCTCAGAGATTAGGATTACCAGACGATGAATTAGATATTAAATGGGTAAAAATAGGTCATTGGATTTTTAATCAGATTTTAGACGTTTCTGATGTGTATTGTGGAATGGCTAATGGTTCAGATATTTTAATTGGTCTAAATACTTGTGTGATAAAAGAAAGTTATAGAAGTATTTCTAAAGAATTTGAAAAGAACAGAGATTTAAAATTACACTGTATTTTACCTTGCAAGGATTATAACTCATCAAATAAGTATTATAGCAAGCTTAAAAATGAGGCTGATGAATGGATTGAATTAGCTGATGAATTTTACAAAGGCTGTGATAATGTAAGAGATCAGTATATGGTTGACCATTGTGATGTACTTCTTGCAATTTGGGATGGTAATAAATCTGGCGGTGTTTGGTCAACAATTCGTAAAGCACAGAAAGCAGGTAAGAAGATTATTTACTGTCCAAAAGAGATTTTAGAAGGAGAATAAATAATTGTGAGGTGAAAATTATGGATAACATAGATATGTACTGGGATGATATTTGTTGGAATGATGTAGTTCCTGATTGGGATGAAAATGGAGAATTACCAAATGATGAAGATGAAAATTAAAACCGACAATTCATTATAAAAAAAGGAGAATACATACATGGAAATTTTAAATGTACCAAGAGGATATGGCAAGTCAACAAGACTGATTATGAAGGCAGTAGAAACAGGATATTCAATTATTGTAGGAACAGAGAGTATGAAACGGTATCTTCGTGATTTAGCAGAAAGAATTACTAACAAAGAGATAAAGATTTATTCAGCATATGAATTTGCCAGCATTGACGCAATGAAAAGAGATAAAAATATTCTGATTGATGAACTACCACTTGTATTATCAATTTTATTAAATACAAATGTGGAAATGGCTACTATGACAAGTGGTTCTCTTGAAAGCTATGGCATTGAGCAATATAAGAACAGACTAAAATAAAAATGAAGCGATATTTCTTGGGTTACAGGAGGCAAGGTAGTGAAAATAAAAAACAAAATACGAGACAAATTAAGACAATGGTTATTTTCAGAAGAGTTATCAAAATTTGAATCGGCAGAACAGAATTATAAAGATGCAGAAGACTTATATAATAGGGCAAAAGGGTATCTAAATGCTGCAAAGGATGAATATTGCTGGTCATTTAAATTAGTCGATGATTGTCATCAGCTTATGAATTCTATGATGGATGTTGGAACAGATGTTGGTTTTTGTTCTGATGACCATTCTTGGGCGGTTGTATGCATTAAAGGTCATCCAGAGTATGTATCATTTATTCCATTATCACATAGAGATGCACGAGATGTATTGGATTTTCTGAAACATTTTAAGTATTCAGATAGAGTTGTAGATTCTCCATTTGCGTTTAGAGATATGGTTGACCATTGTATTATAGAAAATCCGTTTTTTAAAAAATAAAACTATAATGAAATTTTGGTTTCCTATGGAGGTAAAAATATGTTCAATAGATGGAAAGCATATCCTAAACATATTCCTAAAAAGCGTGGTTGGTATATATGCTCAATTAGATATGGCGAAGAACCAGGACAAGCATATATTATGGATTTATTTTGGGACGAAAAGACACTAAGATGGAAAGATAATAGACGATTAGATGTTTACAATACATATGAAGTATATGGATATAACGATGAAACTCATTTAAATGATAAAAGGATTTATAAGGACAATGTTTGCTTCAGAGATGATGTAGTTGCCTTTAAAAAATTACCAAAGATTTATAAGTAATAAGAGAATATAACAATGTAATTACAAAACAAGGAAAGGAAAAACGTTCACATGTGAGTAAAGCTGCGCAGCTACTAGGTGAACAAATATTGGCATTAAATATTGGATATTTAACATCAGATAAGGAAGATAATGAGTTATACACGCCCTATTATGCAACAGATCACATTATTAAATATCTTCCAAAGGATAAAATTATATGGTGTCCATTTGATGAAAACTGGTCTGCTTTCTACAACAGGCTAAAAGAGGAAGGATACAATGTAATCAGAAGTTCATTAGCTGAAGGTCAAGATTTCTTTAATTACGAACCTGAAAAATGGGATATCATAGTTAGCAATCCACCCTTCTCAATCAAAGATAAAGTCTTAGAAAGACTTTATTCATTCAACAAACCGTTTGCGGTTCTTCTACCGCTTAATTCCCTGCAAGGTAAAACAAGATATAAATATTTCAAAGATGGTATTCAGATTCTTAGTTTTGATGCAAGAATTTGTTATCACAATAAAGAACATATGGATTCTGTAGTAAAAGGTAGTCCATTTGCAACGGCATATTTCTGTAAAGATTTATTACCAAAGGATTTGATTGTTGAAAAATTGGTTACATATGAAAGACCATTAGGAGAATAAACCAATAGGAAAACCACGTTTCTTTTGGTTGTGAAAGTAGGTGAGAAAAATAACAGAATTAGAGAAGAAATATTACAAGCTTTTAATAGGCGAAACGTTTCATTGCTATGATATTACATTAAACGAATTACTGATTATTATGAATGCAGAACTTAATATAAACACATTATCTCTACAGAAATCAGGAAGACATAATTTTTATTGTAGAGTCGATGATAAAACCAAACAATATTATTTACGAAAATTTGGTTTGTTGAATGAAGATCGAGTAGAAACAGGAGAACAGAATGGGTAAATCATTAGAATTTGTAAAAGAACGAATTGCATCAGGTCAGTGCAATGGCATGGAGAATAATAAATATGAATCCATGATTGAACAGGATATACGAGAGTTATTTACGGTTATTACTTACACCAAAGATGGAACAATTTTAATAGATGTTCCTTATCTTAAAGGTGGCAAACCTTATTTTAATGTAATTATTAAGTATGATCCAGATGCAGATTTTGAATATTTCACAATGCAGCGTTGCAATTGTGATGGAACGTTTGTATTCTTTCAAGATTTAATGGGTGAGTGCATAGATAAAATGATTCATCTTAAAACCTGTAATGTAAATAAGGAGATTCCAAAAGATTTAACTGGATATTCTATCATCTATACTGTCGGAGATTTTGTATTGGCAGAAGAGTTTGGAGATGAATTTGCAACTAAAGAAAAACCTTGGATGAAGAGTAAATTCACTGCTATGTTGCCAATTAAGTTTGATGTAGTAAGGAATGGAGAATAATGTATTTTGATTTAAACATTGGAGAGTGGGAGTTTGAAAACGATTATGAAGACATCTACTTTCTGCTTCATTGTTTATACAATGCAAAAACTGAGTTATACGACAGAACTCTTACTGATATGAGAAGTAGGTATGATCCGACTGAAGCATTTATAGATGGCTGGAATAAAAGTAAATCGAATTGGTATTCCAGGAAACTATATGATAAATGTGTGAAGTGCATTGAGTTAAAAACAAAAAGTCGTTTTATACACAGATACTGGAAAGAATGTGTTTGGAAGTTTCAAAGTCTTTCTGCACAAGAATGGATAAATTTATATCAGCAGTTGATTAAAGAAAATAAATACGATAGTTGGATAATGAAATATATAGAAATTGGAGAATAACAATTTGAAAAACACACTATTAGATGTAGCTCAGAACTTTGGTAAGATGAGTGATTCAGAAAAAGTAGAAGTAAACGATAATGTCAGAAAGCAATTTGACAACATTATTCATGGTAATCCTCCGAAGACTGAGCGAGAAAAAGAAATTGATAAACTTGCAAGAGAAGAATTAGAAGAGTACAGACGAAAGAAGAAAGCTTTTTATGACAATCCTATCCATTGGAATAACAACAAGCGTAGAAGACATGGACTTCCTGTATTAAGAGGTAACGTTAATAAATGCCGTTTGAAAGAATATCCAGGATTTCATCCGTCTGTACGATTCTTTGGTATGATGGAAGATTTATTTGATGAGATATTGATTACAACTATGGAGGATAATCTAAATTCTTTTGTAGAAGTAAAAGATATAGCGGCTGGCGATGCGAAAGTGTTTTAGAATGAGCAAATAGGAGAATAACAGTATGAGAGCATATGAATTACGACAGTATGATGTAATTTCTTATTATCCTCCACAGCCACACAAACAGGAATACAAACTTGGAGAACACATTTCTATTAACGAATTAGCTGAAGCAATGTTTAGTTCACCTGCTTTAAGGTTAGATAGAGATAAAAATGAGGACAAGATGCTTCGAGTTATAGAAATAGAATATGTGAAATTTCCGTGGTGGAAGTTTTGGAAGAAAAGAAAATATGTTGAAGAATATCATTTAGAAGTAATGTAGGTAGGTGATAAATATGAACAAGAGACAGAAAAAGAAATTATTTAAACAGACACTTATTAAGGTTAGAAAACTACATCCACAGAAGGGTGATGTGATTTGTTTTCAATTTGATCCAGAACAACTTTATGTAGATGTAATAACTGAGTTTGAAAGGGCATGTCTTGATAATCAGATATTTGGTGAAGCAAATATTGCTATTGTTCCGTCAAATATTAAAAAATTAGATAAAGAAGAAGCTCAAATATATATTGATAAGTTGCAGAGTATTGTAGATCAGATAGGAGAATAAGAGCATGGGTAAAGTTGTAGATATGAGTAATTTTGATCCCTTACTTGATAATTTGGAAAAGTATGTGAATAAACAAGGGTGTACTCTCGGTAAAGACGCTGAGAGGTTACAAAAATTATTACATTCAATTCAGTATTGTTATATACATGGAGTATTAACAGAGAGTCAAAATGAATCAGCTTGTAAGAAATTTAGAAAACAGTTTCAGAAAGCTTTATATGAGAAATAAGAAAGAAGCATTTCCTATTGATTTTATCTAAGAGCAATTCTGCTCACTATTTCCAAAATAAAAGAGAGAATAACTAAATATAAGGAGGTATAGAACTTGCATATAAGAATTGTTGGTTTTAGCGACAGATATGATGATTATAAGCTTCTTGGATATACAGAAGTAGAGAATGTATCAGAAGTTTTTAAGACGCTAGACTATATGAGAAAGAACGAAATTCCATTAATAATCAATACTAATGATGTCATTGATACAGACGGAGAAGAATATTACATAGATAGTATTACAATGGTATTCCCAAAAGTGAGTGGCGAGATTGGGAGTTGTATTACTGTTTATGTGGAAGATGTTTAGGAGGATAAAGATATGAAAATAGAGTTAATCAAATTAAAATTCAATGATACTTGTGCATATAAGCATAAGCCATTCACTTATTGCTGTGATGAAATTCAAAATGATAAAGCTATTGTATTTACAGGTGAAGATTTGGTATGCAACGATACATTTGGATTATTAGTAAGAGATTCAGATGACAATATAATTCCTCAATTTTGTAATTCATACACAGAAACATTTAGCTCTTGGGGTGATGAGTATGAGCAGACAGATAATTATCCAATTCAATTTTGCCCTCACTGCGGAGAGAAGATTGAGATTTCAGTCGTAGATGAGATAGATGTATCTGATAAGTATAATGAATTATCTAAGCAGCGTGAGGATTTATGGAAGAAGTGTCAAAGAACAGATAGTAAGAAGAAAGAAGCTGAACTAATAGAACAGGTTAGAAAGCTTGATAATCAGATTAATGGTTTCTATTTGTTAGATGAGTGGAAAGAGGATGTATATGTATAAACAAATTATTATTGCTAGAAAAGATTTAAACATGAGTCATGGCAAGCTCGCAGCTCAAGTCAGTCACGGCTCTATGGCATTTCTCAGTTGGTTTATTAGAAATAATGCCGATTTAGATGGTCATGTCGATGGCTATATTGACGAAGATATTCTTCACAATTGGATTGAGGGCGAATTTACAAAATGTGTTCTTCAAGCCAAGAATAAGAATCAGTTGCTAAAAGCTAAGACTATGGCAGAAGAATTAGGAATGGTTGAAGGTAAAGATTTTTGGCGAATATACGATAACTGTCGCACTGAATTAGAATCCGAAGAAGATGGTAGGACACTTACTGTAATTGGTTTTAGACCAATGGACAGTGAGGTTGTTGATCAGATTGGAAGAAAATATCATTTATATATGTAGAAATGGAGAATATTAAAATGGCAAATAGATTATTATTTGAGAAAGACGTAATAAAAGCAGTTGATAAACATACGAATGATGATAGTCAGTTAGATGATGATATTAGCTGTATTCTTGAAGAAGTAAATCCTGTCGTATTAGTTGGTTCAAAAGAAGCAATAGACAGCTTAAAGGTAGAAATTAAACCAGTACAGAAACAGAAACGAGTTGAACTATTCGAGAATGAAGATGTCGTTTTAGAGCAGCGTGGTAACAGATATTATTTATCCCTCTATGATAAGGAAGGAAAATTTCAGAGAGAAGTAACTATTGATGTGAAAGACGATTACAAAGTTGGACTTGGGAATTGTAAGTAAATTCATGTTTCCTTTGGTAACAAAGAGAGAATATTAAAGCAAGGAGGTAAGAAAAAATGTCGTATTGGACTTATATCAACGGTACAATAACAGTTCGTCCTATGGGTAGAACACAGCCTGAGAAGAGATATATTCTTGAAACAGTGCTAAATCATCTGCCAAGAGTAACAGGTTCTGAAGGTGACATGAATACATATATCATTCAGAAAAATGGTTATAACAGTTCGTGTTCATGTGATGAATTTGGCGAAGTGACAAATAATTTAACTGATTGGTACGGTAATAAAAGTCATACTAGAGGAGCATTGAGAACGCAAGACGAATATATCCTTGTTATAAATGCAGCTTTAAGAGACAGAGAATTTGAACAGACTTACAGAGAATTTATGAAATGGTTTGTGCGACTTTGTAAAAGAGTAGGCTGTGAAGATGTTCTTGTAGAAATCAAAGGATATGATAAGTCAACTGTTATCAAAGATAGGAATATTCAGAGAAAAAAGTATTCATTTAAGAGCGTTTTTGATGATTTGTTTGAAGATCCAAGTTGGTGTAATGACAACAAAGATGGATATAAAGAGCCGAACTGGTGTGAATTTATGATGTGGGATAGAGCAAAAGATTCTAATTATCCTATGACTCTTGCTTACAAATATTTCAACGATAAAGAAAATGATCAGGAAGTTAAGAGAAGAATGAATTATAGATGAACGATCTAGAAAGGAATAAAATTATGAAAATTATTGAAACAGGAACTACATATAAGGTGTATGGTGAAGATTTAGTCATATTAGACAATCTGCCAGCTCAGACATATAAAGTCGGATTTGGTCAATTCACAGGTTTCTTTTTAGAGAAGCAGCATGATTTAGAGATTAAAGAGGATAAAATCTACGGAGTTCACGAAGAAAAAGCAAATAAAGTATTGAACAGATTTGAGAAGTCACGCAAAAATTTAGGTGTAATTCTCAGTGGAGATAAAGGGATTGGAAAGTCATTGTTTGCAAGATTATTGGCACAGAAAGCAATTCAGAATGGTATTCCTGTTATCTTAGTCGATGATTTTATTCCTGGCATTGATGATTTCTTAAATGATATTAAGAATGAAGTGCTCGTGTTATTTGATGAATTTGATAAAACTTTCGCTAGAAGTAAAGACAATGATCCACAGTCAAAAATGCTTTCCTTATTTGATGGTACAAGTTCAGGTAAGAAGCTATTTGTTGTTACATGTAATAATTATAGGGATTTGAACGAGTATCTTATTAATAGACCAGGAAGATTCCATTTCCATTTCAGATTTGAGTATCCAACGGCAGATGAAGTAAAGGATTATTTGAGAGACAAGCTTGATGAGAAGTATCATTCTTAAATCAATAAAGTTGCTTCATTCTCAAGAAAGATTAAGCTTAATTACGATTGTTTATCAGCTATCGCACTTGAATTAAATGATGGCGAAACATTTGAGGATGCTATTAAGGATCTGAATATTGTTAATACGTCCGAAGGACAGAATACATACAAACTTACATTGTTCACAGATGAAGGTGTTGTATTCAGTTCAAATGATGTAAGAATTGATTTATTCAGTTGAGAAAATAACAATATCTGGGTTGAAGATTCAGCAGATAATGGTATTTACATCAACTTCAAGGGTAACAGCGCAGTATTTAATAATAAGACCAATTCATTTGTTTTACCAAATGACAAAATTAAGGTTGATTATGATGAGGATTATATTGATGAAAAGCTGAGAGATATGTATAAAAATCTGCATTATACTTATGCTGAGATTACATTGAATTATGGTAATCGCATTCACTACAATTTAGTGTAACTTCACAGGAAAGCAACATATCATTGGATTTAGAAAAGAGGTATCAAATGGATGATTATAAAAAGCTAATTGATTCAACCGAATTACAGAAAACAGTATTGAATTTCATTGGTTCTGAAGAATTTAACAAGATGGTCAATTGTTCAATATTCAAGGATAATCAAGAGTGTAAATCTGCCATTATTTACGGAATGTCAATCGCATCAATGTTGGTCTGTGATTGTACTCCATTTTATATTAAATTTAATGAAGAAACTGATGAAGACGATAACAGACTACAATGCTGTATAGACCATGATAAGTATTTTTCAACATGTGACACTTGTGAGTTTGGAGAATAATATCTTGGAGGTGAAAACATGGATGATTATAAGTATATTGTAATTGGACATAAATATAATGGGTTAGGAGAATCTGCCGATCCTGATAGTTGGGACAATGTAAAATATGATTTTAATACAGAAGATGAAGTGAAAGATTTTCTGAGCAGGAATCCATCATATTTATTTCGTTTAAAAGCAATTTACAAAGTAAAAAAATTGGATATTAATCATTTTGTTTAAACATTAAAGGTTAAAACACAAGAATCCAATCTTTCATGTGAAAATTTTTAATCACATCTAAGCCATTCGGCTATGGGAATCCCGGTAAATAAGAGAATATTACAATGTAACTAATAAAAATATTACATAGGAAGGAGAACAAATGAGTAGCAGTAGCATTTATGGAATAAGAAAAGATTATACAGGAGAAGAAATATTAGAGTATAAAAATTCGTGGTGTTTTTCTCCTATAATTTGGAGTGTCTTGCCAGACAAATATATTCATGACTACATTCAAACACCGTATGGATATAAAAAAGGAATTATTGGAATGGATGGAAATGATGTATGGACAAGAACTAATAAAGCTATCAATGAATGTGATAACACACCTGATAGAGTTTGTTGGGAGATGTCGAACCAACAGATTTTTCATACATCTGACAAACAAATTATTTCAGATTCTATTATGCAATTCTTAAAACAAAATGATACATATGATGTATCAGAAGAAGATAATGTTCCCGTTTTAAAAAGAGAACATATTATTGAGAGATTTACAGAAATAGCAAATGATATTTTATCAATTGATGAAAATGAATTTCCATATTTTGTATTTAAAAATACAACAGTTGATGATGGTGTTGAGAGATGGTTTGAAAAATATGACGAGGAATCTGATGAGTATGTTTCGTGTGCAATGTCAGAAAATACAGATGATTTTTATGCAGAATTTGTATTTTTCAAAGATGGAAAAATTGACAAATTTGTAAGTAACAAAAATTATCAGTTTAAATCATAGCAAGAAATTTTTCTTTCTTTTGGGCAGATTGGAGGTGTAAGTGATGTGTAAATTTTGTGAAGAGCGACAAAAGATTAGCTGGGAAAGTAATAGAGATATTTGTCAAATAGGAAATTTTTCTATTGACAGACATTATTATAATAACACATTATTTGCTGATAGTTCAGGTGGTGAATATGCATCGGCAATGTTAAAAATAAAATTTTGTCCGTTATGTGGTAAAAATTTAGAGGAATAACGATATGAAGGGAAATATAGAGGTTGCGACATAGAGTAGAACGAGGTGATTGATATTTCAGAGTTACATGATACTTTTGAAAAAATAAGTGATGCTACAAAAGTCTTAATAGTTGGTAAACAGATAGATGCCATAGGAAAAATGATAAGTGCAATGGCAGAAGCTCAAATACAAAATGAACTTGAACAAAAATATAAAGACTTAGGCATACAGGTACAAGAAGATCCAGTTACAAAGCTTCTTGAAACAATTAATGAAATGCATTTTTGTGATAATTTTCCTATTGAATGCCTTGAACCTCCAAAACAAGATATATCTACTCTTAAGAAGAGAATAAAGTATTGTAAGAATCCTATGGAGAAAAAGAAATTAGAGCAGGAATTAAATGCTTTATATAAGGAGCATAAAAGAAATAGGAGAACTGTATTATGAAGCTGATTAACAAATATGCAAATTCAAGATATTCAAAAATGAATGAATATTATTGTGGAATCACAACAGAATTGGACAAGCTTGCTGGACTTGATCCTAATGGACACTGGAAACATTATGTGCTTTGTGATTATGAGGATGGTTGTTTTCCTATCAGAATTCCAGGTGGAACACTTGGAAGTATTGAATATGACGAGAATAGTGTTATTACTAAAATTCATGTTTGTACTGATTATGTTGTAAAAACTTATCCTGATGATGTAAATGAACAGCTTCAGAAATTCGTTGGTCAGAAGATAGAAATGGGAGAATAACTATATGGCAGACAGACAAACCAAAACTATACAGTGGACAATAAATCTTCCAATGGACTTTCCTTCGGATTGGGATGATGACATGATTGAATTTCATCTTAATGAATCAAGCTGGTGTTGTAGTAATCTCATTAGTAAACTTGAAAAATACGATGAGAAAAATGGCTGTATCTGTGGAATATGTGAAGCAAAAGTCGCTGATAAGATAGGAGAATAACATATGGGACAGTTAATTGATAAAACAGTATTACGAAAAGAATTATCTAAGCTGCCATCTGAAATGGGATTTGTAAGGAAGTCTGATGTGATGCAGATTCTTGGTAGTCAGAAATGTGCTTACAATATAAAAGAAGAGAAGAATAAAACTCTTGATGAAGTTCTAAAGGCTTGTGACATTGAATGTGGACTTTATAGTGGTGATGTTAAAAATCTTACAAGACATGTTTTGATGAGAGTATTAGATAGATTGAGAGAATAAATGTAAATAAAATAGAAAGGATATAGAGTATGTATACAGAGCAGAACAGAGGGTTTACTGTGATAACAAATTTTGGATGTGATTGCCATTGTAAATATTGTATTACAAAGCATCATCCAATTTTGCAAAATGCGGTAACTGATAAAAATAAAATAGATTGGGAGCATTTAGAGAAGTGTATTTCTGAATCAAATGCACCTACTGTTAATTTATCAGGTGGTGGAGATCCATTTTATGATTGGCAGAATAATATTGATTTTTACAATCATATGTATGAACTGGCTACAAAATATGGAAAGAAGCTAGATATACATACTCGTATTCTTCCTACAGATATGGATTTGATTAAAAAGTTTAGAAAGATTGCCTTAAGCATTGAGCCTTACGATACAAGAGCAATGGAACGATTGCAAGTCATATTACCTGAGATTGAGAAAACTACTAAGTTGAGAGTTATTAATGTACTAAATGAAAGAATGACTACAGAAGATTGTCTTGATTATATAAACAAGATGCACAATATTGGTGTTAAGCAGATTACGTTTAGACAGATGTTTGGTAATAAAAATGCATATCAGAACTTCTTAAATATCAAAAACACCATCAATATTCCAGGTGTTATGTTCCTACCAGATGGTGAATATCATCATTACTATTTCACAACCAATAACAAGCTTTATCCATATTTCTTTGGTTATACAGAGAATGATAGAAAGGTGTGGATGAAGAAATATGAAGAAATTGAACAATATTGTGGTTGATCCATATCTTAATGATGATATGTGTATAGATCGCTTGGTTGAAAATTGGAAACTACACAATGGAATAATAATTGCATTTGATTTTGATAATACAATTTTTGATTACTATGACAAAGGATATAGGTATGACAAAGTTATTACTCTATTAAGAGAATGTAAAGATATGGGATGTACATTGATTCTCAGTACATGTTGTGACGAATCAAAATTTGAATTTATGGAGAATAAATGTATAGAGGTTGGAATTCATATTGATTACATAAATGACTCACCACCTTATATCCCTTTCACTGGCAATAAAATCTATTACAACATTATGTTAGACGATAGAGCTGGTTTGAGTGCAGCTTATAAAATTTTGTATGAGACAAAGGAGAGAATTAAAAATGAAACATTTTGAATTAGTAAAAGAGTACGCATATCCAAGTGGTAGTGTTTATGTTCTTTATAATAAAGAAAAGAATTTCTACATTGAAACTACTTCTATGCAGGATGTAAATACAAAAGGAAAATCTCAGGAAATCATTATGACAGATGATGCAGATTTGATTAAAAAGAATCTCGTTCCGTTTGAGGAAAAGTGGCTTACAGCGATTAGTACACAGTACGGATGTCCACAGCATTGTCAGTTCTGTTTAGTACCAGAGTTAGGATTTCACGGAAATCTTTCTACAGAAGAAATGTGGGAACAGCTTGAATTTGTATTTAATCAGCATCCACAGGTCACAAAGAGCGACAAGATTAAAGTGGGCTTTGCACGTATGGGAGAACCACAATATAACTGGAAAAATATTTTACAGGTAATGAGAGATATGAAAACTTATAGAGAAGGATTTACTTTCTTGCCTTGCTACAACACAATTCTTCCTAAAGTGAAAGTATTTGGTAAGAGTCCAGTTGATGTTCTGAAGGACGAAGTTATGTCTGTAAAAGAGTATCTTGACGGATTTATGCACATTCAAATTTCAACAAATAGCACAAATGAAGATGAGAGAAAGTATCTGTTTGGTGGTGCTGATGTTGTAACTATCGAAGAGATGAAGAAAGAATTTAATAATATGCCGAATAACAATAGACTTATCACTCTGAATTTTATTTGTGGAGCAGGATGGGAACTTGATCCAAACAAGTTATATGGTCTTGATCCGAATGTGTTTTGTGTTAAAATTACACCTCTTAATACAACGACAGCTACTAAGGAGCATGGTCTTGAAGATGCAATTCAGTGGAATTGGGAGAATATGAATAAGATTAAAGAAAAGGTTGAGAGTTGTGGTCTAAAGGTAGTTGTAGATGTAGCTGCTAAAGCAGAATTACCATTATGCTGTGGTAACTTGGTTCAGGATTATAAAAAGAATAGATAGGAAGAAAGATTCGTTTCTTTTGAAAATTTTTACAGAGAATATAAGAACAGGAGGTAAAATTAAATGCATTATTGCGTTCATTTACTCACAAAAGAATTACCAAGTAAGAATAAAATTGCAGCAATTATGAAGCCATACAATTCAGAACTTATATATGGCTCAGATGAAGAAGACAAGCAGATTGATTATCCAGTTTTTACATGGGATTACTATCAAATCGGTGGCAGGTACAAGGCTGAATTAAAACTAAAAGTAGATGAAGAAGGATCTGCAAATAGAGAATATTATAATTGGGGCTATTATGACAGACAAGATAGAAACGGCAGATTATTTTTGTCAAGTCTTTTATCAACATTAAAAGAGAATATTACACCTAAATGGATGTACCATGAGGAAGATTGGTTTATGAATATGGGTTTTGGCGATGGATATATTCTTGTTGATGGAGCAAAACAAAGCGATGTTTTAAATATTAACAAGCTTGGATGTTACATATGTATTCTTCCTGACGGTTCAGCTATTGCAAGAGATTCATGGAATGGTAAAGATATTATCAAAGATGAAAAATTCGATGAAAAATATAAACAGGCTATAACAGATAATATGGATGGATTTATTACAGTGCTTGATATTCATGATTAAGAAGAATTATCGGTTTCCTTGGGAGGTGAAATAAATGACTTGTAAGTATCCAATAACTAGCAGAAGTTATAAATTTTGTTTAGGCTGTAGCGATATAGATTGTTGTGAAGATGCAGTTACTTCTAATATACCTATGCCAGAAGTTCAGCCACCAAAGAATGTTATTCCGTCTGCATCAGAAGCAAATAAAATGACAAACAATGCAATTGATAGTTACACTACACAGCAATTAGCAGAGTTATCAAAATTGATTAGAGATGCAATTGCAGATGGCAAATTTTCAATCAGTGAAGATGGCTGTTTAAAACCTGAAACACGAAAGAAATTAGAGGAACTTGGTTATAAAGTTGAAACTGGTACTCAGTACAATGAACCATATTACAGTATTAGTTGGAGAGAAACGAAATGAGGTGTTACATATCGGAAATTTAGTAGAAGAGATGAAAAAATATGATGATGTAGATGAACAGACATTGTGGTGGATAAATAAGGCACTTTCATATTCTGGGTATCCAAGTCATGTAGGAAAACAAAAAATAAAAGAACATATAAAGGAGATTGAAACGATGGAGAATAATAAAGTAAGACAGTTTATTGATTTACTTGTCAATGAAGAAGAAACAATTGAAAATGCAGCAAAGGTATCTGGAATTGGTGATATGAAATTAGTTGATGTTTTAAAAACTATTTCAGAGATGGAATTTGAAAGTATTAAGGCTTTTTCAAGTGCTGTTGCTGGTATGAATAGTATGAAGGAAGCTATTCATACAGTTAAGGATTTGGATGATGCATTAGTAGAGCTAAAGAAATCTTCTGAAAAGTAGAGAATATATAACTGTAAACAAAATGTAAATTGTGAATCTAGGAGGTGTATATGTTAAAGACTTTTGATGAGTTATCTGACGAGGAAAGTTTGTGTAAATATTGTTCAGCAACCGATTATGGGGAACATAAATCGTGCATTACACCAAATGGATATTATTGGTGCGAAGGTGCGCATTGTGAAGATGCTTACAGAGAATATTTAGATGATAACGAAACAAGTGAAAATGTTGTGAAATATGCAAGTAAAGTAATACTTACGAATAAGGAGGATATTGATGAGTACACCACTAAAATTTGAATTCGATTTTGAAGAGGTGTTTGAAGGAATTAAACAAGGTGTTATTAGAGAATTGGAAGAAATGAATTTTGATGCTGCAAAAGATAATGCTATCAATCAGATAAAGAGTGAAATTAAATCAAAGATAGAACTTACATACAGTGACGAAAGAGAATTAAAAGACGAGATAAAAAATGAAATCAAGGAAAGAGTTTATGATTCGATTATCAAAGAAGTCGGTGATAAATACGCTGATAAATTTAATGATTATGTAGAAAATCAGTTATCTAAAAATCCAGAACGTCTCAGTTCATTACAGAATATTATTAAATGCGAAGTGAGCGAGAATCTATATGAAAATTTGTATAGTTCTATAAGAAATGAAGTAATTGGACAGGTTAAGGATGCAACAACACAATTATGTAATTTAATTGGTAACAATTCTGTCAAGGTTAAAGACTCTAATAAGACTATTAGCAAAGAAGAGTATGAGGATTTACTTGATAGAGATAGAAAATTAAGTGCATTAGAAGCAGGTGGAGTTGATAACTGGGAGTGGTATGGAGAATCACTAGCTCAGTATTATAACGAAGAATAGCACAAGAATTTTCGATTTCTTGTGAGGAGGTGAAATATTGGAGAAAGTAATTAAATATAGATGTTCTGAATGTGGAGAATTATTTGATGCACCTGAAGATGCTTTAGCTTGTGAAACAAGACACAAAAGAATTGAGAGAGCTAATGTGATGCTTAGGCATGGATATACATTAAAACAAATCAATGACGAGTGTGAGATTTGGGATTCTATACCAAAACATTTAGAGAATGTAAATACGGACAACTGTTTCAAAATCAGCTACTGGCAATGTTGTCAGCACCCTGCTTATAGAATTACTCGTATCTGTTTTGATGGAGAGGTAAATGTAAGAGGTTGTGGTTCGTGGAGTGGATATTATGGTGATCATCTTAAATTAAGTAGCAGTGACTTAATGAATCCAAGACCAAAGGAAGAGTTGTTTGTAGATAGTAGATATACAAGTAGATGGTAATTATAAAGGAGAATATACATATGGGATATTACACTAGATACAGTATGGAGATTCAAGACATTGACAATAAGGGATATGATTCTTACAAAATCGCAAAGTATATGTTAGATAAACAAGAAGAGTCAGATAGATTTTATGCTTTTGAATATGAATTAAAAGATTTTGTAGGGAATGAAGATACAGAGTCAGGAACAAGATGTGAATTATCTCTTGATGGTGATGATGAACATAAATGGTATGATAATGAGGATGACATGCGTTTATTGTCAAAAGAGTTTCCCGATGTGCTTTTTAAATTACATGGTGAAGGTGAAGACAACGAAGATATTTGGGATAAGTATTTTATGAATGGTAAAATGCAGTATTGTCCAGCCAAAATTATGTGTCCACCATTTGATAGAGCGAAATTACATTAGAAGGAAACTGACATTTCTTGGTTGTGGAGGTGAGATTGTGAAATACAACATTAAAACAGTAAGAACATTAGTAACAGATAACAAGAAAAACTTTAGAGTTGGTGAAGATATTGCATTTACGTTATTCAATAAAGTGACAAATCATCATGATCACTACATAGGAAATATTGTAGAAATGACAGACACTTCTATTAAAATTTCTAATATTGAAATTGATAGATATCATGAAGATGGCGAAATGATTATTGACTTAGAAAATATTGAATCCAATAGCTGTAATTATGTGTATTGTGATTAAAACAGAGAATATATAGTTGGAGGTAAGAATGTGATATATACAAGTTATTTTGCAAAACTTAAATCGTTACCAGATAATATAATTCCAATTTCAATTTGTGGAAAAGCACCTAATTGGTATACAGGCTTGCAATATAAAAAGCTTGCACCAAAATATGACTTCTTTATGAAGTGGAAAGAAAATCATGATAATGATTATTATATAAAGTGCTTTAATGAGCAGGTATTAAATAAATTAAACGCTACTGATGTTGTCTTAGATTTTTCAAGAATTTGCTATGGATATAATGTTGGAGAAAATGACATTGCTTTGATTTGCTATGAAAAGCCTACAGATTTTTGTCATCGTCATTTAGTATCCGATTGGTTAAATAAAAACGGCTTTAAATGTGATGAATATTTATTTAGCAAGTAAATCTAACTTATCTATGATTCCTTCGAATCACAATTTCCAATAAAAATGAAAATCAAATAGAGAATAAACATATAAAGGAGGATTTTATGTTTGCAGAATTTGAAGATGATATACAGTTTTGGGGATGCAATATTCCGAATGAAGTGAAAATGGTTATAGATTCAGCAAATGAAAGTGTAGACAAATCATTTGATAATGAAGATCAGAAACAAGCTTATCATCTTGGCGTAGAAAATACATTGTCTGTATTGAAACAGTTGCTTGATGAAGGGTTAAGTAGAAATAGCATTACATTTTATTATCCAAACGCAACTACAACAGAAGAAATGGATATAGAAGATATTAACCAATGGCTAGAAACATTACCATATAAATAAATCACTGTTTCATTTGGATTTTGAGGAGGTGAGAAATGGATACGCAGCTATGTAAAGCAAAATTACTAAATTCTAACACATGGATTACAGGATTTTATGCGAGTAAACAAGAGACTACATATTGTTTTAAAGAAGATTATGATAGAAATCCTGTTCAGACACGTCATTATATCATTTGTGATGAGATGACAGATTGGGGACTGCCAAATGTGTTTAGAGAATATGAAATAGATCCAAAGACATTGTGTAGATGTACAGGCAGCCATGATAAGAATGGTAAGTTAATCTTTGAAAACGACATTCTAAACGGAGAATTATATAATGTAGTATCTTATGGAAATGGTGAGAATGAATTTCTCGGAATGAATATTGGTTGGTATGTTCAGAGAGATAACTTTGAATCATGGTGTGAATTAAATGATTTGGAAATGTATGAAGTAACAGGAAATATCTTAGATAATATCTAATCAGTCTTGAACAAATCAGTTCAAAAAATTCCAAAAACAAAATGTCACGAAAATTATATAAAAATTGAGACAAATAAAAGAATAAATAAATGCGGAAAGCATTCATGTTTGGGTGGAAGAACAGCATACCCTTGGTTTTGTATACTCAAAAATCACTGTTGAAGATAGATGTTTTATATAAATTTATTTTCTGTGTTCCAGTCGCAAGACTGTTCAAATATAGTTATCAAAAAAATTATTACATATTATAAGGAGGACATTTTTTAAATGGCAACAAGATTTAACTTTACAGGAACGGTTATGTTCCCTAAGAAGGATGCAAAAAGACCATTTGTTAAGGAAATGGAAAAGAATGATCGTAAGATGTTAAGCATGAACTTTGGAATTAAGGAAAGCGATAACAATATGGCTTTTGTAGAAGCTTTCGATGGAGAGCAGGAAACTATTAAGTCCAAAAATGCTGATAATGAAAACATTGAAATTAAGTGGAAGGACAGATTTGATGATGAAGTTGTATCGTCTGTTGCTTCTTATCGAAAAACAGTAGTTGATCTTGGAGAGGAATTTGATGGAAGACATGAGTTTGTAACTTTGTTCGATGCAATTGTGTATCTTCAGGAGAATTTACCTAAGTACAATGGAAAGGTTACTGTTACAGGGCAGATGGTAAAAGAGCCTTACAATGGTAAGTATTACGATAAGTTTAAGATTCAGAGTGTTTATGCTGTGGCAGACGACAAGAAGAATCGTTTACTTATCACTGCTGATATTTACTATAACAAGGATTCTGTTGATAAGACTGATTGGAAAACAGAAAAGAAGATTATTGTCGATGGATATATTCAGCAGTATATCAACAAAGATGAAGGAAATAAGTTCATTCCACAGCAGTTTGTATTTAATGCGAGCAAATATGACGAGAACAATGAGAAGCATAAGAAGCTGTTGGATTATAAGATGAAGTATATTGATATTTCAAAGAAGACTATGCAGCATCTTCTTTGGGAATGTGTAATGCTTAATGGTGCAGAAACAGTTGAATTTGATGAGTCTCAGCTTACTAAGGCACAGAAAGAGCAGATTGAACTCGGAATTAGAACTCTTAATGATTTCCGTCCTGCTGGTTCTATTTTTGGAGATAGAGTAACTGAATATAGACTTTTCGATCCAAAGCTTACAGGTGATTTTGCAGACGGTATTGTTGATGCTGAAATGTCTGCTTCTGAATTTGAGGACGAAATTTATGTAATGGCATCTGATGAAAAGATGGATGATGTTATGAAGAAAGCAGAAAAGAAGGACGAGCCGAAGGAAGAGAAGACAGAAACAACAACCGATTCTGAACCAGAAGTAGACGAGGATGATTTATTTTAATTAAACAGTAGGGGAGAAATCCCCTACTTAAACCACAGTGCGAATTTAAGGAGGAAATAATTTTATGTCAATGTTCAAGACAAACAAAGTAAAGTGCGATATTGGAAGTTATATTCATTATTGGAGAGGTATTAAGAAAGTAGGTAAGACAACATTGTTTTATAACCTTGTTAAAGCTCAGTATGGAGATTTAAATAAGGGACTTTTAATTTCAATTGGTGATGAAATTGGATATCAGGCATTAGATAATTTAGTTTATGCTGAAGCACCTACATGGGCAGATTTAGTAGAAATTGTAGACGAGTTAGTAGAAAACAAGTCAGATAATGAGTTTGAAGTAGTCGGATTAGATACGGCAGATGAAATGATTAAGCTTGCAAAGGAAGAAGTTAAGAGATTACATAAAAAAGCAAAAGGTTCTGCTGCTGAATTTAATGCTTGTTTTGGTGGATATGGAGCACCTAGAGATAAGGTAAATGAACTTATTGATGATATTCTTGCAAAGATCAGAAAAGCAGGATATGGCATCGTTATCATTGGGCATACCAAAATTAGAGATGTTAAAGAAAAGAACGGTGACGAGTATCAGCAGCTAACATCAAACCTTAGTGCAGATTATGATGGTATTTTTGCAAATAAAGCAGATATTGTTATGACTATTGCAGTTGAGAAAAATATTGATGAGAACAAACATGTTCAGGGTACTACAAGATATATGTGGTTTAGAACAGATGGCTTTGTGGATGCAGGTGGACGTTTTAGTGAAATGCCAGAGCGTGTAGAATATGGTGCGGAGAATTACATTGAAGCATTTGAAGAAGGTGTTAAGAAAGCTATTAATGGAAAGGTTTCTGATGCTGAAATCAAAAAGCGTAAAAGTGCAGAAGTAAAAGCTCGCAAGGAGAAGGCTGAAGAGTTTGCAGAGGAAGAAACAAAGAATAAGGTTGATATCTCTAAAAACGAGGATTTAATTGACACAATTAAAACAAAGTTCCCAGATGCAGATGATGATACTAAAGCAAAAGTAAAGGACATTATGGCAGAATATAATATCCCAAATTTTAAGGATACATCAGTATCAACAAAGGGATTAGAGGAAATCGTTTCTATTCTGTAAAAAAATATAGGTGGGGAATTTCCCCACCGACTGAAAAGGTGGTGTAAAGATTGGCACGAAAAGTTAAATGTCAAATAACTGGCGAGTATGGAACTTCTGATATTTTTTATAAAGCTGATAATGGCAAATATTATAAATCAAAAGAGTTATATGATGTTTGGAATAAAGAAAATGAAGATAGAAAACATGTTATAGAACGTTTTGCAATCGAATTTCTTGATTATGTTCCTGGTCAAGTATTTCCGACAATTCTTACAAAGAAACTAAAAGAACTTGAATTTTATGGATATGATGTAATTAACAAAACGATTGATAAATCATACGATTCAATTCAATATGCACTCAGAATCAAAGATTTTAGGAACGATGTAGGTAAAATATCCTACATTTTTGCCATTATTAAAAACAACATTAACGATGTATATAAGCAAGTCGTAAAGGAAGAGAAAGAGCAGAAGAGAGAATATGATATTGATACAAGTGTAGACATTGACAATATTCAAACTACACATACAGAAAAAAACATAACGAAATGGTTGGAGGATGACGATTGGCTTTAAATGATTATCCAGAGAAACTAATAACAAAGAGAGATGCAATAGAATGTAATTTTATTTTTGCACTATACAAAGAACCATCACTTATTGATGATTATAAAAATGTGGTTAATGGAACAGATATTCTTACAGATGATGGAATGTTTTATTATGGATTAGCACAACAATTATACAAGGCTGGATATCAAGCTTTTGATAATATTTCATTGTACACATTTTTAGAAGATAAGAAGACCTTGAAGGAAGGATTCGAGGATCGTGGTGGTTATAAGTCTATCACTGAAATTACATCTCTTATAAATGTTGATAATATTAGTATTTATTATGACGAGTTAGTGAAAAATAATATGATGTTAAGACTGTATGATGCAGGATTTAATATTATAGACAAGTATGACAAAATCGTTCAAATGACATCAGAGGAATTGTATGATTATTATGATTTCCAGTTAAATAATATTTGCATAGGAAAAATTGAAAAAGTTAAAGCTGAAAATTTATCCGAAGGTTATGAATCTTACATTAAAGAATGGGATAAAGGAAAGTCGGTTGGATATAAAATCGGCTATCCGCTTTTAAATTATAGATTAGCTGGTGTTCATAAGAAGAATCTATTATTACATCTTGCTCATATTGGCAACGGTAAAACAACGACAGCGATCCTTTTTTACATACTCCCAGTTCTTGAAAGTGGGGAAAATGTTTGTATCATCGGCAACGAACAGAGTGTAGATGAATTTAGACAAATGATCCTTGCAAGTGTACTGTTCAATAAAATTGAGTATTTTGGAATGAATCGTCAGAAGTTTATTCTTGGTCATTTTTCGGATGAAAACAAAGAGAATATTCAAAAAGCTGCACGATGGCTTGAGGATTGTAAGGGCAAACTTCAGTTTATTGAAATGAGCGATTATTCAATTGGCAATGTTAAGAAGATTATCAAAAAATATAGCAAGCTTGGAACAGGTATGTTTGTATTTGATACATTAAAACCTGAGCAAGAAAACTCTGATAAAGCATGGGCTGATTTTAGTGAAGTTGCAAAAGAATTGTTTTTGCTTGCTAAAAAAGAAGATGTGGCTATTGTCGCAACGGCACAGTTATCATCGGAATCAATGGCGAGAAGATATCTTGATTTAGGATGCACAGGCAAGTCAAGAGCAATTGCAGAAACAGCATCACAAGTAGTAATGTTTAGAAGCTTAACAAAAGAAGAAAAAAATAAGTTAAAACCATATCAGTTCCAAAAGAATGAGGATGGTAGATACAGTAAGATAAGAAAAACATTTGATCTGGATGAAGACAAGGATTATATTGTTTTGTTTACACCTAAAAATCGTTTTGGCGAAACTCAACCTCAACTAATTTATGAGAGAAATATGAGTTTTAATACATTGAAAGAGATAGGATATATCGAAATGCAATATGACGGTTTCAGAAAGTAGGTGAAACAATGAATGCTTTGAAACTGACAGAACACTTATCTAATAATCGTGATGATATTCAAAAAGTCTTAGAGTCGCTTGACTATCAAAATATTACATATAACAGTTCCCACAACGAATACAGATTTGCAAGAGAATATGGTAGAAATCCTTCGTCTGTCAGACTTAGCATTGATACATTAAGTTTTATTTGCTTTAGTACAAATGAACGAGGCAACTTATATTCTCTTGTAATGAATAAAAAATCTTTGAATTTTCCGCAAGCACTTGAATATATCGCAAATCTTCTTGGTCTTGAAAAAAGTAATTTTAATAAGGCTGTTAAAGTGCCATTTGGAGGGTTTTATAAAAAACTTATTCGAGAAATTCAAGAACCAGAAATGTCTATGAAAACATATGATGAATCAATACTAGATGAATATCTTGGAAAATTTAACACAATGTTTTTTAATGATGGAATTTCGTATAAAACGCAGGAAAAATTTAATGTAGGATATGATATTTGGACAAATCGCATTACTGTACCTGAATATACGTTTGATGGAAAAATATGCGGAATTATGGGTAGGTCGATTGATAGCAATTGTGCCAAAGAAGAAAGATGGCTTCCAATCATCCCATGTAGTCGTAGTTTAACATTATATGGCTATCACACCAATTATGAATGTATTCAGAGAAAAAACTTATGTGTAATAGGTGAAAGCGAAAAATTTCCGCAGCAATTAGACACTATGGGAAGCAATGTAGGATTGGGATCTTGTGGATGTCATTTATCAGATACACAGACAAAATACATTAAAGGATTGTTGGTAAGCAAAAATATTTTAGCTTATGATGAAGGACTTGAAGAGGAATATATTCGAGAAGAAGCAAAAAAATTAAAGATAGATAATGCAGTTTTTCATAATGACGTTGGATATATCTGGGATTCAGAACATCAGGTCATACCTAAAGGAAGTAAAGGAAGTCCTTCTGATTATGGTAGAGAAGGATATTTATATCTTATGAAAAATTGCGTCAAATGGATTTGAGGTGAATAAAAATAGGACAGAGAGCAAAAGAACCAGAATTGCAGAAACTATTTGATGAAGGAAAACATGTATATAGTTTCAGTAAATTAAATACGATTGATAATTGCTTATATGAAGCATATTTAACATATATAAAACACAAAAAAGGTATTCCAAATGTATATGGATGTATGGGTACAGAAATTCATGATACGTTGGAAATGATTGTGCATGGTGAATGTACGGAATCTGAACTAATCAAAGCAATGAATAAAGAATTGTCAGATATGGAGATGCTTGGAATTGAGTTTCCCAAAGATAGAAATGGTGGGGATTCCATTAAAGATGGTTGGGTTGCTAATATGGGGCATTTTTGTAGACATTTTGTTAAACCTAAAGGGAATTTTGTAACTGAGAAATTTCTTCTTTTGAAAATTGATGATGATCACTATTTACAAGGATATTGTGATTTAATAAAGATTGTAGATGAAGAAAATAAAATTGTAAGCGTGTACGACTGGAAAACAAGTTCACAATTTAACATAGCAGACTTAATTCATCATGGTCGTCAGTTAGTTATTTATCAAATGGCATTGGAACAGCTTGGTTATAAAGTCAAAGAATGTGCTTGGATTATGTTAAAATATTGTACAATCAAGTATATGGGAAAGAAAACTTCTCGTTCTAAGAACGACACTTTGATTGAAAAAGTATGTGAAAGAAGAAAGATTGTAGAAACACTACAGTCAGATATTGAAAGTAAGCTTACTAAATTAGGATATGATGAACTCGATATTGAAGTAATGCTACATAATGCTTTGCAGAATAATAATCTTGATGATTTACCTAACGAAGTAAGGTCGGAATATAAAATTATTCCATATGTTCGAAAATATGAAGTAGATGATGAAAAGAAACAAGAATGTTTGAATTATATTACTTCTACATATTCTAAATGGGAAGATCTAAGCGGTGATGAAAAAGATTATCCGCATCGTAAATTCACAAGAACTACCAAATCTGGTAAAGAATCCCCTGATACGTTTTTTTGTAACAATCTTTGTGGTTTTAAGGATTGTCCACATATTAGAAAATATCTTGATACAAGAGAGAATAATACAGAGGAAGATGATTTATTTTAGGGAGGAGTAAGTATGCAAAATTACCATCGTCATACATCCTACTCCAATATTTACACTGCTGATTCGGCTGCCGTTAATGAAGATTATGCTAAACGTGCAGTTGAATTAGGACATAAAGTAATAAGTAGTGTTGAACATGGATGGCAAGGATATTATTTTGAAACATATGAATTAGCTCATAAATACAATTTAAAAATGATTTTTGGTGCAGAAGCATATTGGGTTTATGATAGACACACAAAAGATAAGAGTAATCATCATATTATAATCTTGGCGAAAACAGAAAACGGAAGACAAGCAATTAATGATATTTTATCAGAAGCAAATATTAGCGGATATTATTATAAGCCACGAATTGATTTAGAATTATTGTTGTCGCTTCCTCCGAGAGATGTATTTATTACATCTGCCTGTATTGCATTTCGTTCAAAAAATATTGGACTAACAGGAGAAGAGGATATAGATAATGCCATTAATAAGTATTATGGTAAAAATTTTACATATTCAATGGATGAAAATATTATTAAAACTCTGCATGACCATTTTCAAGAAAATTTTATGTTAGAAATTCAATATCATGATACAGAACAGCAAAAAGAATGGAATAAATTTCTCTTAAATATGAGTGAAAAATATGGAATTCAGTTAATTGTTGGTCTGGATAGTCATTACATTTACGAAAAAGATTCACAAGAAAGAGATTATGTATTAGCTGCAAAAAACATTCATTATGAAGATGAAGATGGATGGTATATGGATTATCCAGACGACAAAACAGTTATGAATCGTTTTTTGAAGCAAGGTGTATTCACACAAAAACAGATTCAACAAGCAATGGACAATACAGATATTTGTCTTACATTTGATGATTATGATAATGTTCACATCTTTAGCAAGGACATTAAACTTCCAACTTTGTATCCAAATTTATCAAAAGAGGAAAAAGATAAAAAATACAGTCGGTTAATAACTTCTAAATTTAAGGAATATATGAAAAATGTTCCTCAAGAAAGATATGATGAATATTTTGAAGGTGTAAAGAAAGAAGTAGACACGTATAAAGATACTGGAATGACCGATTATCCACTTATAGACTACGCTATTGTTAATGATGCGGTTGAACATGGTGGATTGATTACGGATACAGGACGTGGATCTGCTGTTGGTTATTTTACAAATACATTATGTGGTTTTTCAAAAGTAGATAGATTTACATCTGCGATTAAATTATATCCTGAAAGGTTTATTAGTAAAACTCGTATCTTAGAAACACACAGTTTACCAGATATTGATTTGAATGTTGGTACACCAGATATTTTTGAGCAAGCACAGATAAATGTTCTTGGCGAAGATCATGTAGCACCTATGATTGCTTTTGGTACTTTTAAGAAAAAATCATCATTCAAACTATATGCAAGAGCACAGAAACTTGATTTTGATATCGCAAATACTATTTCAGAGCAGATTGGTAAATATGAAGAAGCTATGAAATATGCAGACGATGATGAGAAGGACGAAATTGATTTATATGATTATGTAGATAAAAAATACGAAAGTTATATTAATGCTAGTGAAAAATATTGGGGAATTATCTCTGATAAGAAAAAAGCTCCATCTGCATATCTTCTTTATCAAGGTAACATTCGTAAAGAAATTGGCTTAATTAAATGTAAGAGTGAATCAACTAAAAAGGAATATATCACATGTGTAATTGATGGTGCTATTGCTGAAAATTATAAATATCTAAAGAATGATATTCTAAAAGTAGATGTCGTATTATTGATTGACAAGATATTCAAACGTATTGGTATAGAACATTTTGGCGTAAATAAATTACTTGAACTTGTAGAAAATGATCAAAAGGTTTGGGATTTATATGCCAATGGATACACAATCGGACTAAACCAATGTGAAAAAGAATCTACAACCAAAAAATGCATGAAGTATAAACCATCAAATGTATCCGAACTAAGTGCTTTTATAGCTGCTATTCGACCAGGTTTCAAATCTATGTATTCTAAATTCGAGTCACGAGAATCTTTTGACTATGGTATTCCAGCGTTTGATAAAATTATTCAAACAAAACAATTCCCTTATTCCTTTATTATGTATCAGGAACAAACAATGAACACTTTAAACTATGCAGGATTTCCTCTGGATGAATGTTATGGAATTATCAAAGCTATTGCAAAGAAACATCCTGAGAAGGTAAAACCTCTTAAAACAAAATTTATTGATGGATTCAGAGAAAGAATTATTGCAGATGAAGAAATTGAAAAATCAAAAGCACAAGAGATGAGTGAGAAGGTATGGCAGATCATTAACGATTCTTGTGATTATGGTTTTAATAGTGCTCATGCTTTCTGTATGTCGTTAGATAGTCTGTATAATGCTTGGCAAAAAGCAAACTATCCATATGAATTTTATGAAGTAATGTTACAACATTATTCTGATAAGGGCAATAAAGATAAGGTTGCATTAATCAAAGAAGAAATGTTGAGAGCTTATGGAATAAGAGAGGGTAAATATAGATTTGGTGCAGACAATAGAACCTTTAAGGCTGATAAAGAGAATAAAGTAATATACTCATCTCTATTAGGAATAAAAGGATTGAGTCAAAAATGTGCAGATGATTTATATAAGCTTTCTCAGAAAGAACATTTTGATAATTTCTATGATTTGTTTAAAGCAATGAAAAAAGTCAAAAGTGTAAATGCAGGAAAAGTAAATGTGCTTGTTAAAATTGGATATTTTGACGACTTTGGGAAAATTGGCAAGATTCAAAAATTCTTATCGGTTACAGACGATTTATATGAACGTTCTCAGTTTGGAAAATCTGATATAAACGCAGAGTATCTTCCTTATATAATGAAATATTCAGAAGAAACGGAGAAACAGTATAGAAATTTTAACTATGATGCAGCGTTATATGATATTTGGAACAATTTAGAGGATACTGATATTTCACTAAATGAAAAATTGCAGAATGAATTAGAATTATTGGGATATGTACAGACTACAGTAGACAATATTCCACCTGAATATGCATTCGTAAAAGAGTATGAATGTAAATTTAAAAATCCTAAGTTGACATTGTATAGGTTGTGCAATGGTGATATTGAGACTGTAAAAGTAAAAAGACCTAAATATGATGAAAATCCAATTCATCAAGGTGATATTATTAAAACTATTGAAACACCGAATGAAGGAAGATGGTATAAGGATAAAGATGGTGAATGGCAACAAGATAGAAATGACAAAGAAACTATTTTGAAAAAATGGTCATTTGTGAGATAGGAGATTTATGAAACAGTATTATACAGATAAAAAATATAAAGAGCTTTTATCCCACTTAATTGTGCTTGTTGACACAAGAGATCAGACCAATCAAGCAATTACTGATTGGTTTGATTCAAACAATATAAGATGGAAAACAAAGGCGTTAAAAACTGGTGATTATGGACTAATGATAGAATCATGTCCAGAATTGGGATTTCAAGTTGATACATATTTTAGTGACGAATTGTGTATTGAACGAAAAAATTCAGTTAGTGAACTTGCAGGTAATTTTGCAAACGCTTCAAAAGACGATGACAGAATATTTAAAGAGTTGAATCGCATGATTAATATCGAAAGAAATTATCTCTTAATAGAGAATGATAAGATAGAAGATATTTTTGAAGCAAATTATAAGACAAAACTCAATCCAGATTCTTTTTTTAGAGCTTTATTAACTTGGCAAAGTAGAAATAATATGCACGTCTATTTCGTGAAAAGAGAATATATGGGTAGGATGATTTATGAATTATGTAAAAATTGTTTGGATTCTAAAATATTGAAATAGGAGGAAGGAAATTGAGGAACGAAAAAGCAAAGATATTTGATTCGATTTTAAATACTATTGAAAATGAAGATATTCGGCATTTTGCTGAAGAGTGTATTGAAACAATTCCTGATTATTTTTGGGAAGTAGGAGCTTCAAGTACGGGAAAATATCATCCACAATATGCACTAGGAGAATTAGGTCTTGCTCGCCATACTTGTGCGTTAGTTAGATTTTTGAATCATATTCTGAATGTAGATTGTTTTGGTGACAAATTTACATCAAGAGAAAAAGATTTAATGAGGGTTGCAGGAATGATGCATGATACTCGAAAAAGTGGCAATGACGCTGATTATGTTAAGAGCAAATATACTAAGTTTGATCATCCACTTTTAGCAGCAAATGAGATAAGAAGTTTAATTGGATTTATTTCGCCTGAAGAATTGGAGATTGTAGCAATTACGATTGAAAGTCATATGGGACAGTGGAATACAGACAAAAGAAGCTCTGTTGTCTTACCATTACCAACAAACAAATATCAGAAGATGGTTCACTTAGCAGATTATCTTGCAAGTCGTAAAGATATAGAAGTTCTGTTTGATGGATTTGAAGTACCAAAAAAAGGAAGTCGTTAAGTTAGAAGATTATGTTCTGAACTTTGGAAAACACAGTGGCGAGAAGCTTGTTGATGTTGCTCCGTCAAATCCAAGTTACATATCATGGGCTAAAGAAAATATGAATAGAGAACCAATTAAGAGTTTATTAGCTCAATTGTAGAGAATAATACAGTTGAGGATTTCTGGAATGCCCATAAATAGGGCGTTTCAGAGACTCAAAAAACCAATGAAAGACGGATTTCTTTTCGATACAATGTATAGTATATATACAACATAAAAACATACTATATATTGTACATTAAAACAATAAAAATAACAAAATAGGAGGACTTATGAGTTCAAAAGACAATTCATATGCGAATACAGACAAAAAGACATTATTTTTATCTGATGATGTAGACAACGAATCTATTGGTAAATTAACATGGAGCATTTTACAACAGATTCAAGAAGATGATGAGAAAGATGAGAAGGAGAAAGATTATAAACGTGAGCCAATTAAGTTATATATCAATTCACATGGTGGATCTGCTTATGATATGTGGGGATTAATTGATGTCATTCTTAATAGCAAAACTCCAATCTATACATATTGTACAGGATATGCAATGAGTGCAGCTTTTAAGATTTTCTTAGCAGGGCATAAAAGGTTTTGCTATAAACATTCAACATTTATGTATCATCAGATAAGTTTTTGGAGAAGTGGTAAATATCAGGATTTGGTAGAAGACAGAGAAGAAATGGACTGGCTGAATAAAAAGATTGAAGAATATGTAATCGACAGAACCAATCTCACAAAAGATGATATTAATGAGATTCGGGAAAAGAAGAAGGATTTTTATATTCATTCTGATGAGGCAGTTAAGTATGGAATTGTAGATGAAGTTTTGTAAAAGTTGAATTGACGGATTTTGAAAGGAGATAAATTATATGGCATATTGTCAGAGATGTGGTGAATATTGCCAAGACCATTATACATATTGTAAGAGGTGTTATTTTGAACTTGGACAACCATTTGGAAAAGCAATAGAAAGACCTCATAAATGTAGAAAATGTGGTGGAACTATATATGGAAGATATAACTATTGTTTATCATGTGCCCAGAAAAAGGGTTTCATTAATAAATCAAATTATTAAAATAATAAAACGAGAATCTATGGATTTCTTGTTAGTCATTCGTTGGAAAGAAAGGAGAGAATAAGTAAATGAAAATGCTTGTGTTTTATCGGTCAAGAGAATATACAAATGCAATTATATCTTCAACAAGGTGTAAAGTGCAAAATATGGATATTGCAAAAGGTCTTGACGTTGATTTTATTAATTTAGATAAAAGAAACTACATTAAGGTATTGGCTCAAATGGAAGAATTACCACGCTTTGTATATATTTGGTATGACGAAGAAAAGGTTACAGATTATATCAATGAAACATACCCATCAATAGAAGTCTTACATTTTGATATGGAAAATTCAGTCGAAAAACACAATAGTGGTTTTTATGGATATACAACAAAAGAATATAAGTTAGCAGATTTAATGCTTCAGAAATTTAAGGATAGTCTTGTAAAGAAAACAATGTATCAGGTTGATTCTTTATATAAAATTTCAAAAATGGACATGGATGATATGGATATAGCTTGTTCAAAATATCATTCATTTGAAACAAGGGAGGAAGCAAAGCAATATTGTATTGACTGTCTGAAAAAGGAAATTGATACATTAGAAAATAGGATTGATATGTACCAAAGCAATATTAAGTCTTGCAAAGCTGATTTGAAAAAGAAAAACACACTATTAAAGAAATACGATATTAAAGCAAATTAAACGACAGTTTCTTGTGAAAATTAAGGAGGTAATAAATGAGAGTAGCATTAACAGGTCATAGACCTCAGAGATTAGGATTGCCAGATGATGAGTTAGATATTAAATGGACAAGAATTGGTCATTGGATTTTTAATCAAATACTTGATGTGTCTGATGTTTATTGTGGTATGGCAAATGGCTCTGATATTTTAATTGGGTTAAATACTTGTATTATTAAGGAGAGATACAGAGCAGCTTCGCCAGAATTAGAGAAAAATAGAAATTTAAAATTGCATTGCATATTACCATGTAAAAACTACAACTCATCTAACAAATATTACAATAAGTTAAGAACTGAAGCTGATGAATGGGTTGAATTATCAGATGAATTCTATAAAGGTTGTGATAATGTGAGAGATCAATATATGGTTGACCATTGCGATGTACTTCTTGCAATTTGGGATGGTAATAAATCAGGTGGTGTATGGTCAACAATTCGTAAAGCACAGAAAGCAGGTAAGAAGATTATTTACTGCCCAAAAGAGATTTTAAAAGGAGAATAATATAGTAACAAGAAACCATTATTTCATGTGAAAGGAAGAGATAGATATATGGGAATAAGATATATGTGTAAAGAAAGAGAAGATAATTTAATTGACATCAATGTATATGGTCATGGATGTATGGAAGGACTATATAACTGTGAAGGTAGATTCAATACAAAACATATTTTTAGTGATGGATTCAACCCTGATAGTGGTTGGTATCGTATAGCTGATTATAGAGTAAATGACTTGAAAGTTTTTATGAAGAAAGGAATTAATATTACATACGATGATAGTTGTAAATACGTTAAAGAATTAGTAGAAAATAATAAATAAAAATTCACAGGAATCTAAACTTTCTTGCGATTTAAAAAAGGAGAGTAAAATGAGCGCAGATAACGGAATTTATATTTTAAAGACAAAAGATCAGTACAGAGTGGCACATCTTTGTGCTATTGATAATGTAACATGGTCAGTAATTGACGGTGACTTGTGTACTGATATGAATAAGAGAGGAAAACTTGTTCCAACTAGAGTTGTTGAAATGTGGGGAAATTGTAAATATACAAGAAATGAAAACAAAGCATTTGAAATTGCACACAAATGGGCTAGTAGTCTTCCTATATGTGAATATGGAGTGAATGTTATTACATACAACAAGACATGGAAACACATTGTAGAAGATGCAAAAAAGTATGCAGAAAAAGAAATTTATTTTATTAACAAACAAGGAACAGACGAAAAAAATGAGTGGTATAAGTGCCAGTTAGAACGCTTGCAAAAAATTATTAATGGAGAATATTCATAAATATAACTTATAAGCTATAATATAATATGCTTCGCATATCTTAGAGCAATTCGCTCATTATTCCACAAGGAAAAGAGAATAAATAATCAGGAGGTGAACATATGGTTGATATGGTTGCAGAACCAGTTTGTTTCAAATTTATTATCAATACAAAGAAAAATAAAACATTTCAGATGGAATGGTATGTTTATTATCATGATTCCAATACACAAAAAATTATTAAATGGAATGTATTTAATCATGGTACTTTTGCAGAAAAAGTTAATAAGTTATTACAAGAAAATTTGTCAAGAGATGAATTTGCAGATGGTTTAAAAAAATATCTTATGTATTATTTTTGGTCTAAATGTGAATATGAAATAATTTTATCACCTTGGACTGGACAAGCAGATGATATTAAGATTGATGTTTATGACCAAATAATGATGAATTTTGATAGGTTTGTTGATTATGTTTGGCAGTTTACAAAATAAAAAAATAAATGTTTATTGTGGTTGGTATAGAAATACAGTTGTTAAACAACGACCTGTAATAAAAAAAGATTTTGTGTTTCAAATAAAATGTTTGGAATGTAATGGCAGTGGAATTTTCGATTGTGGAATTAAAGAAGAAAACGAAACTTGTGTTTCTTGTAATGGAACAGGGAAACAATATATTGGAACAATATAACATAATAAATGATTTTTTCATATGAAAACACATTAGGAGGACTAAAATGAAACAGGCGAGTATTCCATTATATATAAGGTTTGGTGAAATACCAACTGACGAAATAAGTGAAGTGCATAGAGGAGATTCAGTAATCAGAGAGGAAGGAGGAGTGTCTGTATGGAGAGCAGTTGAGTCTAATGGATTGTATTATCCTATACTCCCAGAAAACCCCAATAAAAATGCAATAGCGGATTATTTTGTTTTATTATTGGAAAGTGATAAAAACGTTTATTTAGTAACGGGAGATGAATTATTCATTGAAGGTGCCGACAGAGAACCTTTATTAAATAATGTAAAAATTATTAAAGAAATCACAAAATATTATAGAAAATAATTTGAATAAAAATATAGGAGGACAAAATGGGAACAATCACAATTTTACCAGAAACAACAAAGAATCCAATAACGCTAATGGGACGAAGGGCAGGATGTTGTTGGAATGCAAATATTACAGATGATGAAAAAAATTATAAGCGTGGTTTTGATTGTATCAAATCAGGTCATGGAAGAGTAATGGAATATCCAAATGTTGAAATGATTATAGATGGATATTCAGCAAAAACAATTCGAGAATATTACACTCATATTGTTGGAGCAAGCAGATTACAAGCAAGTACAAGATATATTGATTATTCTAAAGGAGAAGGTTTTGGTTATATAACACCACAATCAATTAATAACGATGAAGATGTTGCTGCAACATGGCATGGCGTTATGAGATATATTAATACCTATATTCAGCATCTCATAAATAACGGAGTACCAGTCGAAGATGCAACAATGTTACTCCCATTAGCTTATTGCACAAAAATGGTAGATAAACGCAGTTTAAGAAGTCTTATTGAAATGAGTAGAGTTAGAATGTGCAGTCGTGCTTACTGGGAATACAGAGAGTTATTCAAAGACATTTGCAATGCATTAAGAGAATATTCAGATGAATGGAAGTGGATTGTAGATAATCTTTTCCATGCAAAATGTGATGAAGTTGGTTATTGTACAGAAAGCAAGTCGTGTGGTAGAAAACCAAAAAGAAAGTAAATGTAAGATTAAAAATTATTACATGAGAAAGGACTAAATTATGCAGTTTTTATTATCAGAAGAAGAAATGAAACAAGGCTTTCCTCTGCTTTATAGTTATTCTACAGAACTTCCGATGGAAGAAGCTTTTGATGAAGAAAAGAATTTGAATAACCAAGGATTCTTTACATATATGGAAGATATAGGACGAGGACAGTGTAAAATTACAGTATTTATTAAAGATAATTGATGGAGGATAGAGTGGAAGAAGTAATTAAAATTTTCAAGCAAATTCAAAGTACAAGTAGCACAAATGAAAAGAAAGCTATTATTGCAGCGAATAAAGATAATGAGCTGTTTAAAAGATGTTTAGTATTTTTACTTGATTCAAACATTGTTACTGGAATTAGCGATTCAAAGATTAAAAAGGTAAGTATCAATTATACAAAAGATAAAGCCACTGTTGAATTGAAAACATTTGAAGAAGTAATGGAATATCTTAAAATGAACAATACTGGTAGAGATGAAGATTTGGCAAATATAAAAGGGTTTATTTATGGAAGACAAATGGAAGATGAAGAATTTTTCTTCTATGTACAGATGATTACAAAGAAATTCCGTCTCGGTTGTGATAAAAAAGTTGTAAATAGTGTGATTCATGGTCTGATTCCATCATGGGACGTACAGCAAGCATATCCGATTTCTGAAAAGAATGAACCCAAAGATGGTGAATGGTTTGCTTTATCTCAGAAGCTTAATGGTAATAACTGCGCATACTATAAAGGAAAACTAATTAGCCGACAGGGTAAACCTTTTACAGGTCTTGATCATATTATTAAAGACATTGAACAATTACCAAAACATGAAAATTATATGTTTAATGGTGAATTGATCCGTAAAAATTACGATAATCTTTCTGATAATGATAATTTTCAGATTGGAACTGGTATTATCAATTCTGACGACTCTGACAAGTCTTGTATAAAATTTGTAATCTATGAATGTATCCCAAACGAAGAATTTGAAAATGGTGAGAGTAAATTAAAGTACAAAGCTCGTAGAGAACATATGTTGAATCCATTAACAACAGCAATTTCTCGACTTCAGACAGATAATCTTGAGGTTGTTCCTATTATATATGAAGGAACTGATAAATCAGTTATTCAACCATTGCTTGATAAAGCTGATAAAGATGGTTGGGAAGGTTTAATGCTTAACAAAAATACCAAATGGAAGAATAAACGTAATAGTGGAATTCTTAAAATTAAGTCCTTCAAACATGCAGATATTCGATGCACTGATATTGTCGAAGGTGATGGCAAATACAAAGGAACTCTTGGACTTATCAAATGTGATTACAAAGGATATGAACTTGGAGTAGGATCTGGATTTACTGATGAACAGAGAAATTATTATTGGGATAATCCAGATAATATTATTGGTAAAATCGTACAGATTAAATTTAAGGGTGAAACAAAGAATAAAAATGGTGGAATTTCGGTTCAGTTCCCTATTTTTGAAATCGTAAGAAATGACAAGTCTGAGCCATCTTATAATTAGTCAAAATTCTCAATTCTAAAAGAGAATATATCTATGTGACAATTCAAACCAAAACCCATTATACAATAGAACAAGGAGAAACAATGAAGAAACGGTTAGCAATTTTAGCATGTTTATTTGCTATATCTTTTCCTGTCGTCCCCGTTTGGGGACAGGAGAGTAGTGAATTAAATTTAACAGCAGGCGCAACAAAACAAATTGATGATATTTTACTAAATGACATATCAGATTTTAAATTTGGATGGACAAGGACATCATCTAACGTGAGATCACAGCCAGATATAAATTCTGAGATAGTTATGACATTACCGTTTAATGAAAAAATAATCGTTAAAGATTATAACGACAAATGGAATTATGTAATTATTAATAATCAAACGTATTTTATATGGAAAGAATTGGTTTCAGAAATAGAGTGTGTATACGATACACACAAAACTCCATATAACAAAATTAAGAGTTATATGTCTTATAAGTGTATTACAAGTAAATCTAGTGACCAATATAGACTTCAACAAATTGCATATACAGGAATGTATGGAATTAGACAAGTTAATGGGCGTTTTTGTGTTGCAGTTGGTAGTGCATATACTACACAAATTGGTCAGTATATTGATTTAGTCCTTGAAGACGGTGCTGTAATTCCATGTATATTGGCAGATTGTAAAGCAGATATTCATACTGACACCAATAATATATTAACCAGTGATGGATCATTGGCAGAATTTGTTGTCGATATACCAAGTTTAAGCAAAACAGTTAAATACACAGGTGATATCTCAACCACATGTGAAGATTGGGAAAGTATGATAACAGAAATAATAATTTATGATAAAGTGGAGGGATTTAAAAAATATGAATAAAGAATATGTATTAAATTTAGACAGTCTTACAGACTTAAATAATTTTGTCATAGATATATCATCAAATATTCCATGTGATGTAGATGCAAAATATGGAAGACAAATTGTTGATGCAAAATCTTATCTTGGATTAGTCACGATTTCTATTCATCCTGTAACGGTAGTAATTAATACCGATAATGAGGGATTATATCAAAAGATTCAACGAAATTTGCAGCAAATATAAGATTGTGGAGGAATAAACATGAATTATTCGCAGGTTATTGACTTAGACAGTATTAGAATTAGTGACTTCTTAAACGGAGATTTTACGGAAAGTAAAACGGCTGTCATTGAAGATGGACACATTGTACAGATTTTAGATGAAAGGTGGAACTTGTAATGCTTATTTTAATGGGAAGAACCGCATCTGGCAAAACATTAGTTAGGGACAAACTTGTAAAAAACAATGGATTTAATAGTGTCGTAACTTATACTACAAGACCAATTCGTAAAGGTGAAATTCCTAATGTTACATATCATTATATTTCAGAAGAAGATTTTTTGCAGAAAATCGAAAGTGGATTTTTTGCAGAATGGAAGAAATACATTACCACTGAAGGTATTTGGTATTATGGATCAGCAAAAGAAGATTATGAAAAAGCAGACGAAAACTCTGTAATTATTCTTACACCTAATGGTATCAGAGATATTCAAAAATTAGGATATGATGTAACTGTTATTTATTTATATTCAAATATTTCAACTATCAACAAAAGATTAGATGTTCGTGGAGATAAAAAGGAAGAGGCTGAAAGACGTATCAAAACTGATATATCAGATTTTAAAGATGCAGAAAGTCTTGCTAACAGGATTGTTTATAACAACTTTGATGAGAATATTGATGACGTGGTAAATAGCGTATTGTTTCATTATAGAAAGGCGTACAAATGAAAAATAATGGCTTAACAATTTATTTAGCTGGTAAAATGACAGGATTAAGTATAGAAGAACAAACAACATGGAGAAAATTTGTAGCAGCAGAATTGGACAAATATTCAGATATGGCAAATTATAAAACTAATGTTATTTCTCCATGTGATTATTTCAATTTTGAAGAACCAAGACACCAAAACGAACAGGAGGTTATGAAATTTGATCTAAACTTAGTTCGTGGCAGTGACATTGTTATTGTAAATACAAATGGATTAAATACAAGTATTGGATCAGTGATTGAAGTATATGAAGCGTGGAAAAATAATATTCCTGTGATTGCTTATGATGAACGAGGGGATTATAACTTAATCCATCCATGGTTAAAATGTTGTTTTACAAGAGTTGAATCGTGCGTAATGGATATGTGCGAATACATAAAGGATTTTTACATGAGATAGAAAGAGGGTGAATGAAATTAATTTTAGTGGAATTACAACAACACATCAGTTAGCAAGAGAATTGTTATCAAAACAAGATGAATTCCTAACTGTAACCGTTGGAGACAGAGAATATAGTATTAGTCATACTAAATCAGTCAAAACACACGCCAATATTGATGATGGTGTTTTGCATAAAACTTTAGTGTGTAATGAAGATAAATTAGGTGGAAATATTGTGAGGTAAATTATGAATAATTGCAAAACATTAAATTTTGAAATGCATTTTTTCTCGAACCGTGAAAGAGAATTACTTATTGGATTAATCTGTAATGAACAAACACACATGATTGTAAAAGATTATACTAAATATGAATCTGATGATTATAAAGAATTTGAAAAATTAAAGGTAAAAATTAAAAATATGTGAGGAAATCATATGCCAGATATTACAATGTGTAGTAGCGAAAATTGCCCAATGAGAGGTAGTTGTTATCGAAGTAGAGCCAAACCTGATAAGTTACAGAGTTGGACAAATTTTGAATATTTTTGTAATGAAAATAGTGGATTCGATGAATATATAAAATACAATAAGGAGCGTAAAAATAATTGAGTACATATGAAATCACATGTGTGACAATTTTAATATTTCTATTTGTTGGTTGGATTCCAATTAGAATGCTGTGTGATGGTATTAAAGATATAATTCGGGAAATTAACAAAGGGAAACAAAATTATAACAAAAGTAAAGAGGATGATACGAAAGGTTGATTTCTTATGGAATTGAGAAAGGAGATAAAATGAAATTCAATATTATAGATTGTATAGAATTTGAGATTGATTGGAAAGCTGTAGCAGCGATTGCGACATGTGTACTTGGTTATGCAATCATAACAGTAATTTAGATAGGAGGATATACATATTGACAAAAGTAATTAAGAGAGACTGTTCAGAAGTTAATTTTGACAAATCAAAAATCTCAACTGCAATTCTTAAAGCTATGAAAAATGGTTCAGGCATTGTAAAACCAAAAATTGCTGAAGACATTGCAGATGAAATCGAAAATGAGTGTAAGGATAAAGAAGAAGTAAGTATCTCTGATATTGAATCAATGGTTTATGATAAATTGATTACAAAAAAGCAGAGACTTACTGCAAAAGCCTATGAAGGATATAGAAGTATTCGTGAGTTTCAGAGAGAAAACGAGAATACAACAGATTCCGAGATTGATGAACTGTTAGATGGTGAAAGCGAATATTGGAATACTGAGAACTCCAATAAAAACTCAAAAGTATTAAATACTCAGCGTGATTATATGGCAGGAATTGTTAGCAAAGATATTTCTCGTAGATTTTTACTTCCACCAGAAGTTGTACAAGCACACGATGAAGGAATTATTCATTTCCATGATATTGATTATTTTGGCATGAATGCGATGAGTAACTGCTCACTTATTAATCTCGAAGATATGTTACAGAATGGTACTTGTATTAACAAGGTAATGATTGAAAAACCACATAGATTTATTACTGCTTGTACAATCGCCACTCAGATTATTCTTGGTGTTACGTCACTTCAGTATGGAGGAGCTACAATTACTCTTACACATTTAGCACCATTTGTAAGAGATAGTTACAACAAATACTATGAGAAATATAAGTCATGGGGATTTTCTGATGAAGATTGTAAGAGATATGCAGAATCTGATACCAAAAAAGAAGTAGCAGATGGTGTTCAGACTTTTAACTATCAGTGCAATTCTATGTCTAACTCAAATGGACAGTCTCCTTTTTTGAGTGTATTTATGTATCTTGGAGAGACTACAGAGTATAAGAAAGAGCTTGCAATGATTATTGAAGAGTTTCTTAATCAGAGATTACTTGGTCTTAAAAATGAAGTTGGCGTATATGTCACACAGGCATTTCCAAAGCTTCTCTATGTCTTAGAAGAAGATAATATTCATGAAAATTCCCCTTATTGGTATTTAACAAAACTTGCAGCTAAGTGTACTGCAAAGAGAATGAACCCTGATTATATTTCAGAGAAGATTATGAAGAAATATAAAGAAGGCAACTGTTTCCCGTGCATGGGCTGCCGTAGTTTCCTTTCACCTTATAAAGACGAAAATGGTAATTATAAATTTTATGGAAGACTAAACCAAGGCGTTGTCACATTAAACCTTGTAGATGTAGCATTATCATCTGAAGGCGATTATGAAAAGTTTTGGGATTTAATGGAACAGAGAACAGAATTATGTCATAAAGCATTACTTTGCAGACATAAACGATTAGAAGGAACATTATCTGATGTCGCACCTTTATTATGGCAGTATGGAGCATTTGCAAGACTTAAAAAAGGTGAAAAGATTGATAAGTTACTTCATAATGGATACGCAAGTATTTCTCTTGGATATGCAGGATTATATGAATGTGTAAAATATATGACTGGTAAATCACATATTGATTCACAGGAAGGTCATGATTTTGGCATTAAAGTAATGCAGTTTATGAATGATAAATGTGACCAGTGGAATAAAGAGCATTATATTGGATTTTCAATTTACGGATCTCCAATCGAAAACACAACGTATAAATTTGCGAAGTGTCTACAGAAACGCTTTGGAATTATTAAAGGTATTACAGATAGAAATTATATCACAAACAGTTATCATACATTTGTAAAAGAACCAATTAATGCATTTGATAAACTCGCTAAAGAATCAGAATTTCAGGCGTTATCACTTGGGGGTGCAATATCTTATGTTGAGACAGATGGATTGGTAAATAATGTAGATGCTATTTTGGAAATGAATAAATTCATCTACGACCATATCATGTATGCAGAAGAAAATACAAAGTCTGATTACTGTCAGGTTTGTGGTTACGACGGTGAAATCAAAATTATTGATGAAGGTGGCGAACTTATTTGGGAATGCCCAAATTGCCACAATAGAGATAAAGACAAGATGAATGTAGCAAGAAGGACTTGCGGATATATTGGAACTAATTACTGGGGAAAAGGACGTACTCAGGAAATTAAGGAGAGATATGTCCATATGACAGATATTGCGGAGGATTTATAATGAGATACGCACAGATTAGATCTATGGATATTTCTAATGGAGAGGGAGTTGGAGTCTCCCTCTTCGTCCAAGGTTGTCCATTTCACTGTAAAAACTGTTTTAATTCTGATACATGGGATTTTAATGGTGGAAAAGAATGGACAGAAGAAATAAAAGATAAATTTATGAAATTAATTGATAGACCATATATTAAACGAGTATCATTTCTTGGTGGAGAATGTTTAGCGGATCAGAACCTTGATGAAGTCCTCAAATTAGTTAAACAAATCCGTAATTCATATCCTGATAAAACTATCTGGCTTTATACAGGATTTGAGTGGAATTCATTAATGTCAAAAATTTGTCAACCAACATTTCCAGATAAAGATTTTGAACGCATTATAGAAATTCATAAAAAGAGAAAAGAAATAATTTCTAATGTAGATGTACTCGTTGACGGAGAATATATAGACGAGCAAAAAGATCTATCGTTAAAATTCAGAGGTTCAAAAAACCAACGAGTCATTGATGTGAAACAATCTCTCGCTCAGAACAAAGTAATTTTATATTGCGATTAAATGAGAGAATAACAAAACTAAGCAATCATCATCAACCTTCCGCAGTAGTATATGCGGCGGGTGGGAGATGATGCGGAAAGAGAGGATTGGAGGAAGAAGATATGTTTTGCTCAGAATACGAGATGACGGAATGCGGTACAAAATTATGTTGCCATGATTGTGATAATGAGAAATGCGAAAAAAGATGCACAATCGAAAAAGCAGGATGTGATTGCTTATGCGAATCAGAGCCAGTTCCGTTTGATGAAAGATACACTGAAACACAGATAAACTGACTTTTAACCGAGAAAGAGAGGAATGGTAATCTCATGAAAAATATAATAATGGATTTCGGTCTATATTATGAAATTGCCAAAAAGAAAATCAAATTAAAACTATGGTCAGTCGAGTACTCAAAGGGATATTTATATTTTTTCCTGGACAATGTTGCTGATGTGACAGGAGAACAGTATAACGAATATTCAAAGATGATCGATGGACTTTGAGAAGGAGAGGAAAAGATGGAAGATTTATATAAACTAAAGAAAGGTGACAAAGTTCTTGTCGAATGTACTGTAGAAGCAGTATTCGTACAAAGCGGAATGGTAATGGTTACAACAAGGGATTGCGACAATGGATTCGATGCTTATATCGGTGAGATCAAAGAAAAATAAAGTTATGAGATTTTTATTATTTTTTCTTGGAATCATGATTGGTACATTTATTGTAATACTAATTTTATACCCAATATTAGGTGATACAATTAATTATATTCAAGATTTGAAAAAAGAATTAAAAGATATGGAGAATAAAGAAAATGGAAACAATTAAGATTAAATATTTTGATAACGAAATTGACAAATTAGAGTACATAGAGGGCAATAAATCCAATTGGATTGATCTTCGTTCTGCCGAAACAATTCATCTGAAGAAAGGTGAGTTTCATTTGGTTAATTTAGGTGTTGGAATGGAATTGCCAGACGGTTATGAAGCACATATCGTACCGAGAAGTAGTACATATAAAAATTTTAAAGTGATTCAGACAAATCATATGGGTGTTGTTGACCATAGTTATTGTGGGGATAATGATGTTTGGATGATGCCTGTAATTGCTATGGAAGATACTACAATCAATAAGAATGATAGAATCTGTCAGTTCAGGATTGAAAAAATTCAGCCAGAGATTCAGTTTGTGGAAACAGAGCATTTAGACAATATTGATCGTGGCGGTATTGGAAGCACAGGAGTAAACTAATATGAAAGAAAAAATAGAAGTTCCTATTTGGCAGAAACTCCTTCTAACGATAGAGGAAACATCTGCATATTCAAATATTGGCAGAGATAAAATTACAGAAATGACAAATTTTGATACATGTGATTTTGTAATATACAAAGGAACACACAAACTAATAAACAGAAAGAAATTTGAAGATTATATAAACAATATAAAAGTATTGTAATCATTGAATTTATACCCTTTATATGATATAAAAGAAGTGTCATATAAAGGGTTTTCTGTCATAAAAACAGAAAGCGAGATGAAGATTATATGTCGAACAGAAAAGATAACAAAGGTAGAGTGCTTAAGAAAGGAGAAAGCCAAAGAAAAGATGGCACATATATGTATAGATGGACTGATATAGGAAAGAAAAGACAGTGTATCTATGCTAAATCATTAAATGATTTAAGAAAACAGGAACAACAATTACTTTCAGAAATATCAAATGGTGTATTAAGAACAGACATAACATTAAATCAACAAATTGAAATATATTTGCAAACAAAAGCAAATATATCAAAATCAACTTATTCAAATTATACTTATTATTATAACCACAGTATCAAAAACAGCTTTCTTGGTAGAATGAAGCTAAAAGAAATTAAAAAAGCTCATATTATTAAATTTTACAAAGAATGTCATGACGACAATATGGCTAATAGTACTATAGCTATTTTACAAAAAATCATAAGACCTTCGCTACAATTGGCAGTTGACTCAGACTGTATAATGAAAAATCCAGCGAATGGATGTCTTAAAGACTATACTGTTGAAAAGGAAGTAAAATATGCAATGAGCTATGAAGAAGAGAATGAGTTTTTGGCAAGATTTGATATTTGTACAGAAGCAAAGTTTTATAAACCTCTCGCATGTTTAATGCTTTATAGTGGTATAAGAATAAGTGAAGCTCTTGGTTTAACGTGGGATGATATTAATATGGAAGAAAAAACCATCAATATTAATCATCAAATGTTGTGTAGAAATCTTAATGGAAAACTTGTGCAATATTGCGAGGACAATACAAAAACATCAAACGGATCAAGAATTATCCCTATGAATGATTTTGCTTATAAAGCCATTATCGAACAAAAAAAGAATTGGCTATCATGTAAAAAAATCCCTGACTTTAGTTTGGATGGATACAGCAACTTTGTTTTTCTTTCTTATAGAACCGGGAAAGTAGTCAGACATGCTGTTATAAGACGAGTGTTTAGAAAACTTATTAGAGAATATAATGATAAGAGAGACATTCAATTACCTGCAATTAGTCCTCATATATTAAGACACACATATTGTACAAGATTAGCAGAGGCAGGAACAGATTTAAAAACAATGCAGTATCTAATGGGACATTCTGATATTAACACAACTATGGAAGTGTATAATCATGTTGATCGAAATAGGCTTGAAAAGGAAACACAAAAAATTAATGATTTACACCAAATTTACACCAAAACATCATAAAGATATAGAAAAATATAGGATATTGTAGTTATAAGATATGATAATAGCATACACAAATAACGATGAAAAAATGGCAGAAACATGGATTTTCCTTGACTTCACCACTGTATCATGTTATTATCACAAACAGAGTGAACAAAGCGTTCATGAAGG